TGGTTGTCCGGTGCGTGAGCACCGGACATCAGGGAGAGACGGAGTTCTGGTCCTCGTACAGCGAACGTTTCATCTACCGGGTCGGGGAAACCGTGAGGCCCGTCGAACCGTTCGATGACAGCATCACCGTCGAGTGTACCTCCGGGATTCACTTCTTCACCACGCAGGAGGAAGCGGAAGCGTACAGCTACTGATCCGCTAGCGGTAAATCCCCTTGACTCCAAACCGCACCGGTGGTAAGGTCTTGAACATGAAGAACGCAAACACCAACCGCAAGTACCACGTCAAGGGTTTCCAGTTCAGCAGCCTCCGCGCTGCGATCGAGATGGGCCTCTCGTACGCCGTGCCCCCCGTCATCACCATGCACGTCCCCGACGAAGACGGCGAGGGGACGCGCTTCGCCGCCGCCTACACCTACGACGCCATCTACGGCTACGGGGTCGAGCCCCAGGACTACCACTGACCCCACGCGCCCCAGGACATCCTGGGGCGGCACGTTCCCTGCGAGGAGTACCGGCCCCGTCGCCGGGCGACGGGCGACGCGGTCTAACCATCGCCCCCATGGCCGCACAGATCAAAGAGCTCCTACGACAGTACGGGCTGTTAGCAGGCGTAACAGAGCGAACCGACGAGGAAGAGGAGGAAGTCTGGCAGTTGTACCACATCCTCCGGCTGGAGGGTCTAGCGTTGTTGGAACCGAACACCCGCATCAAGGTATTGCCAAAGCGCGAACTCGGTTGACAACGAGATGAGGAGGTGATAGAGTCTGAGGTATAGAGACGAAAGGACGGCGCCACAAAGAGTGCCACCAACACCGGGTCTGTAGCTTAATGGGAAAGCAGCAGCTTTGCAAGCTGTCGACTACCGGTTCAAGTCCGGTCAGATCCACCACTTAAAGTAGAACATAGGACAGTGGCAACGTAACGGACGCATAGCTCAACTGGTAAGAGGTCCGATCGACTGCGCTACTTAGGTAGCATTCATATGAAGCAGTGCAGAAAGTGTGGTGACAACATTCCGAGCAGGATGCTCATTGATGGAGTATATCGGAATACGCAACGTAGGCTGTATTGTTTGGTGTGCTCACCTTTTGGTGCGCACAACACGAAGAAGTTGTCGACTGTAGTTCAAGTGCAAGTTTGCACATGTTCCTGTGGACGTAGCTACAGTTACGAACGCAAGAAGGGACACACAAAAGAAAAGTGTAATAGTTGTCTTGCTGGCTTGCGACGCCTAAGCATGAAAGAGAAGTGCGTAGCGTACAAAGGCGGCAAGTGTGAAATGTGTGGATATAGTAAGTGCCTACGCGCGCTTGGGTTCCATCATAACGACCCAAAAGAAAAGGATTGGGCCATTGCTGGAAATCTTGGGCGCAAATGGGCCAATATCAAACGCGAACTAGATAAGTGTCAACTTCTATGTGCCAATTGCCACATGGAAGTTCATTCTGAAATGGACGCATAGCTCAGCTAGGTTATGAGCGCTCGACTTTAATATGAGCCTTTCAGAGAAACACAAGAACTCTGAGAGTGGACTCGGGGATATCGGGGAAAACCTGAACGGCCATATGCCGAAGGCAACCCCGAGGGAACTTGCGCAAGCAAGGACGCCGTAGAGACTAGATACCCGAGCACCTGTGATGGTGAAGAGATAGTCCAGCCCACAACAACGCTTAGTGTTGGCCGTAGAAATACGGAGTGGGAAGATAATCGAGAGGTCGATGGTTCAAATCCATCTGCGTCTACTGACAACTTAACCGGCTTAAACATATAGGCTCATAGCTCAATTATAGGCAGAGCAGCTTGGTATCGACGCGAAAGCGCGCCTCGCAGGTTGTGGGTTCGAGCCTCACTGAGTCCACAACGTTACCGCCCCTGAAGCATACTGGCCATGCACCTCACTTGTAATGAGGAAAAGCTGGTTCGATTCCGGCCTGGGGCTCAAGTTAGAATGTGGCCACAAACACCCATATTATCCATGTGGGTGGGCCTCACCTCGTCCAGCTCCGAGGTTAAACACGAGCAGGCGGTAGCTGCAAACGGTTTTACCAACTTCCCCGATTGCAAGCTCGGTTTGGTTTGGTCAACCCTTGTCCGACAACAAGAAACATTGACCACGTTCCTGGGCCAATAGTTTAAGTGGTGCGCACTGCGCGCTCATGGCAAAACACGCGACGGCGTTTGCTGGTTCAATCCCAGCTTGGCCCACCAACCTCACTAGTCACACAAAGTAACCGGTGAGGCGATTACGACATCCTAGAAAGAAAGGCTCTGACGTAATGTTGCTTCGGCTTGGCTTGATGGCTTCTCTAAGTCCTGACACTTCCCACCGTAAGGTGCCGCTTCGGTTCAGTGCACTGACCAATGTGGCCCGGCCATAACGGATGTACATGGGAACGAGCGTAACTGTTTGAGTTATGCTGTATATGGCTGGCAGCTTGGAAAGACAAGCACCGTTCGCTAGCTCAAATGGTAGAGCGCCGCCAACAAAAGCGGAGATCGGGGTTCAATCCCCCGGCGAACAACCAACCAACCAACGCAACCATCATCACCACCATTCAGCCAAAGGGAGCACACAAGCCATGGCCGTACCCAAGACAACGAAGTACATGATCGAGCTGCTTCCTGAGTGCCAGGAGCTCTTGACTGTCATGCGTGAGCTCGACGCGTCCTGTTTCGTATGATGACGACCGGCACACACCAAAGGGAGGAACGCAACCATGCCATCAACCAAACTTGAGTTCTCTGGAGTCCCACTTCTCGAATGGTGCCGCACTGACGGATCCTGGCCTGATGATGGCATGATCTTCAAGAACGCCACCGTCGAGCAGGTCTGCTTCGTGCGCGACAAGCTCCCGTGCGCGTTTGCGCTTGATCGCAGTGAGTACGAACGACACCAGGGCGGTGATGGTACGATCGTCATTGGCACGCACCGGTCCAAGTCATGCGTTCTGCCAGTATACGGGCTCGATATCAAGAGCTTGGGCGTTCGGGCGGTGATGCGCAACAACTTTCACAACTGGGTCGTGTCGATCACCATGCCTCGCCCAGTCGACCTGTCCGCGTTCAAGACTCAGGGCGCAAGACTTTCAGAGGCGATTAATCACGTCTACTGCGAGGGGTTTCAAGACCGGCACGTGCTCGGGTCATATGACCAGGACCGCTGCGCGTTCACGGTCGAGCTCCATGACAACTATGGCCTGTACGCCATGTACATGATGATCGCTCACCAGCTCCGTCAACATGGCCAGGAAGGCACCCAGGCGCCCGTCCAGTGCCCGATCTTTTCCGGGACGGGTTCCTGGCCGTTCCGGTAGCTAGCGGGCTCAGAACGGGCGCCCAGGGCCATCGGCTGCGATAAGTTAATCCCCCTGACTCCCGCGCATCTACAGGATAAGGTGGGTTTCATGAGCGAGAACACGTCGGTGCTGGTGATGGTGCGCGAAAACCTGAACTCCGGTCGCTTCGTGCGGGCCGTCGACTCGCGGTGCAAGGTGTGCGGCACCGGGGAAGGGCGCTTCGTGGCCGTTCAGGAGCGAGTCCGCCATCATCGCAGGGACGGGGCATTGGCGTCCCTCGTGCTGCACAAGGACTCCCTGGTGTGTTGCGGGTTGTGCGGACTGACCCTGGTACGAGCCTGCGAAGCCGCGGGAGTGTCAGTGTTCGGGTCCCTGGCGTTCAGCCGGGCGACTGGGCTTGCGCTTCGTTGACCGACACATGAGGGCGTCCAGGTCGCGGATACAATTCCCTTGACTCCTCAGACTGGCACTGTTATGGTGCCCATGCCAACTGGCAAACACGAAGGACGTGAGAGGACCATGACCAACACCACTCCTACCAAGTCTTTTCCGAAGCTGATCGAGGAGCTCGTGGCGATTCGCCGTGAGGTTGACACGGCCAGCCGGTGGATGCGCGAGCTTCACGCCGTTCCGCACTTCTGGTGCAACGCGGAATACCTCATGGTCGAGGAGCTCATCGCAGATGCCGCGACGCGCCTGCGCATCGCCTCGGCCGCGTTCATCGAGGCATGCCGCAGCTCCTCCGGCGCGCAGCGAGCCGACAATAATTCCCCTTGACTCCTAGCAGCAAGGCTGCTAGAACAATAATCACCAACCGTCGATCATCACACAAGGAGACTGGTTATGGGTATTCGGAGTGACGTGTTCGTGGGCATGAAGCACGAAGTTCAGAACAAGGTCAACAGCGCCACTGGCAAGTCTGGTAAGCTGGTTCGGTCGCTGCTGGCCGAGGCCGACGACTACCTGATGGCCGACGACGGTGTGGCGTACGTGTTCACCGATGTCAAGTGGTACATGGACGACGAGGCCGTCTCGGCGCTCTACGAGCTGCTCCGCTCGTGCGACGACGAAGACTATATCGTGGTCATGGCGTGCCATGACCACCCTGAGAGCGACGAAGGGGACGTGGGCTCGTGGTTCGACAACCCCTGGGAAGCTCGGCGTGTTACCAGCGTGACGATCGAGTACAACGGGCGGTAACCGACCCGAGCAAGGGCCAGCCAAAGGGCCAGCAGCACGAGGACGAGTAGCGGACACCGGCCAGCGCTACGCCCGTAGTTCAACAGCTCCTACCCACTTCAAGGCAACGTACATCATGCCCAACACCGCCGATATTCCCATCCCGTTCTCCAGCAAGGCCCACGACAACGGCACGGCAGATCTCGGAGGCTGCGTTCTCTGCGGCAAGTCAACGCCTTCGCCGCGGTACTTCGTCGAGATCGCGCACGGTGGCCGGATCGTACAGCTCGGAAGCGCTGACACGACAGACCCCGGCTACATGGGGTTCTACCCGATCGGGCCAGAGTGCCGCAAGAAGCTCCCGCCCGAGTACGTGCACGACAGCGACGAGCTGACGTACCGCTGATAGTGCAGCACGAACTTCCCAGCAACTCCCCGAGAAGGCGCCCAGGCGCCCGTTCTGAGCCCGAGAACGACTTGGACGGGTTCCTGGCCACCAAGCCAAAATGGGCGCCCAGAATCGACTCCTAGAGGCTCCCCGGATTATTATTCACCCGAACACATCATATTATCCCCTTGACTCTTCGCCAACGACAGGATAAGGTGACTCCATGAGCAACACCGACAAGCAACTCACGCAAGAACAGCTCTCCGAGATCCTCGACCTTCACTGGAAGTGGGTTCGCGGAGAACCCGGAGGAGTTCAAGCGAACCTGAGGTATGCGAGCCTGGAGGGAGCAAACCTGACGGGAGCGAACCTGTACAGAGCGAGCCTGGAGGGAGCAAACCTGACGGGAGCGAACCTGACGAATGCGATCCTGACGGGAGCGAACCTGCGGTATGCGATCCTGACGGGAGCGAACCTGACGGGAGCGAACCTGGAGGAAGCGAACCTGCGGGATGCGAACCTGGAGGGTGCGGGCCTGGAGGAAGCGAACCTGACGGAAGCAAACCTGGAGGGTGCGGACCTGGAGGGAGCGAAGCTCCCTCCTCCGAGCCTCGACCTTTCGGGCTGCACCGTCGGTTACAAGAAGGTCTGGAACAGTGACCGGTCCAAGCTGGTCGTGATCGAGCTTCGGTTCCCCGAGGGATCAGAGCTCGTTTCCACGGTGATCGGAAGGAAGTGCAGGGCCTCGGAAGCCGTGGTTGTCCGGTGCGTGAGCACCGGACACAAGGAAGAGACGGAGTTCCGGTCGATGCACGACCGGAGCTTCGTATACCGTATCGGGGAAACCGCGTGGCCCGACGGACGGTTCAACGACAGCATCGCCGTCGAGTGTACCTCGGGGATTCACTTCTTCACCACACAGGGAGAGGCGGAGGATTACCAGTTCTGATAATCCCCCTTGACTCTGATAGCGGCGCAGGCTAATCTCGACCCACGATCAGAGCGAGGGTAACGGCGATGACGAACCAGCCCAACAGCAACAGCAACAGCAACAGCAACAGCAACAGCAACAACAACAACACGGCGTACCGGTCTGGGTGCTCCAGGTGCATCGAGCTGGAACAGCAGCTCGCAGATCTGCACGCCAAGCACAGCGCCAAACACGCCTGGGCTCGGCGGCTCAAGGGCCTGCGTGTGCCGTATGCCGTAGAGTTCCGGGTGCCGAGGGCTTTTGTTGGCTTGATCACGGCGATCGTGTCAGCCGTAGGTGTCTTCATGCTCGGACTGGCTGCGCTGATCGGGTGGGTGCAGAATGGGATCGACTTTTCTGTCATCACTCCGGCTCACTACCGGGCATTCGCTGTGTTCATGCTCTGCACGTGCACGATGCTCGCCCCGGTGATCAAGTTCAAGCGGCGCGACAACAACTCATGAGCCGGTTGCGCCGCGGCGGCGCAGATCCGAGTGAGAGAACCCGTCGCGGATTCGGCCACATGTGGCTGTTGCAAGGCTTGCAAGTTATCGCGGCCAACAGTGCACAATACGTATAGCTTAGCACAATGACCTTGCGAACAATCCCTTCCATCTCCTCTCTCTTGTTCATGGAGCGAGCCGAACAGGCTGACACGATAAAGAGGGCCATAGAGACCGGCGTGTTCCTGTCAACAAAGACCGGCAAGCCAGTCAAAGTCAACTCGCTCGACTCCTTCAACCGATATCTCAGGCGACAGCACGGGAGAGTCCAAGTTGGCCAAGGGTATTACAGTACCGCATACGTTGGCGGGGAAGGGTTGTCGACAGCAGAGTACGTGCTTAAAGTCAAGAGAAGGGAGCGCGGTTGGGCATCTGATCTTTGGTTTGATGTGTATGGCCCTTACTGTTACGAGAACAAGCCAACCAACCCGTTGTTCCCCAAGGTGCTGTACGTTGGCCAACCGAGCTGGTCTGACCAACCCATAGCGCTTGTCGAGAAGCTCAAGTTCGACAGCTCAATAGTAGAGGAACACGTGTTGCGAATCTTTAAACTCACTGGCGTTAGAACGGCCATGCACAACGCCGTCGAGCTGTACTCCGGCACTAGGACGCCCCGCACCTCGTCGATGGGTGCAGACGCGGCTGAGGACTTCAAGTTGGGATTCAACCTGCTCCTCAAACAGCTAGGGTCCAACCCAAAAGACTTTACGGAGTTTGCTACGGCCTTGGCCTCAATGACCGACCTGCGCAACCTAGACATGCATGGAAACAACATGGGCTGGCGAGACAACGGCGAACTTGTGATATCAGATCCGATCGCCTAGCTGAAACGAACACCTCCAATCATCCAACGGCTCGTCATAGGCCCCCCAATATAAGGGACCGGGTAGGGGGGAGGCCGGGGGGCCGGGCCTGGGGCCTCCCCTGGCAGGATATGCTGGGGGGGCCTGGGAGAGAATGGGCCAGATCCCCACATCCCAAAACACAAGTTTCTTCCCAAAGTCCCCTTTTCCCCGAAAATTTCCCTGGGAAAAATCCTCGTCGCAGGCTCGTCCTGCGCAAAATTTTTCCGGAAGAAGAAAACCCACCAACACACACGGTCGCATCGTACGTATTAACACATGAACACAAACAGTAACGACAACAGTAACGGCGGCAAGCTCCTCCCATCGGTTTACTCCATCCTGTTTACAGAGAGAGCAGAGCAAGCAAACACGATCAAGCGTGCAATCGAGACCGGTGTGTTCCTGTCAACAAAGACCGGGAAGCCAGTAAAGGTCAATTCCCTCGACTCCTTCAATCGGTACCTCAGACAGCAACACGGGATAATACAGGTTGGTCAAGGGTATTACAGCGACGCATTCGTTGGTGGGGAAGGGTTGTCGACAGCAGAGTACGTCTTGAAAGTAAAGAATCGCGATCACAAAAAAGACCCATGGTTTGACGTGTATGGCCCTTACTGTTACGAGAACAAGCCAACCAACCAGCTGTTTCCGAAAGTGTTGTATGTCGGTCAACCTAGCTGGTCTGATCAGCCAATGGCTCTCGTTGAGAAGCTCAGGTTTGACTACAATTACGTTGATGATGTGATGCATCAGGTCTGGGACTTCTGGGACTACCCGTATGACATAGTCGATGTAATGGCCGCGGCCATACAGATGCGCGCCGACCGCCGCCAACAAGACAAGGCATTCCTGGAAATGTTTGATGAGCTAATCACCGAGCTGGGATCGAACCTCAAAGACTTTACAGAGTTCGCCAAGGTCATTGCCAGCATAATGCCGAGTTCGGACACTCTCGACATTCACGGCAACAACATGGGCTGGCGAGCCAACGGTGAACTCGTGATATCCGACCCGCTAGGCTGACTCAGCGGTGACTCAGCGGTTACCCACACCCCACAAGCCACCTCGCTGCTAAAAACCCGCCTGAGAACCTCGTCAGACAATGACCACTGTTCGCAAAAGTAATGAAAAATAATTCAGTACGGCGCTCAGTAAAGTATTGATTTATTAGTTATGAAACCGATTGGTGGTTGTTTGAGTTGTAAAACCCACGTAAAGAGGTCGTAGGACAGAAACCGGGTTTGCTGGCAGGTCCAGTTGGAACAGTGGTGAATGGCGGTCTTTAAGACTTCGATGGGTTCTGATGAGAAGAGACGAGGTGAGACGACGGGGAACAACGGAAACGACGGGGAACAACGGGGAAAAACGGTGAACAGCGGGGAAAAACGACGGGATTTAATCCCCGTTCAGCCGTACTCACCCAGTCGTACTCATTTAGCTATCCGATTAATGGCTACACACCAACTCCCTGGCAACTCTTACAACGGCAGCCAAAGAGCACCCATGCCGCGACCTTCAATTACTTACCACCAAATGAATACGAGCAACACTCGCAACGGCATCCTGTCTTCTGTTCGCCTATACGGCCTGCTCTATGAGAGCCCAATGAGTGATTACTTCTCTGGGAGAACGTTCAACACCAGAGAGGATGCCATAGCTGCTATGGTACATGTTGAGAAGCTGTACAACCCATGGCGAGATAGTGATGACTTAGCGAAGGAAGTAACCGAAAGGGAGACGGTTACTCAAGTAACAGGAACTGGGAAGTGGGTGATAGGTCCGGTAGGAGCAGGTAAACGCAAGAGGGCGGTACGACCGGCTACCTTCTCATGGGATGGTATAAACATCCAGAACAACTCACTCGCTGAGCTTGAAGCCGACGGATATGTCAACATGTTTGACAACCCGAGACTGTCCAAGGTGGAGATGATCAACACCAAAGATGTGATGCCATCAGAGCCACTAGACAGGAAGGACCTTCAATATGTGAAGGAGCTATCAAGGCAGCTTAGAAAAGGAGAACTTGGAACGTTCAAGGCGATCGTTGTTGATGAAGAGGGTGTTATTGTCGATGGGCATCATAGATGGATGGCCGCAAAATCAATCAACGCAAAGACAATCCCTGCTCAGTTGTTAGTATACACTACGCCATAACAACAAGAACCGATCACCATGGATTGGTCATCCATTGTCTGTGCTCTTTGTTTCCATAGAACTCACTGCCAATCTCTTCTGTGAATCCAGTGTCTACCATCACGACCCTACCGTCAGGTGTTTGGCCGAACTGTTCGTCGTGAATATCCGGTGCTGCCCCGAGCTTTATGAGTTCACGGATACCTCGCACAAGTTTCCATCCAGCAGCTGTGAGGTTGTATTCGATCTCAGCATAATCGTCCATGGTGGCATCATCTTCTTCTACATCATCATCTGGCTTATTCAAAAGAGTCGAGATATCGTTGGTGCTGACACCAGCAAACTCAACAATCTCATCTGCATAACGTCGGAATGGTTTCACGAGGTCTGAGACTATCCACTCGCCTTCTGGGCTTCCTGCATATACCTTGGGAATGACGTTGCCAGCAGGAGTCGACTTGGCCCTGTTGTACAGGTCACGTTCGGCCTTGTTCTGTTCTTGACCGGCCGGATACCTTGCGACCTTGAGAACGTACCTTGAGGACAGGACGAAGGCTGACCGCGAACTTCCTTTTCCTACTTGTTTCAACCTTGAAGAAGCATACCTGATCATTTGATCATGTGAAAGGTTTTTGAACTCTTCAAAGTTGAACCGGTTCCTTTTATCGGTTGACCTGATCGACTCAGCCTGCAATGAACCGAACAGGACTTCTGATATTGTTGGCATTGGAATTGTTGAGCTTTCAGTAATGTTGCCGCTGTCATTAATAATGTCGTTGCTACCGTCTGAGACACTCTCATAGAACTTGTCGAGCGTTTCCATGTCGAGTCCTGAATCAAGCAGGACAATCCTGCCGGTTGTTGTCTTGCCAAACTGTCCTTCTCTGAAGTCTCTTGCCATCCCATCATTAACCAACGCCTGTATACCATCGACCAACATCCTACCATCCTGTGTGAGACTGTTGATCAGGTTTGGGTGGGCCTTGGCGGTTTCGTTACGACGAACCAGGAGAGAGATGTCTGTCATGGTAACACCTATGGCTTGCCGGAACTCTTTTGGAGTAACCGGCCTGACAAGCTCGGAGATTACCCAGTTGCCTCGTACAGTATCAGAGGCTATAACGGCGGCTATCACTTGCTTGTGGTTGGGATTGCCGCTAAACCTTGCCTCGGTCTTGTTCTGAGCGACACCAGCCAAGTTGAACGCAACCTTCAAGGCATAGCGAGAAGATAACGCCCAGACAATCCTTGAAGAACCAGAGCCAACAAGCTGCAACTTACCAGAGACATAGTCAATCATGTCACCACGAGACTTGATGGCCTTGAACTCGTCAAGGTTGAACCTGCCCTCGCTTGCCTTGTTGATGTGACGGATAGACTCGGGGAGGGTTGGCCGCTTTTCTCTGTTTCCATTCTTAATTGTTGCACTATTGACATTTGCAATAGAACAACGAGCTATTGGTGTTGATTCTATCTTCATTGCCACTCCGAGTAGTACTTGCGTGCAACTGCTTTGGTGTACCCAATGTCCAACAGAACAACTCTTCCATCGGGAGTCACGCCAAACTGCTCGAACCGGTAATCATTTTCCAACCCTGCGCGTCGCAGAGCACGCAACCCGTCGATAAGCGCCCTTGTGTTGGCTGGGAACCGGTGGTAGGACCCCGTTTCCAGTGCCATGTACAGGTCATCAAGCGTTATGCCGGTCCTCTCCTCGAACTCATCATCGTCTACAAGCGGCCTAACAAGCTCAGCCACCACCCAGTTGCCGTTCTTGTCTGAGGTCACTGTCTTGGCAATCGCTTCTGATGCGCCCCTGGTCTTGCTTAGCTTGGCCTCTGCCTTGTTCTGGGCAACACCTTTATCGTTCAGCGCCACCTTCAAGGCGTACCTTGGGGTAAGCACGAACGCTTCCCTTGATGACCCGCCGTCGATATATTGGAGCCGTTCTTGTGCGTAGTTCCGCATCACGTCGTACGTGTAGAATGGCACATACATTGGATCGGAACCTTCTGGTGGAGGGGGTGCCTTTAGCGCCTTGAACTCATCAAAGTTGAACACCTTGCGCTTGTCCAGCGAACGAACACCCTCACCAACAGTTCTCATTGTTCTCTTTCCGTCAATAATACTCATCGAGAATGTCCTCATTGGCACCAGCATCAAGCAAGACGACTCTTCCATCTGTTGTCTTGCCGTATTGTTTGTAACTTCGCAGGTCAGCAGCCCCAGCATCCTGAAGTGAAGCTATGACATACAGGAACGGAGCCTGCTTCGCAGCGATATGAAACTCGTGCTCATCAAAGTCTCCACCATAGTCTGCGTTGCTCAGCTTGTCACACCAAAACCGCAATTCACCTTCCGCGAGACCAGTAAGCTGTTCAAACTCCTTGTTGTCTTTGATGGGTCTTACAAGGTCCGTAACAACCCACCATCCGTTCTCGTCACTTGCATACACCTTTATGATATGCTTGGAGATGGCCTCGTTGGTGCTGTGCTCTGTCAGGTATTCAACCTCTGCCTTGTTCTGGACTATGCCAATCTCGTTCCTTGCCAGTTTGAGCGCGTAACGCTGTGACATAATGAACACGGCCCTTGAGCTACCATACCCAGACATGACAAGTCTGTTTTTGACATAGGAGATCATTGCCGCGATCGTTTTAATCGTGCCGTTGCCGATCAGTGTCTGAAACTGCGCGAGGTCAAACCGATCGCGTTTATCTGTAGACCGGTTGCTCTCCACATAGAGGAACTCAGTAAGGGATGGGACGGTGAAGCTGCTCATCATTGTGTTTTGTGGCTCACATTTGACGGGAGGCATACCGCTGCTTGAACATTTCTATCCCTGCGTTTGCAAAGAACTGCGTGGTGTTCTTTGCGGCATGATCAAACAGGCCGGTTCCACGCTTGTTTGCAATGATCGTTGTTAGCTTGTTAGCGGCCTGAATGAGAGGAGCAGCTTTAATGGGGCCTTTGTATGTCCAGACCTCGGCCGTTCCAAGGTTGTCTGCCATCACGGATACGTCCTTGACGTTTCCATACTTGTTGGGAACCGGACAGTCATCAACGGTTGATGGTGTACGTGGACCTTGTCTCAAGCCAATTGAACGGTGTGGGTATGTCCCAACGATGTCCATGTAATGCCTATCCGGCGCTGATGAAGCCTTCTTGGCGCTCGGTGCTGCCGATCCGGTCGCCTGATCGCTATCGTCTCCTGATGGGTTAACGTCAGGCCAGTCATCTGCGCCGTCGTCGATAATCTGCCCGTAGTTGTCTAGCTGCACACCGCCTCGTTGCCAGTTGGCGGTGTCTGATTCAATCTTCGCCCATGTTTGCTTGCCTTGTTTTGATGTCGACATCTGCCTGTCAGATGTGATCGGTGTTGAAAAGTGGTTTGAAGCAAGCGCATACATGGTCATTCCTGCGCCCGGATACTTCGGGCTGCCAGCCACAAGCTCAACCTGCATTGCGGTCAAACACTCATTGCCGCTGTCTCTAAGAGAAATATAGCCAGCAATAATATCGTACAACGGCAGCGGATCGTGCGCGTTTCCTAGTGTCAAGTACCTCAACAGCGCTGGCACATTGACAAGTGTTAGGTCCGGTGTGTTGCCATCCTCGTTAACAAACAAGGCAAAATTGGGCGCTGTGTAAGAAATGACCGATGATGAGCCCGGTTGTTGCGCTGGGCCTTTGGAGACCATCGTCAACGGGTTGTCTTCTTCGTATAGAATGCTCTTTAGCTTCATGGTGTTTGCTCGGACCTAACTATGAAAACAGCCCCATGTCAAAACCATCACCACAGTCACCGACCACAAGCTGGAGAGTTGTTAGGAACGAGAGCATCTACAAACAGCTTAGGAGCGTGTTTGGTTTGGATGACGACCACGACGACGTTGATTCACCGGCACAGTTTGACCACGACAACATCGATGCGCTGATCAAACTGCTAAACGATGCTGCCGCCAAAGGTATCGGCGACAGGAACGAACTGGCTGGTGCGATCAGCGGCATCGCTCGTGCGAAGGAGGCCATAAGCCTGCAAGACGTTATTGATGACTTGATTTCAGTTAGGGACTATGTTGACTCTGTCAACCATCATAAGGACCATGCAAGGTTTGCTAGCCTCGTGAAGAGTATTAACGACAACTACGGCTCATTGTTGGATGACATCGCTGAGCACGGTGGCGCTGTCGAGGTGCTTGAGCCGCTCTGACAGTTGTTGTCGGCACCATCAACCGCTCACCCTTCTTCTGGTTCGTTTACCTTGAACAGCTTGTTCTGATAACATGTTACACCGAAGTCGTTGCGGTCAAAGAGGCCGACCACGACGTCATTCTCCTTGACTGAGACCGGCCCCTTCCACCCCCAGATAAAGCACGTGTGTTCCTTGCCTTGCTCGGCAAACAACCGCAGCTTGAGATAGTCCTTGCCGGTCTTTGTCTTGGCCATTACGGCAGACGCTATGATTGCCCAGTAGTTTCCCTTCTCTTCCCAGGAGTCGATGGACATAAACCCGAGCTCGTCGAGCCTGCCCCTGACCTCAGGTGACACGATCAGATCAAAGTCGACGGACCCGGCTAGCTCTTTGGAGAACTCCAGCTTCTCTGCTTTGGACCAGTCTTGCATGTCCTGCATAGAGGCGATGGCTTCATTGAGCGGCTGTGAGATGTCGTTGTTCTTCTTTCGCGCAGATATCCTCTTAAAAGTGTCATATTGGTCGATCAGAACTGTGTGTGCCTGCTTGTAGTTTTTAAACAGCAAGCCATCACCAACAATGTTCAATGACCCGAGCGCCTCCAGTTTGATCAGTGTCGACAAGGCACGCTTGTTGAACTTGCTATGCCTCCAGGTACCGTCCCCATTCACAAGAAGATCCTGAACGTTGCGATATGGTCTAAACTGCTTGATCTCGTTAACAGCTGCCGTACCAACGTGCTTCATTGAGGCAAAGCTGGGGACAAGTGCCTTTGGTGTTGCTGTCTTATCGACAGTGAACTCAACATCAGAACTGTTGATGTCTGGTCGTTGAACCGCGTAGCCCAGTCTCTTGGCGTCTTTGATGGCGATTGCCTTGGGGTCTTCCTTGCCGGTGACCTTGCCCTTGTCGACGGTGCAATAATCAACGAACGTGGCGATCCACTCGTCCGGATAGTAGTGCTGGAACCAAGCGCACTGGTATGCAACAATGGCGTATGAGAAGCTGTGCGACTTGTTAAACGAGTACAGGACGTACTTCTCCATATAGTCAAAGATCGCCCCGGCATCCGCCTCCTTGATATTGGAGTGCGTTGCGCACCCGGTAATAAACTCATCACGGAGTCGTTTGCGTTCGGCTTGTGACTTTTGCAGGTTTGACAGGTCGCGCTTCGTGAACGCCTTGCGTACGTCGTCGGTCTTTTCCAACGGCACACCAGCCAGCTGGTTGAACACGAGCTGGATCTGCTCCTGGTAGATCAACGCGTAGTTCGTCGGAGCCAAAATCGGTTCAAGCGCAGCGTTTGGAAGTGATGCAATAGCCGCCGCCGTGTCCTTTCTGTTTCTCAACAGGAGCTTGTCCACACCGGCCTTGAGAGGCCCAGGGCGGAACGTTGCCGTGATAGCCGACAGGTCTTCAATGCTTTTCGGTTGGAGGTTGGCCGTGAACTCCTTCACGTTGTCCGCAACCCACTGAAACACCCCAGTCTCACGCTTGGTCCAAAAGATGTTCTTGTAGACTTCCAAGTCATCCAGGTTGTTGTTGTCGGGGTGGACGTTCTGGTAGTACCAGTCGCTGATCTCCTTGAACGAGACGTAACGCTTGCCGGTCTGCTGCTTGAGGATGCGCTCAATGCACTTCTCAAACATGCGCAGTGTGCCGAGACCGAGCACGTCATACTTCAAGATTCCAAACGCCTCAAGGTGACGGTAGTTTTGTCCTTCTGGCCATGGCGTTTGGAACTTTGATCCAAACTTCACAACGGGCATCTCAGATGGGTCGCCGGTATAGATCCCAACACCTGAGGCGTGCGTGCTCAGTCCACGCACTTGCTTGAACAGCACGCGAATTGATGCCTCAAGGTCAGGGTACTTTTCAAGCAGCTTCAGAAACGTTGGTGAGTGCCTGGAAGCCTCTTCAAAAGTCAACACCCACGTACCTGCATCGTAGTCCTCGGCCTTCCTGGCCTCGTTGCGGGCTTCCTTTTCAATCTCGTACGTTGCCTTGTTGATCTCATCAAACGGAAGGTCGTACATACGAGCCAGATCTTTGATCAACGACTTGAGCTTGAGCTGGTTGAAGTTTGTCACAGGAAGAACGGCCGACTCTCCGAAGTGCTCTGTGATTAGCTTGAGCGCCATCTCACGGTCGGAATAGTCAAGGTCGATGTCGGCCGCGCCCTTCTTGTACTTGGTCTGAAACCGCTCGAACAACAGGCCGTATTTGATTGGGTCAACTTGTGTGATGTTCAGCGTGTACAGAACAAGTGAACCGGCAGCAGAATTATGTACACCTTTGCCTTCAACATTGTATGAATGTGTGTTGGCGACGGTCAAGTCATATACTTGCCCTTTATACTGTACCGGTGTTTTTCTTTTGATTTTCGACGCAACAACAGACTGAACTTCCGCAATAGAATCAGTGTCCGTCAGGTCGTTGGCGGCTACGTAGCCACGATTGGTTGTTAGAAACTTGTGATCTTTCGTGCATCGTACCACACGCCCATCATCAAATTCCAGCTCAAGCAATTCCTCGTCCACGTCGTACGTCAAGACATCGATAACTTTTTGGCTTGTGCCATGCGCATCGATTACATTATCCCCAACTTTGATCATGTCAATTCTGGCATAAAAGCCATCAGCCATTTTTACGCGCGTCCATGGTACAAAACATCCTCTCCCCGGTCCAGTCAGAAGGTGTTTGGACACAATCTCAAGGATCTTGGCGTACGTGAGAAAATACTTCTGCATGTTGAGGTGCTTGATCACCTCCAGCTCGTACTTCAACCGTTCAATGTATGTGTTGTCGTTTGCTTTGCGGCGAAACTTGAGCCCGTCGATGCAACGAAACACAAGCTCCTTGAACACGAGATCGTCTTCGCCGCTTGTGTTGAACCTCGCAGTAAGCTCCTTCAGTCGATCAGCAGCGATCAACTTGCCAATACCGGGATACTTGATCTTGGTATCGAACTCCAGCTCACCGATCTGTTGAAAGGCAATGTCGTGGGTTCGCTCGATCGCTTCTGCAATCAGTCCGTCGTCCGTATAAACGTCCGGGTACTGCCGCTTGCAGAACGCGTTATATGAGTCCCAGATCTGATCACTGTTCTTCGGGTAGAGCTCACACTCAAGCTGGTCAAAGCTCGCAGGGATCTTGTTGATGTCAATTGTTCCCTTCGTCTTCGTAGCCCATGCCATGGCCTTGTAGATCTCACGTTCACGCCAATGGGAAGGGTCTGCGTAGTGAGAGTCACAAGTCACCACCAGCTTTGTGCCGGTGCGCCTTGCCGCCTCCATCAAGTGACGATTTACGAGCGATTGTGCAGGGATCTTGTTGAACTGTAGCTCAAGGTAATAGTTCTCTTCTCCTAGGGCCTCCTTGAACTTGGCAATCATCTTGGCAAGCTCTGACTGAATCAGCTCAAAGTTATCATTGCTGTCCGGTGTCCAGAGCTTGAAGTCTGAGCTTGAAGTCTGATGATCAAACACGATCCTTGCGAGCCTGCCAGCAAGGCAGGCGCTTAGTGCAACGATGTTTCCCTTGCTGTATCGTCCGAGCATGTCAAGGTCAACGCGCGGATATCGGTAGAACCCCTCCGTGTTGCTTTCTGAAACAATGCGGAAAAGAGTTTTTAGTCCCTCGCTATTCTTTGGCAGAAGAACAATGTGGTTTCGTTGATATAGTGGGTTGGACCACTTGTTGGACTTCGACTCCTCCTCGTTCTCTACGACGGTCTTCTCGTTGTCCTCCTCGTCGTTCACATTCCCGGTCGTAGAGGCCCCTGGCAGGTTATCTGAGGCGCTCGCGGCAAGTTCTGCTACCTGCCTAGCCTCGTCGCCGAGAAGGCCCGCAGCGGCCTCCTGTTTAATCCTGGCGATCTCGGCCTTGCGCTTGGCCAGCTTGTCGGCGTCGTAAAGCTCCCGCCACGTGCTCAGAGAGTCGATGAAGTACGCCTCAACGCCGGAGATTGCCTTGAACTTGTCCGTCGGGCCACGTTTGGCATTGACCTTCTGCTCGTGCAGCTTGAAGAAGCTGATCCCCTGCATGTTCCCATGGTCCGTGAGGGCCATGGCACTTGAGCCGTTTTTAATGGCCCAATCGATGTGCTGGTCTGGAAAGTCGATCGCGTCGCCAGGGCTCCCTGCGACGCTATGGCCGTGAAGGTTAACGAAACGGCTTGGTTTTCTGGTTGAACTTGACATGCTATCGTTGCAGCATCCTACGTTTCCCATATTCGCTTGTCAACGTGCCCGGTAACTGCTTGTACTCTCAGGGCTTGCTGCTGTACAGCTGAGCTAGTGGAACATAACCAAGAAGAGGGATGGGCAGGAAGGAATAATGAATAAGTTTGATGGGGGTGAATCGGCAATATAAAACAACACACAGCAGCAAAGGCCACGACCAGAAACAACTAAGTTCCAGTTGCGGCCTTATGCAATGATTCGGAATTGGTTGGACTTAATGAGTCGCTCAGGCAGCCTCTTCGACCTTTGGCTGGTCGTCACTATCACCGTCGTCGGTCGTGTTGTCGACCTGGGCTTTCACGGGCGGCTTGTAGCCAGCTTCAGCCCTGGTTTGCTTGAACACGCACGTTACCTTTCGGCGCAGGGCCTTCTCCATGGACCTCAGGTTCAGCTTGGCGTGCCACTGCTGGCTCTGGTTGTCCCAGAGCACCAGCACCATCTGGCCGTTGATGGGGTCCGGGTCATGGATCACGACACCTTCGTACCGGTTCGTGTAGAGCTGCATCGAGACGTGCTCGCCGCGAAAGAACACCGGATACTTCGGTACCTGCGCAACGGCGGCAGAGACCGGCGCAGTCGTCGCGGAAGTCACCGGCTTTGGCTGAGCCATGGACTCGATGAGCTTGCGACGAAGCTCGGCGTCTGCCTCGTTGACTTTGCGAGCACGTTCGGCAAGCTCGGCGTTTGACGGCCTCCCACGCTTACGCTTCGGAACTTCCTCAACAGCAACCTTGCCGCGCTTACCTTTGCCAGTCTTGGCCTTGGTGGGCGCCTTGGACCGCTTCTGCTTTACATTCTTGGCCATGTGTGTTACCAGGACCCTTTCTACATGCATAATAGTCGAGCGCGCGTCGGTAGTCAAGGAATATGTCGGCCGGTTAATCCAACGAGCTCCTATACGCCCGTTCTGCGCCTTGAGTTTGAAGGACGGTAGATTCCTCGTCCGGGAAATTTGGATGCCCAGGATAAAGCGCTGGGTGCCTTCCTGGCGGTATACGTATAGCTCAGAGGAGCGGCTAGCAAGCACCTAGCAACACGGGCAGAAACTTCATGCAATGTAATGAAAACAAAAACAGTGTAAAAATCACATTTGCAGAGCTCAAGCATATGATCGCCGAGGCGCTTGCTGAGCAGTTGGAGGCTACCGGTCCATCACCAATGTATGCCGACGAGGACGCGCTTGGACCAGAAGAGTCGCTTGAAGTGCAGGCCCTCATGGAGAAGTACATGGGGTTCAAGAAGCTCAAGAAGCTCAAGAAGTCGTTGTCTGGCAAGGGAGTTAAAGATCCGGGCGCGGTGGCAGCGTCGATAGGTCGCAAGAAGTATGGGAAAGGGAAGTTCCAGAAGGCGGCAGCCAATGGCAAGAGCCTACGTGGGAAGGCGATCAAGAAATGAAACTTACCAGCTTGCTCTATGAGTCTGTCGCCAATTACCAATACTGGCAGCCGGAGAGTGATGAATATGTTCGGCACATTGCCAATTCACTCAAGGACGAACTTTTGGACGGTATTGATGACTTGCGAATTATCGCACCGCAACAGAAAGAGCAAGTCCCGGACTATGGGAGCCCGAGGAGGCTCGCGATCATATATCATGGCGATGGTAAATTTGGCAATATGCCAGGACGAATTCGTTTTGTGGTACAGAAACAGCTATATGCACAGATAAATAAACAAAAACAGCTGTTTGATGGTATTTCAATTGAAATCGAGTTCCATGGACTTTTGGGAACAGGGCCTGGGTATGAACGTATCAATGTGGATGTGTATAGTGATCGGATGTTATTTCGCTATGAAACATCAATTGACGACATCATCGCGGCGCTCAGGTTACAATTCATACCGGCACTAATGGCACGTAAGGAATCTGCCGAACGTCGCTTGATGCTTGAACAGATCGACTCAAAACCTTACAACCACACTGACGAGCGAAGCGACAAGTATGTTCGTTACGCGGCCGGTGTGTTGCGTGACGAGCTGCTGTCTGGCCTTGACGGTTTGATGTTTTCCAAAGTCAAAACCAGTGAGAGGGCCAATAGTTTTGTTGGACTTGGTGACAAAGCCATAGCGCGGGATCTCACTGTGAGTTCTCATGGCGTAGGTGAGTTTCATGGTGTAACTGGAAACATGTCCGTGCTGGTTCACAAGCACCAAAATGCCATGTATGACACTGAAAACTGGAATGCCGAGCAGGACGATGACGGCCCTGCGCTGCTAAGCTCGTTTGATGGCATCAGGGTGTTTATCATGTTTCGCAGCAAAGCCATCAACTCCAAGCTATCGTTCCAGTTTGAGTATGAGACGCCCGCTGAAGAGATCGTTGAAACGGTGCGAACTCAGTTTATCCCGCTTCTAAATCAAGACCTGGAGCGCGACGCTACTGTGGCTGATTCAGAATATTGAGCTCACCAACTCTTGCGATTCACTGTTGTTGGCCGACTGCGTATTTGAACCATGTGCGATGTGTGTTTTCGAATATATCACCGCTGGGCATGAGCGTAGTAAAGTAAACGTCACCGTTAATCATATTAATTTCTATTACTAGCGCTGGCATGTCGTTGCTAAAACTTACGAATTGCACCATCATACCGCACCATCATACCCGGACGCACAGCAATCGCCTCATCTTTTGTCATCAGATGTACCTTGGTGTTGTGCAAAATGCATGATGTCTTGTTACTACTCTCCCATTGCTCAACAATATAACAAAGCGATTGTGGTCTGGCGGCACCGTTCCAATTACCAGCCCAGGCAACGCGGCCAGACTTTCATCACCCAGATCGACGGTCATGATCATCGATCCGACCGTTACTCGCTTTGCCTCTAGGTCCGTCATATATGCCCGGCACTAAACACTTTGCATACTGAGTAATGTATTGTTCTTATTCTTCCGTCGCTCATCAATATCTTAAAGTAATCATGATCAGGCGGCACTGTTCCGATTACCAGCCCAGGCAGCATGGTCCATATTTTATCAAAATCATGGGGGACCAAGATCATTGATCCGGCAATTACTCGTTTTGCTTCTGTGCTCGTCATGGGACGTATACTTGGCACCATGAGTAGTGGTTTTGAATGACGGTGCCATCGTCGATCAAGAGCTTAAAGCATCGGTCACCTGTGACCGGCGAATGAAAGCGCCCTATGACCATGCCACATCTCTCGCCTTGGTATTCACAGCGCACCAACGTTCCAATCTGTACCCGCTCAGCTTTGTCCGGTGTCATTGTCGACATTCCTATTGTCTCGTTCGCGGCGCAGGTTCTAGCTCAAACCAACTGCAATCAAACTCCACCACCTCGCCATCTGGGCTCAACAAGGTCAGCCATGGCTGCCATGGCATTCTCCTTCCCGTGATTGCAATCACCAAGTAAAGGTCGTTGGCTGTGCCGCCATACCGTTCACAATAGTAACGACTCGGAAACACCATCGACCCAGGGTGTAGTTGGTCAATCTCGGAGAATTTATTCATGTTTTAGCTGCCTTACATCATAGCCGAGCGTTTAGATGCCAGTCGCGTAGCCGATTAAACATGATGGCGCACTCTATCGTCGCGCCATCGTCGCGCAGCACCAGACATCTCTTATACAGATAACCGGCATATGTCGCGCGTTCTATTTCAACACAAAGAACCAACATGTGTTGATAGCCCAAACAGCCAACCACGTCACCTGGACGAAGTGAGTTATATTGCAACGGTGTCATTGCCATTGCAGCAACTCCCACGGCGAGTCGTAAGGGATCCCTATCTCGACCCCGCAGATAGCAGTGGCGCCGTTGTCATCCAGGACTTTCATGATCCGCGACGCTACAGGCTGGTCGGTCTGCATATATTCGGACAAGACCAGCAACGTTACGCCACTGCTTATGTGGTGCAACATCGTTCCAGGTTTAAGTGCGGCAAACATCTCAGTCGAAAGCTGCACATAGAACGCCTCTTTCATGGCATGCGCCCCCACTGACTATGATATTGGTTTGGGGAATATCGAGAACACGACCGTCATGGTGTTGACATGCCGTGCTGTCGCTGCCATATGGCGAATTCCCGAACCGGTTTTCATATACTGCCGGTTCAATCGCTGTCGGTGTTACTTTCGTCGACACCAAGTCCATGTGTTCTTTGATGATTTGTACCTGAACTGCGTCGAGCGTTGTAGCGCCAGCTGGCGCCGGATAACTCAAAGTAACCACGAAGCCAGAAGTAGAAGGCCGTTGGCCGTTGGGTTGTTGTTCATTGGGCTGCCATTGGTGTCAGAGCGGAAACATGATCTGAGAAAGCTCTGCAATCGTAGTTTGCACGTCCTTATGCAAGATCGCCGGTCCACCGGCCTCACGCCAGGGGCCTACGTACTTCTCCCTGTCATCGATCAAGACCTTCGTGGGTGATGCGTGCGTCCACTTGTCCTGGGTTGCATAGAAGTTCCGGAACTTGCCATGAAAGTGCTTGTCCATCCATGCGCGCTTATCGGCCACACAGGTCTTGGATGAATGAATTGGCGCGGTGATGATATCTGGCAGCCCCCCCCCATCACACATGTCAATCACCGTATCAACCAGAACGTCCGCGTCCGGCATCATGTCCAGTTTGAGAAAGAAGCCCGGCGCCGAGGCCAGCTTGTATGTTGCACGCTTCAGTTCCGTGGTTGCTGCAATCATTCGCTTGTGGCAGGCAGCAGCAACCTCATTGTCGGCAAGGCTCAAGTTGCTATCCTTGGAGTCTGCAAGTAGTAGCGATGCCGCGGTGAGGCCGTAGTAGCGCGCACTCCCGGCATCAACGATCAGGTCAACATACCCGCGGCATCGCGGATCCAGCGCAACGAGTCGTCGGATGTTGTCAACGAGGTTGTTGATCCCGCGACTCGAATTGATGGCCTTGCTGAAGTCTGCGAGGACCCCATCCATGTCAAGCTGAACTTCCATAATGAGTTTTTCCATGATATTAAACTACCAATATATTCTACTCAGACGTTTCCTTCGATGATCATGACCTCAATGTCCTGCCAGCCGGGCGGCATACCGTTGCGCTCGAACGAGTCAAACATGCCATTGCACCGCTTCCACATGTCACGAACGGTACCTGCCGGAACGCCGTGACTGTTTCGGGCGACGGCCTTTTCGACATCGCAGATCACACGCACGATCGTCACGGGCTTGATGTTGCGCCTGTTCGCCTCCACGACGTAATCATTAATCTTCGACGTGCGCGTGTTCGTGTTGTCGACGACCACCACGTCAACCTGGGGATTATCCAGGGCCTCCCAGTAATTCCTGCGGCACATGTCATGCGCAGCCCCGAGAAGGCGCGGATTAAACCGGTAGACGCCGTCGTCGCCAACAAAGAAGTGATCCGCTGACACGATGACGACGTTCACACGATGACGACGTTCTGGCCCTGGCTGTTCAACTTAAGCCCGAGGTTGGCCCAGGTCGACTTGCCAGACCCGGAAGGGCCAGACATGATGTAAACGCGCTTGGTGGGGCAGTGTTGACTGCGCCGAAGAGATGACTTGAAGTTGGGTTCCATACCGCCAGACTAGCAGCTGCGCAGCTACGAGTCAAGCAATAAGCGACTCATGCACCCCACGTGCCAGAGGCATCGAAGGAGAACACGGTGTTTCTGCGTAGCAACGTAACGAGGCGTACGCCAACACCGTCGGCATCAAACTCAACACCAACCGCAGTACCTTTGGGGTTGCGTTCTCGCAGCTCGTCCTTCTCGGCGTAACGCGCAGTCACGGACATAGACCCGTCACTGTTCGATGACTTTGTGAATATGACGTTGTTTACGCGTAGCGCGTTGTCGTCGTGCCCGTAGTAGACATACATCTTCCCAGGCTTTAGCACTTTCCTGAGGCTGTTTGGTTCAACCGGCGCCGATGGCGCTTGTGTCGCCGCAGCAAATGATTCCTGGATGACTTGTTTGATCGTCGACTTGATGGCGGCGTGAAGTTGTTTGCTGTTGTTATCTGCGGTAGTTTTCATCTGCTTACTGTCACCGTGTATCAATGACAAGTAAGTAGAACTGAACAACCATAGCTTATCGGTAGTGACAGAACGTTCCATCACCATAGAAGATGAACCACGGCGCAGACTTGCTATCATTAAAGCTCCACTCGTCGCCGATGTACGTCTCCCGCAAACCAATGCCAATGTTGCGCAAATGTGAGTAATCTCTGAGCCTACTACCAGTCCAGAACGCGTTGAGTGCGTCTGGCTTGACAATCAACGGATCCAGGCATGTTACAATGAACGTGCATCCCTCCTCGCTTGAACCTTGCCTGCCTTTAAGGACTTGGCCAAGAGTGAATGGGAACGAGGCGGTATTGTCGTTCGTTTTTGACATCGGTCGTTTATCCACCTGACTCACTTTGCCATCAGATACTGGTCAGCGACGTGCTTAAGTGCCATACGGCCGACGCCGCGCTCGGAACGTTCCTTGACAGGCTTGATCACGAGACCTTCACGGATCTTCTGGTTCGGGTAGACAGATGGCTCCTCGGCCATCCTTTCAATCATCGCCGGGTCATACCCGCCACGGTAAAGCACCTTCACCGTTTCAATCATGCCATCCGAGTATACCGGATTATCGAACAGCTCAGCGTTGTCGACCCACCGGCCATTGTCGAGCACGTCGAACACCGCAAACCCGTACTCGCCGTCTGCCTTGCCATACTTGAACTGCTGGCCCTGAACGTGCGGCCCATAGACTTCGCCATACAGGACCATACCAGGGTGTGCGCGGCACCAGTCCTCGATCCATGGGTTCTGAGCCAGGGCATGCCACCAAGCGCTCTCAGGTGTGAAAACGTCCTTCTCAACTTCATCGCCCGTTTCCTGGTCCTTGTAGGTCACGTGCTTGATGAACTGGCCGGGAGGCTTCTTCCACGTGGTCCTTGACCCGCAATGCATCCTCTCATTGTGAAAACAATATCTTGCGTTTGACCCATGAATTTTCTCTGAAAGTATAATTTCCTCATTAAGAGTAAAATACTTATGGAACTTCTTATGGTTCTCAAGGTCGTATGTTGGTGCTGGCACCTCGGGGCTGGTGTCGCACATGCCGGAAAGGAACCCGGTCGGCCCGAACCCGTGACCGTGTGTTGGCGGCTCGTACCGTTCAACCTCAAGCAGCTCCATGACATTGTCGCCCTCTTGAGAGCCTGGAGGAGCTGGAACGAGGAGGCCGTACGACTTCTCGCCGCGAAACTTTCGCATGGTGATTCGCTCCCACTCCTTGCCCTTGCCGGTGTCAAGGAATGCGAACTCTGGCCGCGTCAGCTTGACCTTGTAGTCTGGCTCGATGAAGGCGAGAAGATCGCCAACCTGATGTACACCCTTCCTGATGACACACTGGTAGCCCCAGATATCAGTGATTTCCAGGCTGTCGGCGTTGGAGTGGGGCCGGATGTTTTCGATTCGGATGACCTTGACTTCGTGGGTGCTCATGTTGATGTTGAGCAACCTAGCACTGTCGTAGGCCGAGAGTCAAGCGGATTAATTACCCGATCGGGTCGAACAGCACGATGTCACCATTTAGCCGCCAACCAACGTTGTTGCCATGAAGGTCCATGTTGTCGAGCCAGCCATCGATTCCGTACAATTGCTTCATAACGTCACCAAAGGCACGAACGTCATCAAGGCTACGGAAACCGGCCTCGCGCATGAACTTGTCAATCTCCCTGTCAACTGTCGGGTACCGTATCTTGTGTCGCTGGTAGTTTGAATCATTATCCGCTCTACTAAACAGAAGACGCATAGTTTCGCTGAAATAGGCACTGATCATTACTGGCGTTAACGCTCTTGCTTTCAACGAGTCGACTTCCAACAACTCAACGACCGCAAACGCCGACTTGGACCATGTGAGCCCGTCGGTATAAAACATGGTCCTTGGAAAGAGCGGGTTCCTGTCAACGACATCTGGACTTTCATAGCAGAACTTGCCGAACTTTCGCCACGGGTCGTTTGGGTCTTTGCTAATCTTCAAGATAAAGCCATCACCGGCACCACCGCTCGTATCACCGGCCATGGCAACGCTATAAGCAGCCTCCGCGTTGCTGATTTGCCACACAGACAGGTCCTTGTCAGACATTAGCCAATCCAGGAACGACTTTTCGTTCTTGAACTTCTTCTTTGTGTTCGGATTCATACCTGTTTTCAAGACGGGTATGATAACAGAACGCACCTGTTCTAGTCGTTCGTTTAGCTGAAGAACCTCTGATAGTTTCATGGCCGGTGTCTCACCTTGCTTTGCTTACCTACGCTACGATATCGGGTCAAAGAACACGACTTGGCCGTTTGCACGCCATCCGATGTTTTTGGAGTGGACATCAAAAGCTCGGAGCCATGTCCGGCCAAAAATCTCGACCATCTTATGATGAAACAATATGATGTCTTGCGGATTGATCCCGAGTTGTTCGCATATCCGTTCGGCATCTTTTGCATCGTCAGGGTCACCGGCGCCTACAGGTGGCACCAACGCCTTGAACACGCGCTTCATTGTATCCTTGAATCCGAATATGCTCGGAGCGCCGATCAGTTTTTCGGCTCTTTTTTGATTGACGGTCAGACCCTCCAGGATTGCAACACCTTTAGAGGCCCACGTGGGAGTATCTGTGTAAAACAGAACATGTGGAAACAGCGAGTTCTCATCGGAGATTCCTGGGTGCTGGTAACAGTAGTTGGCATAGTCACGCCATGGGTCATTCCCATATGACAGTTTGAGTACGTAGTGATTATCGGTGGCTTTGCCTTCGGCGCCGCGGTAAACAACGGCGTATGCGCCCTGTCCAATCTCTTTTCCGCCGATCTCTCGTACCCACGTCAGAAACTCCTCGGTGCCATTGAACTTCTGGCCGCCTGGGGACATTCCGAGTTTGATGGCAGATATCAGAGTATCCGCCTGTTCTCGTCGTTCATTCAGCTGAAGGATATCTGAGAGTCTCATTGCGGTCTTCTCTTGTTTTTCTTGGTCTACGCGGCCGGATCAAATATCACGAGCTCACCGTTTGGTCGCCACCCGACATTGCCCTGGTGAACGTCGAATATCTCATACCATGTCTCGGCGTCGCCATAAAGTGCTATCATCTTTTCATTGAAATCACGTATGGATTCGAGGTCTTTGTAGCCCATCCTCTTCATGTACACGTCGGCTAACAAGTCGATATTCTTGTTGCTTTGCTGTTCGAGCTTGTAGATCGGATGGTTGGCGGCTCGCATAAACAGCAGAAGGTTGCATTTGATCGGTTTCCGGCTGAGCGTTGAGGCGGCCAAATAACAACGTTCGCGGTCGATCTTCAGCGCTTCAATAACCGCAATGCTATGGCGAGAAGTTAGCCATTCGGTGTCTTCGGTATAATACACAACCTTTGGAAACAACGGGTTTGTTTCGCCTTGGTTCTCATAACAATGCTTCGCGAACTCACGCCATTGATCTTGCGGTTCCGAGCTGATCTTGACGATAAACTGGTCGCTCAGGTCACCATCAGAATAATCTGACGCGGCAGTCGCCGCACTGGTCCACGCCGCGCCGTATACGCCCGATCCTAGGATGATGGCGTTGGCATATGATACCAACCATCTCTGAAACTCGTCGACACTGGTCAGTTGTTTGCCGTCTGGTGTCATGCCGTACTTGAGAACGTCGACAATTGTCATTGCCTGCTCGCGGCGTTCATTTAGTTGAAGAATGTCTGACAGTTTCATTGTGCTTTTACACTCTCATGCTATCGGATCAAAGAACACTACTTCACCATTACGACGCCAGCCCATGTTGCCGCCATGAAGGTCGAGGTTATTATACCAGTCGGATGTACGATCGCCACCGGTCACTATACCAGAGACAACGTCGGCAAACTGTTTGATATCTGACCAGTTTGTGCCAAGGTCTTCTATTAGCAAGTTAAGGCTTTCATTCATCTTTTCATCTCTTTTATTCGCATTGCTATCACCATCAAGAGAAGTAAACAACGAATACATCGCATTACTGATTTTAAAATAGCCCATCGACTTATTGGCTATTCTGTCCACTTTGTTATGATCGATCGTTAGCATTTCACATATAGCGAACGCTTCGCTGCTCCACGGTGCAACGCCGTAAAAGTAGATCTTCGGAAACAGTGGATTGCTGGCTAGCTTGTCTGAGTTCTCGTAACAATACTTCGCGTACTTGCGCCACAGGTCGCGACCCGACTTGCTGTATTTCAGTATTCGTTCGTTTCTATCAGCAAACTCTGGTGATGCCGGGTGACCTATGCTACGCCATACGCGCCTTCACCTATGTTGTTGGCATTTACATTGGCATACAGCCACCTGATGAACTTGCCGGTGTTTGGTACCGGTGTGCCGTCTGGGTATAGGCCGGTTTTTAGGATGGTGGTGATCAGGTCTGTTTGCTTGGCGCGTTCAAATAGTAGATCGGACAGGGCTGGCGTCGACATGCATGCTGGTTGGTAAATAGCCGCGGCGCATATCGTTCATGGAATCTAGATCTCTTGTTGACTGTCGGTAGCAACTGGTGTTGTGTGCGTTGGCGCTTGACTCATTGTGAGTGCCAGCGCTGTCTGGTAGTACCAGTAGTCCGCATTGGCTTGCCGCACCCATCACATGTGTTGGTATTTGGGTCGCGGTAGCACTTACTGCAAACCTCCCATGGGTGAGTGGTAGGTACGTCACAGTTCCTGCACGTCGATTCAACGTCAGAGCGGGCGTCAGGTCCGTAGTGCTTTGAATTGTGTGTCATACTATGGACGGTATCACGGCTGGAGGACTAAGTCAACAGGTCGATGCCGGGCATGACGTGCGCATTGACCGCTGCTATGATTTCTCGTACGTCGGCCTTGTAAAACCCAGAGCAATTAAAACAGTTCGTCTCAACCACTCGGAGCGAATTGTCACTGCTCATTTCGCACACATCCATTACAAACACCGAAGCTGGCTGATAGATGACGGCCATACGCTCTGCGTAGTCAACAACTCGTTGCGGTGTATCTGCCTTCGCGTTCAGATGGCCACGGTACCGGTACTGTGATGATGCGGCGACTTTGCCACCAACAACAAACAGTCGCCACTCCGTTTCGATGTTGCGTGGCTGGGCGACCTGAACCTGTGTGTCGTTTTTTGGGCCTCTCGTGTTGTTCATCGAGATCCGAATAGACTCCACCCATTCACGTCTGGTTTGCACGTACCCATTGAGCGACTTGGAATCATCACTGGGCCGTACAAACAGCAGTTCGTCTTGGTCTTGGTGCGCACAGTCGGACAGGAATGACCAGATGGTCATAACGACAGACTCCCCGTTCAGTAGATTTTCGCCATAGCCTTCCTTGAGCGCCGCGAACGAAAACCGATGAGGATCAAAAAACACTCCCGGCTTGCCGTGAGCTGTGAGCTTGTCCCTTAGTGTGGTAGATCCATAATAGATCGGCCACATATTATCGCCAATGTCTTCATTGGTTTCCGGTAAGTCGTCGGAGAAATACCTCGGATCGACATGCAGCCACTTTTGACCACATGCATCCAAGGCAGAGCGCAGCAGGTTTGTGTTGGTTGAACCCATCACTCCATCACGCTCAACCACCCAGACGAGCTTGCTATGAGCAATCATTTTAGATTGCCGCGCTTTCTTGTTTCATGCTCTCTTCAACCAGCTCCATGCACAGGTCGTCAAGTGCTTGAATGTCTGGTGCATGTGGCAGTTTTGATGTCTGGTAGAGCTCCGCTGCTTCGGCATCCATGTCCGCGGCGTATGCGACTATCCGATCATAGCTCCACTCACCACGTCGAATTGCCAGCAACTCTTCCGCGTCTGGTCGTCTGACAAGAACCTCACCATCTCGGAGGATCTCAATCGCCATTCGCATCAACCTCACAAGATGCGCGCCGTGCTTGGCGTCATAGCCAAACTTCACCTCAAGCGATGCACGATCGGCGTTGCGCTCGGACTTCCAATGCTGGTATGATTCCCATTCAGCAACCGCCTTCGCATATTCAGACTCTCGCTGAAAGTATTGAATGAAGTTGTCATCGAACCCGAGCTTTCGACAAGCCATCTCAGTCCGGCTTGACTCCAACACCTTCAGTTCGGCCAGCAGTTGAGCGATCGACTCTCGGAGTCGCATCTTGGTCGATTCCTCAAGGTCGCCAACAAACCCGTCGTTCCAGCGGTCCAGCTGTTTTCCAACCTCAGCCTTCACGGCGGCGAGTTGGGATGGTTTGATTGGCGACACGTCTGGCAGTCCAAACTCAGACCTGACCGGCCGGTTCTCCTTTGGGTTCAGCAGGTAACCACGATGACGCTTGATTCGCTCAAGCTGGCTCATTGCATAACCGCAGAAGCGGTGCCTTGCCACCTTGGACAAGAACATGTTGCGATGAGCCTGCAACCGTTCGCCAAGCCCTGTCCGCAACACAACGGCAGACTCGTCCGAGAAAAGCAGCTGAATCAAGTTTGGGTTGCAGTCCTTAGCCAGCGCGAAGAACTTATGAATACCGTAAATCGTACCTTCCAGCTTCGTACGCTCAGCAATATCGCGAGTCTCCTGGTCGAGAAGGCCGACAAACTTGCCAATGTGCTCTGGCTTGTCGAACTGCTCGACGCGCCTGTTGAAGCCCAGGACGTACTCCTTCGGTGGAATACAGATCCCGTGCATGTCAACGTCGGAGTCAGGCCCGGCCATCCCGTATGCACGGGAACCGGACAAGCACAGTAGAATCGTGCGGCCTTTCAGCCAGTCGTTGTTCGGTTTGCGACTTGTTGTTGTTTTTGCCATGATTCATTGACTTGTACCATGGCCGCTGCGGAAAGTCAATGCGAACGTTCGGGTGGTGACGAGAACACTATCCCCACCGGTTACTGTCGTGTTTCCATTCGGTAATCATCACCCAGAGAAGGCCAATAAACGAATCGGCCATGTACATCCAAGCCTCGTGGATGCAGACCCAGCAACGTTTCTTGCTGATCACTCCGGGACGTTCACATATGATGGCGAACCCCAATGCCTGCACACGCAAAAGCGGACGGGCGCAGAGAGGGTCTTGCGCGTCGTCATCTATCTCATCATCTATCTTGTTACAATTATCCGGCGTCATAGCCCCTTCTTCAACTCTTTCCTCAATTGTACCAATGCCTCGGGAACATACCGGTGAACATGCACTTTCAGTCCTTTGGCTTCGGCCCTACGAACCATGTCGGCCGTGCCACGGCTTGTGCCGTCCCATACAGCAATCAGCGCGTCGGCATTGCAGGCCATCTCCTCGTTCCTTATAGCACCAGCGGCTTTGCCGTAACGGTCCCAATCGGCCGGGTAATCATCGACCGGTATGTCGTTGGTATAAGCCCAATGCTCCCCGTGACTGTCTGGCCCCTTGGCCTTTCCTGACACTACGCGGCTTATCTGAGCCCTCCAAGGACACGACTCGATTGCCGCTATGGTCTCCTCCGCTGGCGCCTCTCTTGAGCCTGCTATAATCGTTCTCATGGCACTATGCCCAGCTTGGCTTTCTCGGCGCGCTCCTTTTCACGCATCTCCTTTTGCCACTTGTACTCGCGCTTAACAACACCCTTCTCGTCACGCAGCCAATCGCGCGCCTGACAAAACGACGACGAGAGCCTGAGCGGTTTGTTGTCTCGTTGAATCGATATCCAGGCCGTCAAGGCGTCGGAGCCAAACCGGCTATAGCCTTCGATGATAATATCGACGTCCTGCTCGTTGAACTGTTCGCAATCGGCGCTGGCGTAGTAGAACGTGTCACCACAGTCGATTTGTGGTGTGCCAACCACAAGTGCACGTTGCTCCGCTAGTTCCAAGTCCGCTTCCTCGCCATAACGCGAGAAGAAGATGATGTTGTTGGCCGCAAGAAAGATCAGCTTGCGGAGGTACTCGGCCTCCTTGACCGGTCGTCGAATCGCGACTTGCCAAACACCCCATGTGCTGCAATCCCAGTCATGCTATCACCATTATGTTGTTAACGTCCTTTAGCTTAGCCCAGAACCTGACGTTCTTGCCATTATATTGTGCGCGGAACGTAACTGAGTTATAGTTGGCGTTACGCTGGCCAGCACGCACATAGACACGATCGACCTTGAGCTCCGTTCCAGCTGGGATTGTGACTTGCCAGTACCGACTATCAGCAATCCACTTGTTCGTTTGTACAGAACGGATTTCTGACAACATTGTCGCGTTCCGGCCCTCCTCAAAGAGCCGGAATTTCCAATCAGCTGCTAGCTTGACAACATCTCCAATTGCAGGGATGCACATTGGCTTCGCTGTTGCAGCGACGGCGCTGTTGCTATGGTTGGCAAGTACAGCTTGCGCAAGCAAGCGTGCTGCACGTAAGCCAGCCGTACCGTGAATCTCTCGCTTGCACCATCGATGGTTGTATTCGATCTGGCTATGAACCTCGTCGGCATGGGCCTGACAGTACACACCTCCGTCTTCGTCATGCGGGCCTTTGATCTGGTGTGTGGCGCCTTCAGAACAGGTATACTCACCAGTCTCTTCATTATAGTTGTACGTACATTGGAGGAGATAACAGGTCTTGAGCACCTGCTCGGCCAGTGCGCGCGGCTGGATGACGTCGTCAGTTGGTGGTGTTGATGATGATGTTGGCATTGGTTTTTATGTACCGTCCCTCTATTGGCCAATACTAACTTCCGTTATCATATCACCAACGATTGGCCGAACGTAGTAGACGTCTACATCTCCGAGCAACAGGATCTTGATATACTCCGCGCGCTCTTTGATGGATTGCGCTAATGGCTCACGACCGTTGATGTCACCATTCATGTTTTTAACGGCCTTAGCCACTTGCGCAACAGTATCATAACCCAGGTACATGAACGGCGTGCCAGCATTCAGTAGTTTGTGATGGGGGAGCTGAATCAGATCGATGAAATACTCGCACTCGTTGCCTTTTGCTGTGCGGTAACGGCCTCGCGGCGTGTTGATCTTGTAGAGCCCGCCAGGAACCATGAAAGCGTGGAGCCCATTAATGTCTGTACTCCAACGCGGGTCGGCGCCATGCACGCGGACGTGCTCTTGCGCAGACATGCTAGTGCTGTATGGGTGGGGTCCAACAATATATCGACGACCGTTGCTCATGCCCTCTTGTAGCATGCCGTGATCTAGAAGTCAACCGCAGCGAACAACCTGAACTTTTGGCGTACGGCCGTTGTTTGGGTTTGTTACGGCGCCGATGGATATCCAACCATACAAGATGTCAGACGCGTCATCGGTGTTGGCGGTCATGACTTTCAACCACATAAGTGGGCATTGGTCGTCGATATCATATTTCACGGCAACATCTAAAACCAGAAACTTTGTGCCAACATTGATCGCTGGCCACGATAGCCACGACTTTTCGCCCGGAAGGTCATCAAATCCTGGTGCGTCAATATCACTACACGTGAGTTTAATCAGCACTGATAGGTTTAGCGTGCACAGATGCCCTACGAGCGAAGCCAAGTGAGGCGGCACAACGTCATCGTCGCAATGATTGTCATCGACCATATGACCACCCAGCCATCTGTAATAACCTCCGCGTACGCTGGCACCCACCCAATGTCACCAAAGTCCGTTAATACTCTCATACACTCGCAGCCTGCACAGCAGCGAGTTTCCAGCACCAGCACCTTGGCGTTTGCCGCGACTGATGGCAACTTACCAGAACTCAGTATGATACTAGCTCTGTCATTCAGAGCATATGTCTGCATGCGCAGCAGCTGCCCGACTTGCTTATGTGTGATTATCGCTGCTGTCACGTGATCGCTGCTTTGGCTGGGCGGAGGCGGCAGGAGTCGAACCTGCATGGCCGGGTCTTAACCGGCCCACTGTTTAGCAAACAGTTACCTTACCATTCGGAACACGCCTCCGAGGCTTCGACCGCAGGACTTGAACCTGCAACGGCGCCGCTCTACCATTGAGCTAGGTCGAATTGGGTGGTGAGTTCATGTTAACGGAACGAGCTCACCGAACTACCGGGAAGAATGACCTTTAGGCGCATCTCCTTCATCGCCCGCTCTTTGTTTACCCTCGGAACGGGACGAGGTTGCTCTGGGACTTGGATTTGAACCAAGATGACCTGAGTCAGAGTCAGGCATCCTACCATTGAATGATCCCAGAAACAGCGCAGCGGAAGCCGCGCTTAACAAAATATGTGCTTATGTGGGACAACCACCCCCTTTCACATTATTGTTTGGAGGAGAGTGTGAGATTCGAACTCACGGACGAGTGTTTTGCGCCCGCCTTCGGTTTTCAAAACCGACACCATAAACCTAACTCGGTCAACTCTCCATGTGTGCGTTATGGCTTGCTTACTTGACCGACCATACTATCTTCGGCCACGGGTGTCAAGGATAATAATTGTCGAGGTAGTACCGCATCCAAACCTCATATTCTGGCAACCACTGCTCCGGGCAGCCGGTGGCGCAAAACCCATGGGTTGATGCCCAAACCCACACAAAGGGGTTCCAACACCCACTGTCGTCAAGCAGCCCCATTGCTATCAGTCCATCGACTTCGTCGGCATCAAGATCACAGATATCAATCTGTCCTGTTGCCAGCTTGGCAATCAGATCACGGTCGACCGGCGACATATAGTCAAGCAACACAGCCAGGATGTGACCATATAGGCGAGCTGTTGTTCGGCATGTCCGTGCAACAGAGCCAAGGTATTCCACATCGATTACCCGTTGCTTGAGCAAGTATATGGTAATCCGATCTAGGCAGTAGTTGTTGTCGGCCATGATATGTGTTTGTTGTGGGTCCGGAGAGAATCGAACTCTCATTTCAGCAGGGTAAGAGCCTGGTGTGATACCATTATACCACGGACCCCATGGTCTGACGCATCTCCATGCGTCTTTGGTGTTTATCAACTATCTTGCCGGTCAAGAGAGCTATGAACGACCAACTTCACGCCCAGATGACCGGTTACGGTCGACAACACTGAGACTGTGGCACTTACGCGCTAGAGTCTCCTGCAACCAGCGTCTCCGTCGGCTGCATCGTAGAGGAGGATACGATGGCTCGTTGTGGTTGTCAAGGGATTTGTTTTGTTGCCCGTCAATCAATCCACGTGATCTTGTTGCCGAGGCCGTCACACATCTTGCAGTTCGCAAGAACTGCACCAGTGCCTCGACACGCCTTGCATTCGGGGTCTGGGTTGTCCTCGCCACCACCACATGCTTTGCACCCGGTCCAGTGCCCAGGAACAACGCTTGGCCCACCAGCCAGATCACTTATGCACCAATTGCACTCCTCGACCGTAAACTTCCGCGGAGAAGGCAGATCACGTGGCATAACCGGATGTAGATTGCACCGGTCGCACGGCTTGTCTGACACCACACGCCGTACGTGGAGTCCGGACGTACAAGAGCTGACAATGAAAAACATCATTGTTTGACCCTAGCATGGCTAGCTGCCCAAAGTCAAGGGAGCAATAGTGCGACCTTGGTTGTTATTCAGCCACGGCGCTAGCGTTGTCTTGTGCGTGTTGGAGGTGTAGTCGGCGCAGCATTGCAATCTCTTCCTTTGCCTTCTGCCTCTTCTCCTTGCGATGTTTGGCCTTCAACTCCTGGGCTGCGTGGTAAGCTGCCCGCTCCTCTGTGCGCCGACGCTCAATCTCTTCTTCGGCGGCTATGATGTCTTTGCCTGCTTTGATCATAGCCGCCACGTCCTGTGGCTGTTTGATCTCCAGAACGGCAACCCACCGGTCATAGTATTTGGTTGACTCAGCATACCGCACCAGTGCATTGTATTCGTCGTCGGTTACTTGCATACTACAGTGAGTCATAATGGCCGACAATGCCTTATGTGGCACAGAGCCATGGCTATATGAGTCGGTGCACTCGACTACCAGCACGGTTCTTGTTGTTGGCTTGCTGTTATCTTCTGTTGGCATGTGTTTTACTTGCCGCTGTCTTGTTTTTCAAGATCTTCAATCTCACGGCGAAGTTTCTGAAGGCGCTTGGACTTTTTCTCCCGCTCAGCTTTGAGCCGTGCTTGTTGGAGCTTTTATCCAGCGCACGCTGGATTTCTAGGCACCGCATGCCATCTTGCAGAAGTTGTTGAAACTCTTCTGTTTGCGGAGGGACCAGCACCAAAAGTCGAAGCGTGCTATCATTGTCACAAATCGCTTTAAGCCCAGCCAGCTGTTCGTCTGTGACAGTGTGCACTACTGTATCATCGCCTATGATTTTGGTTGGCAAGTATGTGCTAATTGTATCGTATTCACCGTCGATGTAATGTTTTTGTCCGCGGACTACAATAACCTTGTGCATTGTTTCTTGCTCAGGGTGGCTAGTCATATTGTTACTCATAGTGCCCAGGGCGAGACTTGAACTCGCACGCGACTCACGTCGCAAGAGGGTTTGAGCCTCTCGTGTCTGCCGATTCCACCACCAGGGCTTGGGTGTATGTTCGTACTGTACTTTATGGTTGCGTAAGTGTCAAGTGGTCTGGCTAAGACTTGGGTGGTTTGCTGGGGAGTGCCTTTTCCATCGAATATGCAATATCTTCGCTGCGCCTGATGACCTCGTAGACTGCTTGTGACCATTGCTGGTCTGTTAGGCCAGCTGGTGCCTTCTCCATGTAGGACATTCTTGCCACTCTTTGAATCCATGAGGAAACGATATAGTACATTACCATTTCCGATGGGGAGCGTTTGTCTTTTGAATGTGTTGTCCTGCTGCTTGGGCTATCTGTGGACATTCCAACATAAACCCTGGCGGCATATAGCTTGCAGCCTTGCGCGTGCCAGTTTCCATCGATGGGCTCATCAGTGTCCCACCAGCACTCGGAGCACTCTGGGCATTGAACAGTCTGATCACACGCCTCGTACGCGTACTGGAGCACATGCTTGAGATGTTCCGTGAGCTTGGCGATATGTTTATCGGCGTCAATTGACTCGTTTGATAACGCTGCATCTGTGTTGTTCATTGTTTTGTGCTTCTCACAAGGCTCCATACCCCTGTTATGATAGCCGCCGCCGAAGCCAATGCCAACGTCGCAACGCCAACAAAGTATATCTCGTTTATCAAGCCATACAGCCAGAGGTTTGCGCAAGTAATTGCAACCCCGGTCACCACAGCGCCGGTCGCAACCACTAGCGCCACAGCCAGCAAACAGCCTCTAGTAATCCTTGCCATGGCGTTGTTTTCCACAAGGAAACGGCATGCGCATGTGTTCGAGCAGTGGTATCAGAGCTCTTGGTGTTGCGACAAGCGTGCATGACACGGTATATGGTGCGCCCGTAATGTTGAATCTCTCAGCCTGTTCAACACCGAAGTAAGTGCACGAGCAAACCTCCATCCACCCATACGCCTGGGTCATCACTTCGATGTCGGTCTTCTTGATGTGATATCCTGGGTCGTTTGTTGTGTCAACGTACCTAAGCTGCCCAACGTGTACACCAAGCAGTCCAAACACTTTGGTTGTGTTTGCTAAGCACTCGTCGAAGCTATATCTCGCTGCATCGTCGCTGGTAGCGAACACGAACTGCTCAATCTTCCGAAACTCAAGAAGACTCTTCCATCCGTCCAGCGTGTCTTCGTTTCTGAAACAACTGTTGTTTGCAAAATACCGGTATTGCTGTTCTGACGCGTCAAGCCGTGACCCCTCGAACAACTCCAAGATGCCTTGTTCGGCAGAACCGGCCAAAGCCAAGCTGTCGCTAATCTTGAACGTGTGTTCCCATGTCACGGCCGCTTGGCGCTCGATGGTTGAGCGTTTGACGAGTGAAGGGACCGACAAGTAAGTCCATCCACGTCCAAACAAGAAGTCTTCGCCGGTGCGTAAGACTCGGCGCTCAAGTTGAGCATATGCCGGGTCTCGTGGTTGAAATGTGGACATGTGGTGTCAAGCCTCACGCTTTGGAATAACCGGACCAAGTACCATTGTGGGTGTTGCAACAGTCATCACCACCGATCGATCTGGCACTTCTAGTGAGCCGGGACCGTCCGTGTTGCTATGACCGTTCGGTGGTGGTGTCCCGCCGCGAAGTAACCTCTGTTGCCGCTCCCCCAGAAGCGCGTCAGGATCATCTGCGGCGCCGTTGTTTGGACGGGCGGCAGCAGTGTGCTGCTCGCGCCCAGCGCTCATTCAAACAGTGATCGAAGTATTCTAAAGCTAGCGATTTCCCATTTCCCGTTGGCGCCGACGCTTCTTCCTCCATTGCGACCTTAGAACGTAGCTGAGCAAACGCTACGAGATCATTGATCGACAGGCCATGGGCCATGCTTTGCCGCTACGCCAGCGCTGGCTCCAACAATATCTGCCAACTCGACAAGGAGCATGAGTGTCTGACCTTGCTGGATGGCATCCTCTGCCTCCTCAAGCTCCTCGCGTACCTTGGATATCTCCCCGTAGACGCCGCGAGTAATGATGTTTTTGTGAAAGCCCATGCGCGCATGGTATAGGCGCATGGACAGGAAGTCAAGCGCGCTTGCCGCCGACCTTTTTGGCGCGCTTCTCTAGCTTGCCGAGAAGCGTTGATGTGACAAGGGCGACAATTTTGTCCTTGTCGCCATAGGTCCATGGTATCTGACGTGCCGAGTCGCTGTCGGCTTCCGTGCCACCGGCCTCATTATCGGCGCCGTTCTCGCCGTCATTGTTGTTTGCTGTCGCAGTTACGATTTCCTCGTCCGGGACGAACTCGTACTGCTTCATGGTCTGGCCCATACCAGAACCGCCAAACGTTTTATTTGGCAAGTCTTTGTCGATGTCTTTGGGAAGGTACTTGACCTTCTTTTGTTGCTGTTGCTTCTTGGCGGTCATTGCTGCTTCCCTCAAATATCCGGTGCTGTTGCTGTAAATATCCACCGAATCCCCAGGCACGTGCTTGACAGGGTTTGCCAAGTTGCCCATGTGACCGACGTGAGTCGGTACGTCATCTGGTTCTTTCAATTTCTTTTTAACGTCTGTTTGTCCCCACTCTTTCTTGATCCAATTAACCGGCTTGACAATGTGGTTTGACACAAGATCACGGTTATCTTTGCCTCTGTTGCCTTGAGTGGTTTCCTTCCATCGGTTTTCGGTGCCTGCACGATCGTTGTTAAGTTTTAAGTCATTGCTGTCATCGAGTGACTTGTTGCGCGGGTCATCGATGTTCGTGTCTGTGTTATGACCGGAACTTAGTGAGAGATTGTGTTCATCATCATACCTGCCAAAACCGAATGGCTTTCCCCTGTCGCCTTCTCTGGGCGACGGCAGGAGATTTGGGCTGACATATCTCTCCTCATCACCAGCGTCAACATCACGGTCCTCGTCTTCTGGGACGTGATCCACTTTGTTAACCAAAGCGTTGTGGCGAGGGAGACCGGGAAGGTCGCGGTAGAGGATATCTGACGGCGCCCTCTCCTGAACATATGTGAAATAGGAGGGCTCACTCGTCTCGGTGTCGAGCAGCTCTTGGCGAATCTGATCTTCCAGCGGAAGTAGGTGCGGTTTGTCGTCAAACACACCTGGGGATTCCAGCGATCCGTACTGTTCGCGATCACTGTCTTGTTGGGCATCTATTGCCGGAAGTAGCGGGTCATCCTCGTCAGTTACGTCGGCCAGCCCTGGCCACATCTCTGAACTTGCCAACTGCTGTCTGCCACCAAACCCGTACGGGCCGCCATGGAATGTTCCAGCCCCAGAGAAGTCGCCCTTGTTTTCTTTGCGTACGCGCGCTCTACTTGAGAGTACCACGCGGTTAACTAGACAATTCGCTTGTTGGGCCTTGACTTGATCATGGAGTTGAAGTAGGAACCAGCCGAAGGTGCATTCACTAGAGCATCGTAGATGTCGCCGGTAATACCGGTATACTCGTACGTGCGGCCGTTCTTAAACGTCACTGTGAGCGTGTTCGTCACCGTATCGTATGTCGTGGTTAGAATTGTTGATGAAGTTGTAAAGTCTGTGGTCTTTGTGCGCGGCCCACCGAGAAATGTCGTCATGTCCAGCTCCAGTTGCTTGTCCGGTTGCTTGTTTCCGTTAACCATGCCATACTGTACAGCGCGATGAAAAACCTGTCAAGCTGTATGACATCACGGACATAATCGATGGCGACGGACATAGAACTCGGCAAACGATGCGAAATTGCTAGCAAAGCGCATCAGAACAATCATCATATACATGTCGTTGTTTATCATGATGACATCGAAAACATAATCAAACTCCGTTCATCTATTGTCGGCGGGTTTCTTCCACCGACATTGACGACCTATAGTTTAATGACCCAGACTAGCCTACTGCCAAAAGGCACAACGGTCAGGTCGGCAAACGACAAGTTCGTGCTTATCGACAAGAAAATAGATGAGCACGGAAACTGGTATTATCAGTGTCTATATACTGACGACTATGGCTGGATCATTGGTCAGCCTTCAGTTTACCAGATAACAGAATGCAAAGAGAACTTGGAGTAGGAGTAACAACACAATGGCATCAATGAACAATGAACGCGCCCTGCGCCGTCTGGTTGATCGACTTGAAGAGTTCGTGGAAGAGTTCCAGAACGACATGGAAGCCGACGAGGTTGCGGCTGTTCAGGATGTGATTGCGTTGGCCGACGTGTTCGCAGACAGACTTGTTGACGGGTCGGAAGATGAAGTCGACGGTGACCCGTCATCACTCTTTGACGGCAAACTAGACAACTGAAACCACTTGTCAGGTGGTAGTTTGTACTTCTTGCCGGTGTTGCAACTCAATACAATAACGCTCTTTCTAGTCCAGCTGGTACTGCCGTAAAACTTTCGTCTGTTGACAACGTTGGATTGTACCACCAGAGCACCGTGCTCTGAGCGTCTAAATTTCAACATGTCACCCGGCTTGACAGTGTTGTAACGATCTACAATCTCAAGGTCAATGATTTGGTTTGGCCTATAAAGCCATACGGCGCTGCCCGTCTCGCGCCACGGTGTCGACGCGGTCCTGTCTGCAAAGATCTTGACGCCAAACGCCATGATCCTAATACGCCTACGCTTGGACTCGTACTGGTCGATCTCTTGTTTGGTGGCCAGATGTACGTACTTTCCGCCAGCAAACACCACGAGTGAAGTTATCTGTGCAACATAGCTGTCGACAGACAGCGATCCAAACATTTCATCGAGTGACTTACCATAAGTCCCGACAATAGCGTCTTTCTTGTATGACTTTGAATGGCTGCTAAGTTTCATGACTCGCTTCCACCACTCGTCAAAGTCAACTTCTGCGTCTTGTGGTTTGTTGTATACAAACGCTTCAGTCAAGACTCTCAGCTTGACCAGCTTACCGAACGTGTTTTTGCTGTTTCGGATGGCCACAGGCTTTAAGTATCCATCGGCCTGCGGGGCGTCGGAGGAGGTTTTATTCCGTTGTTGTCTTGGCTTTTGCTGGCTTCTTTTGCGCGGTTTTCGGCCGAACAACGGCAACAGGCGTGGCGACTTCCGTTGCGGTCGGTGCGGTGACCTCGGACTGTGCCGTGGAGATGTGGATACCGGTGTTATCAGGTGCCACTAGAAACTCCCCCGCAGAAGCCTCTAGGAGTTTATTCTGTGCCAGTTCTATCTCCGCCAGTAGTTCCGGTGCCAAGACCCAGTTGCCTGCCCGTATAAAGCCCTGGAGGGCCTCCGTGCTGCCATTAATGTTGTACCGCTCCAAGAACATTGGCACGGTGAGGCGCTTACGGGCCAGGAAGCTGCCTAGATCGATCTGCTGCGTAATAGTCACTGCGACTGCTCCGTTGATGCTGAGGTTGTGGGTACGCCGAGATCCTGCGCGCACTTATACAGACAATCCCCAACCATGTCATGTACGTCCTGTCTGGTCATGAGCGAGTCGGCCAAGTCCTTGGTCACTTCCGCCCCTGCGCGAGCAGCGATGTTACTCATGAGCTTCCGAATGCTGGTGATCGTGATGTTGCGTGCGGTGGCATGGTTCATTTGGTGGCCGCGTGCTGTTAGCTCTGATGCGATTGTACGAAAATCGGTACCATCGATCGTGATATACTTGCCCTGTTTACTGTTCTTCATTTGGATTGACTTGCTCTCTGGTTTGTATGTTGTTACGATTGTTGTGTGCCGTACTTGGCTCTAAGCGCATACACAAACTTATCCGGCGCGATCCCATATCGCAACAGGACAACGTACAGTTCACGATCTGACAGGTCTGCAAGAGCGCGCAGCATCAGTGTGTCCGTGTGCTTGTCTTGCACCGCGTCGTCCATTAGGCTGCGTCCATCAACATGCAAGTATGACGCGCCTGCGCGCGGTGACAGTTTACGCTCGACGGCAGCTATACCGCCGCGATTCTGTGATGTAGGAGTTGCAGGGTCCAAGTCAAGTGACACGGTCCTGTAATGCCTTACCATCTCGGATGCGCACACTGCGTCGAACATGTTTTCCGTGAGCCCAAGCTGCTTGATCATCTCTGGTGTTACATCGGACATCTTGTCAAGCTGATTGGCTGCCATTGTGTCCTTGATCTTATTGCTTGCGCTCCTCACGTGTGCTGGGACTGTGATCAGTGGATCGTCCGAGAGAAGGTACCGATTGATCGCCTGTCGAATCCACCACGTTGCATATGTTGAGAACTTGTACCCAAGCTCCGGCTTAAAGCCGTCAATCGCATCAAGAAGTCCGAAGTTGCCCTCTTGAATCAGATCTTGCTTGATGCTCGCCAGCCTCCGGTGCTTGCCGTAAAATCGACTAACAACAAACGTGACCAGCCGAGCATTTCGGACTGCCAGCTTGTTTCGCAGTGCCTTGTCTGATGATATCAAGTCACCATTCTCATCAAACTTCTTTGTGGCTTGATAGGCCACAAACAGCTCCATGTCCGAGTCGGTGTTGTGTATTGTTGACAGCTTTGAAGTGCTGCCGTCAACCGACGCTGGCTTGCCGCCAACAAAGTCTTTTTGGCGTTTTTGTGATGGTGTCCTCAGCGCATGAAATATGTCATTCAAGCTGTTTTTTGATGTTTGCGTTTGTTCTTGTGAGTTGTTGGCGGTGGTGTTCATCATTTCGCTCGTTGCTGTTGTTGCCGTCGTTTATTGGTGCGTGTAGGATCCGGGTCACTATAGAGTGTTGAGTTTGCTTGCACGTAGCTTTTCAGACAACGCGCTTTCAAGGCATTGAAAGAGCGGTCATCGACAACCAGCTCGTTTTCTATGGCGGCAAGCTCTCCATAATGCCATGCTAGCATCTCGCTTTCCAAAAGTGATACCTGTTTGCCAAGTGTGCTGCGTGGTGTGGTGTGCGCATCGTGCATGCGAGCATATATGTGTGCCCTTCTACTGTCGTACTTGAAGGTACGGTCGACAATCGAGTGACCCAGCTCGTGCAACAGGTAATTGAACTGAGATCTCTTAGAGCGCGCGTTGTTGATTGTGATGGTGTTGCCGTCGATCTGATCTTCGGCTCCTCTCACAAATGCAACACTCAACCCTCTAGCCCCGCACAGCTCAACAAGGAGCTTCAGCTGATAAGCCCATAAGGTCTTGTTGGTTCTCCTATCCGTTGAAGGCATGTTCCTGTATGTCCACCTGTATATGACAAGGTAACACGCGGAAATGGCACTGTCAATGAGTGAAAGATTGAAATGTGGACGTTTAATACACCCATCCAAACAAACGCCGCGTTTCCATCTCCATCTCGGCGGCCTCTTTTGATACGCCGTATGGCAGTTTCTTGCCAGCGACTTTTCGGTTTACATCATTGAAGCCGCGGCTCATTCCGGCCAACATTGACATGGCCAGCATTTTGTTGCTCTCTTGCATGTGAAGATAGCCGCCTTGGGATGCTGATGGCGTGAACATTTGTAGTCCAATGGCTGCGGCCATGATTAAATCATCATGTTTATGTTTTAGTGACTGTCCACGCTTACCAGTCCAGATAAAAGTTTCCATTTGCTCTACTAGACGCAATGAGTAGAACTTTATCTGTCGGTTCCGAATTACTTGCTCTAGGTTCTCAAGGATCTTCTCGCGATTTTTTTGAGAAACCGTATAACCAGGATATACCTCGGCCTTCTCTTCCGGTGTCATTCCAAGCATCTTCTCTAGTACCTCTGGGTCGTAATAAAGGTTTGGATACTCGGAGTTCCTGAGTTGTGTTGCTGTCGCAAGTCCAACAGAGTTCAATTCCGCAACAATGAGTGCGTTGTTATAGCGCCTACCGCACTCCACCATAAAATCAGCATACTTGTCCGGTGGAATCTTACCCATATACTCCGCTGCAACCTCCGACTCGTTCGTATCGAAGATATGGAATGCCGAGTAGTCGGCCGCATCTCCTCTTGCCACGTCAGCGGCCAAAACGTACTTGTGATCAGATTGCGGCGTACGCCAGATGTGCATATCGCGTTGAGCCTGTATCTTACCGGCCGGACCTGTAAACCCAATAGCTGGGAACGAGAGCTGCCTGACGAAGTCAATGGAGTCTTGCGGGAAGAATGTTGCCGAGCTCCCCTCAAAACCACAGTTTAGTTCCTGTGCAATACCTCTAGCGTCGAGAGCGCGGCACTGTTCCTCAAACCACTTGTCATCGCGCTCCGGGTGAACCGTCCAAGGCAGTTTAATTCCGTGGAATCCGTTCTTGCCAACGCCCTTGCAGTGCTGTCCTACCTTGCCCTGTTCCCATTCGCCGGTCTCTGCGCCTTGCCAAAGTTGATAAAAAAAGTTCTTTCCACTAGGGGTCTGATGGCCGAGAAACTGCTCGTATATTACCGAGTGGTCCCACTGCGGGTCCGACGGGTCATTTGGGAGTGAAAAATCCATTGTTTCTGACTCCGACTCCACGATGGCTTTAATACGCTTCCATACAACATGTGTCGACAGAAGATAATCCGGTACGGTTGTACTTGCCAATTCAGCTAGCCGCTGCAATTCTGCACGAGTCGGGCTAACGTAACCGTTGGTTATCCGATGAATAGACCAGTTGTACTTCTTAGAAAAAGCAACCGCCGACATTCCAAAAGAGTTGAACGTTTCTCTAAACCACACTTGAGCGTATGGCAATGAAACAAAACCATCATTGTTTGATCGTTTAAGCAGAGAAGTTTTTGCCGCGTGAGCCTGTTTGCGCGCAAATCCAAATCCAATTTTCTCGAAGAATTTCTTAGCTTCCCAGTGCTCAGCGTGCAGTTGATATGAGTCGTGCCTAAAATAATTCTTCTTAAGATATTTGTTGAGATCATTGATCTTACAGCATTGCAATCCGGTTAAGATGCCAAAATTACTCAGAATCGCTCTTGTTTGTTTTGCCAGCTCGGGACTTGATGTACACAAAGAAACGCGATGCTTCGATGTAGCAGAGTGTGCCGTGCCATCGCCGTCATACATTCCGCGAACCAGTGCGGCAATCAGCTCTTGTGAGCACTCCAGCAAGCGATCCGGGATGCGCTTCTCGTGTGCCTTAAGGCGCAGGTCGAATCCAAGCGACATCATAAACTTTACAAACGATACTGATGAGATGTAATAATGCAAGTTATCATAGGTTTTAATAGATAATCCATACTTTCTTGATAGATTACCAAGTATCTCAGATAAATCATCGCCACATGTTATTGTAAGCGTCGCACCAACAATTCTACCATCTTCATGATATTTTACATAGCATGAACCTTCAGCTATATAAAGACCAAAGAAATACATCAAGTCTTCTGTTAATTTCTGTGGTCTGATAAATTTCCGCTTTTCTTTCGCGGCATACTCGATCACAGGCAGATCGGCCAAGTCATCATTACTGCCCCATACGTCCTGTCCGTAGTATTGCGCGACGTAATGTCGACCTGGAATCAAGTCTTTGGACTCGATCCATCTTGGTTTCTCCAGAGGAGTTGTCGTATCGTATGCAAACAGTTTGTGGTTCTGGCTGACCTCGATTGATCCAACAGTAGTCTCAATGATTCGCGTTGGAACACGACCGTTGTTCCAAACAACGGTGCCGGTTCGCAGCTTGTTCATCCCGCAAACGCTGTATGGAACATCGTGAGTGTGTGAAGTTTTCTGACTTTGGTTTGCCGCCAGAAACGATCCGATTTTCTTTATTCCACGGCTCGTGTATACCAATGTGTTTGGATTTACACACGAGAATATAATAGCTCTGCCACCTGTAGATAATGTGCTGTACAAGCCAAGCCACAGCTCGGAGAGGTTATCAATATGGGCGGCCTCGTCGATAACAAGAAGGCTTAGAGCCTGGGAACGACCGGCGTCACCAGACGTAGGGATTGCCGTGATCGTTGATCCGTTGTTGAATTTGAGATACTTGACCGACTCGGCTTCTGGGTCGGTGAGGCCAAGCATTGACAGCATCCAGGCTGGCAGCATCTTAAAGGCGACGCGAATCTTTTGCAGCATCGCCTTGCCCGTCTCCAGCTTTGTGGCCATGAGAAGGATGTTGGCATCACGCTGAAACATCGCCATCCAAAGGCAATAGGCAGATGTCGTGGTTGACAGGCCAAGCTGCCTGGACTTCAAGACGATGTTCATCTTGTAGTCGAGGAACGACTCAATACACTCCTCCTGGAACGGGTACAACTCAAACGGCAGACGGCCTTTGGTTGGGTGCTGAATATACAGGTACTTCTTGATGAAGTAGATCGGGTTCTCCCCGCACTTAAGGATTTCTTCTAGTTGTTCTTTTTTGTTAAGGGCCATGTGTTTACCGGTGTTGGTTGTAACTACCGGATCACATGTGTTTGGGACTGAGTCGCGTCAGTCGCCGTTGACTTCTGGTTCTTGGGACGGGGAAGTGTTGACGTTGGCCACGCACTCAAGATGATAAATGCATGTCTTGTTCGTTCGGTAGGCCGACATGCTTACATGCTCCAGCCACTCGCGAATGCTGCTACTATCAACAGTGAGTTTAACGGTTGCTGGCGCTGGCTCAACGTACGGCTGCTTAGTTCTGGTTGGCAGCTTCGACTCCTTGGCCACGGCATCTTTGTATTGTTGTGCGATGACCTTGAGTCGGTTGCCGATCATATCAAGGAGCTCCTCGCGATACTTTTTGCGCATCTCGTTGTAAACGTTGGCGCTCGCGATGTTGACGATGATCTGTGACTTGACGACGACGGTGCCTTCAAGTGGCATTGTCATCTTGATAAAGTGGTTCGGGTATTGGCGCTCTGAAGATTTACCGAACGAGGTGTCTAGCAGGCCAGACAGAATTCGGTAGCGCTCTTTTTGCTGAATTGGCATGGGTGTTACGGTTGGTAACTATCCAGGTGCTAAACGGGCGGTTCACAAAAGAGCTCGACGAGTGCGTCGCGTTCGCCAAGTGACTGACGCATCATCTGAAGATGAGTTTCGTCCTTACTGCTGTCCACATACCACGGCATCTCTGCCAGTGTAAACGATTCCGGGAACTTAATCGGACTGTTGGTTTGCACTGGCTGTTGTTCTGACCGATGCCGCAATACATGTACGGCACTGTTGAACTCTTCACCAGCTCCGCCACCGCCGATATTTACCGTTGGTGTTGATGTAACGGCGATTAGCGTGTCGTTTGTTGGGCGGGTGGCAATTAAGATATCACTCACCGTGCTATTCCCGTATGCTGCCTCATCAACTAAAATCATTCCGGGTCGATAGCATGGCAGGCCGTTGAGCATCTTGTGGCTATTGACACATACCAAAATCATTTCACCACTCTGATCGCCGCCTTCTTGCGATATAGTGGTGCCTGGGCTGTGGGCGCGTAACACATTGGCGCCAGCCGACTGTACCCAGTTTATTGTTCTAGTTTGCCGGAGCCACAGTGGCAATTCGTTGTATTGACATATAATAGCATCCGTAAACGCTCGGCTTTTCAATAGTGTTTCAATCACAACAATCGAGCGGCCCTGCAATGACTTGTGGCCAAACATCAGTCCCCACAATGCCAGACGCCTCAGTAGGGTGCTTACCCCCACCTGTCTCGCCTTGTTAATGACAAGGCGTCGCTCGGCGATAAGGCGCTCCACTGCAATCCTCTGATGTGACCTTGCCTGCATGGGGGCGCGACCGGTTGGAGCGGTAGGGCTGTTAGTCGTGACGTACGTGGTCATAGTCATGACGTACGTGGTCATAAAATACCACGGATCTTTTGCGCAGCGGTCTAGTTCTGCCGATATGAGCAGATCGTCGTTGCAATCGGCGGCAAGCATCACGACCTACTCTCATTGGTGTCCTTAAAGCCAGACACCGTAACACTTGGTCGCCAAGCAAGATGTCGCCGAGCAATATACTCACGCCATAAATCTGAGCTCTTGTCTGGTTGAATTCCGTGCAGTCTCCAGTGCAACAGGCACATTGCGCAACACCCGTGCGTACGGTATGCCTCGGCGTCTTGTGCCTGTTTCATGGGGTACTCACACAGCCCGCAGATGAATGGCACGATGATGTTGTCGTGGTCTGAGACAGACGGTTTGATGACAATGAGCTTGCCATCAAGATGTGACGTTACCGTTTTGTCGCCGTGCGAAAACGTGACGCACTGTGGCGTTGCTGGTAGTGCTTCTGTGTGTTGAGATAATGCTGCCATTGACAGCATTGTAAGAACGGCGTGTGCTAGTCGATAGACCTGACCACCGCAACCTTGATTTCGTTTGGCAGGACCCCAGCAGAGGAGTTTCGCACCTCTGCCTTAAACACGGCCTTGGTCGTGTTGATCCAGATGCTCATTTGTTTAGATGACCCGGAGGCGGTGTGCCGTGGGTAGCTGCCAACGATTGACGTTACCTTTCCGATATGGCTTCTGACCTTGGCCTTTGTCGTAAGGTCCAGCACGTCCAGCGACCCGTCATTCAGCTGCTTGACGTAGTAGTAGCCGTGGCCAAACGCGGCTAGCAGATAATCAAGCACAACCTTACGACGACTGCGCAGCCTGAGCTCAATGGCTGGCGCCGCAGTACGCGTCTGGTTGACGTAGCTCGCAATTCCGATGGCCATCTTGGACTTGTTCACTCCGCATCCACCGACAAGAAACTTGTCCAGTGGATGTGCCTTCGGCACAAACTTCACACGGCCGTTGGCCTGCACGCGCTCTTGGAACGAGCCATCGTAACCGCCATTTGCGACCGTCATACCACGTCGGGCCTTGAGCGAAACCGGCACCGTTCTGCCGTCTCGCAGCACAAGGACAAAGTCGGCCACAAGTGCGCCAACGTTCATTGGCTTGTCTGACAGTGGGCGCCTAATCAGTTGACCATTGGCCGTGTAGCGATAGTCAACGATGTCTTTTGGTGTAAACGAACCAATCTTAGCTGCAAGCTCGTTGATAAACTTGCTGGATACTGTCCCCTTGCTTTCGACTAGCCGCTGGAGCTGGTCGCGAATGTCGTCCTCGTACGTGTGTCCAGCATTTCTACCCTGGCCATACACGAACTTGAACTGTACTGGTCGACCGGTCGTGGGCTTGCCGCGAAGAACGTACGTGTTGAACTTGCTTGACGACGCGTCCTCAGCTCCGGGTGGAATAACCCGCACAACGCGCAGCCCCGCCGACCGGATAAAGGACAAGACCATGTCCGGCGCCGGTGGGTTCTTGGCATCGACCGGCTGAATACGAAACGCTCCCTTGCGTTTCGTGTTGATGTTTTTGCTGCCAGACCTGAGTGTTCCCTCGGAGTTTTCAATGATTGTGCGCACATAAGCGACAGCAATCTTGGAAAGCGCCCTGTGCTCAGTGAAGCTGGTAGAAGTATCAGTGACACCCATCACAATTCTCTCGGTATCCTCTGCGAGCGACGCTGCGGCTTCGGCATCCGTAACGTCATCACGGACTGATACCACGTCTCGCCGTTGAAAGTCAAACGGATAATCGTCCTGGTCGACCAGTGGCCTGTCTGGTGGTGCTAGCGGTGGAAGGATTGACGGCAACTCGATCATCTCAGAAAAGATGATCGACGAAAGTTTCACGTGCGACATATATCAAGGCGTAAATAGCCTTTTGGATTGCCGCTGCATGAGCCAGAGACATCGCCTTACGTCCGCTTCGGCCCGATGTGATGGCAGCTCTGGCCCGCCCGTAGCGGCGTAGATCTCGTGCAACGAGAATGATTTCAGCGGCTTGTCGGTGTGCACAAACTCATACGCACACAACGTACGCGTATCTACCCAGCGTTTATCCCACGCCGGGACGAGGTCACCGAACTCGCTTGGGTTGGAGTTCTTGATTGCGGCAAGTTCGCTCTCAACAAAGTCGCGATCAAACGAACCACCTTGCGCACACATGGTCCTGCCAGCGGTCATTGCAACGATATCGCGCCATTGGTAAGCCGCGTTGTACCACGTGGTTGTGCGTGCGTTCTCCTGATCATAAGCCCTTGGCGTGTTGGCCCAATCAGGATGCTTCTCGTGGTAACCATTAATCTTCAGCGCCTCAAGCTCGTAGTTTGAGTCATCAGGGCCATTACAGTACAGCTCTACCAACTGTCGAAAGACTCGCACGTCACCCTCACAATGAAGGCCGGACGCGTTAAGTGTCGCCAACTGAATGGCCACCTCAACAACTCGGTGCTTTTGTGGATCTACCCCAGTCGTTTCGGTGTCGATGACTGCAAGGCGCAGCTCGTTTTTGTTGCCGTGACTTGTCATATGTGATGTTTATCTTTCTGTTCATACGCCCTATCGCAACACCCAATAAAATGCATAATGTCGCGGCCCTCTGACGTATGACAGATACAGCTGCAACTAAGCGTTTTGTTGGTGTTGGCATAGCGCCCGCTGTATGGTGGCGCTTGCTCGAACCCAAGACTACCACTAGCGGTACGCCAAGTGTCTGGTTGAATTTCGTAACATGTCACCGTCTCTTTGGTCGGCTGACGTGGTGACTTGTTATCTTGGTTGTTCATATCTTGGCGTCCTCGTCCGGGCTCGAACCGGAAACCTGCGACTTAGGAGGTCGCCGCTCTATCCAATTGAGCTACGAGAACAGCTGGCAGGCAACGCCAGTTACACGACAACGTCGTGTCTCAGAACGTGATCAGGTCTTCGTCGATACGACGAACGATGTTGTTGTAAGCGGCCTTGAGCGGTACCGGGTCGTTGTCCTCGCGAAGACAAGACCAGCCATTAACAAGCCCAAGGTACTCGTGGAACGTGATGTTCGGACTGATCACTTCGCGAAGCAGGTAAGCCGCGTCAGTCTCGTTCTCGTGGCTGAGGACGTCTGCGGAGGTATGGTTGGCATGGATCACGAACTTGCCGAGCGCTTCCATGAGCCGGTTGTTCGTGTTGGCGTAACGGTCATAGGAGGATGCGTTGCTGTTTGCCATAATGCTATGTGTTGTTCTTGTGCTAGGTGTTGATCGGTGGTTTTTGGTTTACGTGTTGTCGTGGTGCGTTGCCTGACCACGAAAGACAAGGTACAGCGCTCGGCATACGTTGTCAAGCACATTAGCATACGACGTAGGATTCCCCGTCATTATCGACGACCGTGATGAACGCATCGGCCGCTTCCTTCATGGCCGTAACGTGTGAAACGATCAAGATCGTACGAAAACGGTTTTTCAATGTTTGAAGAAGTTCAATTGCTTTATTACAATTGATTTCATCAAGCATGTCCCAGCCTTCGTCAGCAATGAAAATGTCTGGCTTAGGCAAGCTGGATACGTTGATCAGTGCTACTCTGAGTGCAAGGCTTGCAATCATCTTTTCCATGCCGGACGCCAACTCGATTACGCGTCTGGAGTTCCGGTCTTCGATATAGACCTCAAGACTGTTGGCGCCGACCTCCGTCTCAAGCAAGACACGGAATGGTACAATACCGGCCAAAATGTGGTCGAGCTCTGCATTGATCTGTGGCAGTCTTTCCTTGAGAACGTAAGCTGGTATACCAGTTTTGCAGAATGCCCTACAAACGGCGTCCAAACTCTTTTGTTCCTCGATGATTACTGCTGCCTCGGCAGCGTCCTTCGCCAGTTGTTCCAGCTTGTTCTCATCTGCTCCGAGCTGTTGGTACGACTGCTTGAGTGCTGCTTCTAGCGCTGTAATCTCCCTGGTGAGAGACGCATCCCTATCCGTGTTGGCTTTAATACTCTCCTGGTCGGTTGACGCGGACAGTGCTGCATTCACAGAGTCGAGCTCATCGATAAGCGACGCCAGCGTTGACCTGTTGCTGTTAATGTGCGAATTCAGCAGGCTAGCCTCCGCCGTTGCCGACTGGTTCTGAGCATGTAGCGCTGCAATCTTGTTTACCAACAGCTTACGTTCATCCAGCACCTTTTGCGCTTTCTGGCTTTGCAACTGCTCCAACTCTGTAGCGTACTTGTCATACGTTGACTTGAGTTCGGATACCAAACGCCTCTGTGACTCTAGCTCTGCCTTGTCATTGTGACTGTCCTTGATATAGTGGCACGTTGGAAACATATCGCCACACGGTACAAGGTCCAGTTTGCGAACTGACTTTGTTTGAGCGTCCAGTTTGTGTGTTGCGCCTTGCAACTTGAGATTAAGCTCTGTTACGTTTCGGTTTAGCGACTCAAGTTCCGCCTTTCGTGCAAGTAGTTCATCCTCCGATGGCAATGCCGCCAACCTCATGTCAAGCTCGGCTATATCCGGGGAGAATGACGTGAGCCTTGTGTTGGTTTGTTCAAGCATTTTAAGCCGTTTGGCAATCTCAGATTGCAACGTGTCGACTTGAGACGACAGCTTGGCTTTCTTTGCCAACAGCTCGTTTGATTTTTCTGCACCGTTTGACCTGAGCCAGTCCCGTACCTTCTCTCGCTCTGACTTGAGTGTTTCTAGGTTGAGCTGGCACGTGTTGATCTTCTCTTCATTGCTGCGTACCGACAACTGTATGGCCTTCTTGGTTTCTGACCAGTTGACATTACGGAACCGCTGCCCCTTGATCGTCCACGCGCTCAAGTCGTCATTGGCCAGCTTGAAGATTTTCTCGAAAATATCAAGGTCAAGAAACCGGTTGAGAATGGCCTTGCGCTGCGTTGCCCCTTCCTCAATGAACCGGTTCATTCCACCCTGACTGGACAGGGCCGTCAGCAGAAAATCCTGCGATGTCCCAATCAGCTTCCGGATGACCTTGTCGGTATCGGTGCGCGTCTCTAAATTCTCGTTGATGAGTTCCGTGCTGGTTCCGTCTTGCTCTACCTTGTAAAGCATGAGTGTAGTACCGGCCTTCTCGTCATCTACCTTGCCGCCGCGGCGTGTTGCCTTGACGATGTCTCTCTGAATAACATAATCCGTTCCAGAGACGTTCAGAACGACCCGAGACATCCCGGCCGACTTGTTCCTGTTGACAATATGAGCGCTCTTTACTGGCCCTCTGTCTGTTGTGTTGAACAGACCAAACATCAGCGCGCCGATGATTGAGCTTTTACCAACGGCATTTCCGCCGAACAATCCGGTAATACCAGACATTTTCTCAAAGCTGAGACTGTTTCCTTCGCCGTAACGGTAAAGGTTGTCAAACTCCAAGCTGCGAATTGTCCACACGACATCACGTGGAGAATCCGCGCCTTCTCGAACCCTGTCCATGTACTTTCCGATATGATCCTTGGCCTTGGCCTCTTGGTCGTCTGAGAGCTTGAGCGCACCCTTGTTGTTCTTGTCAAGGTGATCCAAGAACAAATGCAGAACGCTGGCCGTGTCGTTCCTCAGGCTCTTATGCTGACTGGCCTGCTTGTATGTCAGGCTGTTCTCTTGGCTGATAACTGATGGTTTTGACTTGAACACTACCTCGGATACGCGGTGTATGTCCTTGAACTCATCGTACAGCTCTTTCATCTGTAGGTGAAAGATTGTTTGAGTGCTTGACACCCGCACACGCTTTTGTGCGAGCTCGCCGTGACAAATCTCCGAAGCTGCAACGATCGTGCTGGCCACGTCGCCTTGCCATTCGACCGTGATAAACTGGCAGCTGTTGCGGATTGGCCTGAAAGCAACATCCCAATCGTCCGCCGAACAGACATCCCAGACAAGATAGCCCTTTACAGTCTCTTCGCCGTAGTTCTGCTGGATAAAGCTGCCAGGATACGCAATCCATGGCTTGCTGACGCCATTCAAATCCGGCCTGTAGCTCAGGAACTGTGTTTTGTGAATGTCCCCAAGCATTGCAAAGTCGAACCGGTCGAAAATGCTAGCTTCTTCCTCACCACCAGACATAACCCAATCGTTGTCGACCTTGCAACCACTAACAGACCCGTGGTACAACGCCACGTTGATCAAGTCTTCATCGGCAACCACCCGTCCCCAACCACGCTTGTCGAAACAAGAAAGGATACACAGGTTGATTGTTGTGTTTGGAATGATATGGTTGCCGCTGTTCTTGAACAGAACGATGCGTGGGTCATTCATTGCGTCGATGATCGGACTAATGGTGTCTTGGCGGTCATCGTTGGTCAAGTTACCGTCGTGGTTGCCAAGGATCGCATAAACCGGTGCAATGGACGCAAGTTCGCGAAACATCCACGTTAGTTTCTCAATGGCTTCTGGCGTGATGCCTTGTGTTTTTGTGTGCCAGTAATCGCCGGTCGTAATGATGTAGTCGGGCTTTACTTCGCTGCGGAGTTCGGCAAACAGGCGCTCAAAGCAGCTCGTATATTCCTCGTGCCTGGAGATCCCGCGCCAATGAATGTCGGATAGTTGAACGATGCGCATGTTATCGTAACATGCATCTTACACCGCGTCGATAATGCTTTTCAAGTAGTATATGTCGTCGAACTCACGGCTGTTGGTTTTTGCAACCGTTGCAAACTGTTCCCTTGACATTTCACCGGGATCCTTATATGGCCGCGGCAGATTAACCATGCGGACGTCGACACCATAATCGTAGAGCAGCTTTGCCGCCTCTAGATTTTCCTTCGGGGCGTCAGAGTCCAAGCATATGACAACAGGAGTGTTGTTAAGAACTATTTTCTCAAACAGCGCACATGAACTGGTGATTTGTTTCCCAAGCAAACATGTTGCATTATCATCGACTTTCATCAAATCAAACACCCCTTCAACGATCGTCAATTCCTCCGACCAGTCAATGTTAAGCTCATTGAAGATCAGTTTTGTTCGATGAATTGTTGGATTCAGGTAGTGCGGCTTGATGTATTTGTTGTATGATCTGCCGACAAAGAAGTTCAACTTTCCATCGGCGTCGTGCGACGGAACAATGATGCGCCCTTTGTAGTCAGGATCGACATTTGTGACGCCGATCTTGAAGTACCACAACTCCCTGGTACCTATTCCTCTGCCTTTAAGGTACCTGAGCGCATCAAGTATATGTCTGGGTTGTCGGGTCGAGTCCTCTTCGGCGATGGGCGCCAACAACTGGAACCCGACTGGTAATTCCGGACATGCCCCTGGATCGAATATAACGGCCCCTTCCGGGCTGTTCCCGATGAGGGACGAGGTATTGAACGTCGTGACCCATTCGGGGGCTAGAATCGGCTTATAGGAGCTCAGCAGGTGATAAATTGATCTGGCCTTGTAGCCGCACCTCCAACAGTGCGTCAACCAGTTGTCCGTACGGATTGCCAGCTTGCGTTTGCCGCTGTTATCTGCATGTTTAGAAGCACAAACGGGGCATGCAACATTGGCATTTAGGCCGCCGTTCGTCAACTTGGCAGGGCCAAAGCAAGCCTCAATAAAGGTGATCGCTTGGCCTAACGTGTGTTGGTGGTTGCTCGACATGGATGGTTGCGTACGCATGCAATTTTACTGCTACGCTCGCAACAGTCAAGCTGTTAGCTGATCTTCTTGCAGCCTTTGCCTTGCTGGACATGGAAACGCGCGCCGCCCGGTGGTACAGCCGCTTTGAAACCCGACACCTTTTCCGATTTCACTTCCATTGTAATCTTGTTTGTTCGTTGATCTACTGAAAATATCGGGTAGATATCAACCGTGCCATTAAATCCATCACTGTAAATTTCATACAGCAATTCCTCGACAGCTTTCTGAAAGTTATGCTTTATCGTAAACGTAGCCTTTTCGTGCTCGGTGACCGGTTTAAGCATCTGATTTTACTTGCGTGTTCTGGATCTATGGTTGAGCTAGTGGAACATAACCAAGAAGAGGGGGAAGGGGGAGGAAAAGTAGACGCACTTATTCAAGTCAACTTACCATGAACAACGTGTACGTGGTCTTGAAGAACAAACGCCACGCGTTGGTAATACTCGAACTCCACCGGAAACAGCATCACATAATCAGTGCCACCGTGGCTCCTCACGCCGTCTGCCTGTTGAACAAGGCTGCGATGTACCCGAATCGGATCACCGGCAACCTTGCCAACAGACCTACCCTTGACGCCACCGACCTGTTTCGGCCATGCACAGCCATTTTGGTCATAACGGATGTTGCCATGCTCGTCGCGTTCTAGATCATATACCGCTACCGTGGCGTCTGCAACTCCGTGTACGCCGTTTCCATATCCAACCTTTACAGTGTCTCCATGTGCCATGATGTTGATGTCCCTTGGTGTGTAGTTGATGAAGTTTCAGTAATATCGCAATCAAGGCAACTGTCTTGCTTGTGTGTCTGCCGTAGAACACACGACACAGTTCGTTGTCAACAATAGCCCGATTACCGAGCTTGCGTGCAGAACTGCTGCACGTTCCACCTTCAGCGGATCGATGATCCCAGCCTGGATCAGCTCACAGAAGACATGTTTGTTGGCATCGTAGCCGTACTGGAATGAAGCGCCGCGTTGAAACGCACTTGTGAGCTCGTGCATCACAACGTCTGCGCTCTTGCCGGTGTTTTCTACAATGACCCGAAGTGGCATTTTGCACGACTCAATTACAACGCGTACGCCAGCTAGCTCGTCGTCGGATAGCTCGACGCCAAACTCCTTTGCTTGCACTGACTTTTCCAGCATGCTCGCGGCAGTAAACAGGGCGGTGCCACCTCCTGGCAAGATGCCCTCCTGCACTGCGGCAACGGTGGCATTTAGTGCGTCCTCGACTCGATCTTTCTTTTCAAAGATTTCGACTTCAGTTGAGCCACCAACCTTGATTACGGCTACACCACCGGCCAATTTAGCCAGACGTTTGCGTGTGTTTTCGCGTTTAAGGTCGTCCGTCAAGATGCCGCTGTCCATCAGTGACTTGAGCTGCGCGGCACGTTCTTGTACGAGCTGCTTACGGCTGCCATCTTCACTTACGAGTGTTGTGGTACCGCGGCCAACAATCGCCTTCTTGCACGTGCCAAGGTCTGATAGCGTAACGTTTTCAAGGTGCTTGGCAGATCCACTGTCGATCACTGTGCCGCCAGTAACAAGTGCGATATCCGACAGCAAATCTGAACGGTTTTCACCGTAACTCGGCGCCTTCACTGCGCATGAGTACAGGACTCCCTTCATCTTGTTAACGAGCAAGGTGTGCAGCGCCTCGCCTTCGATCTCGTCGGCGATCACTAGAAGAGGCTTGTTGGTGTTGGCTACCTGCTCCATCACCTTCAGGATCTCCTTGATGGATGTGATCTTCCGATCGGTGATTAGAACGTATGGGTCATTGAGTTCGGCAACCAGCTTCTCTTGGTTTGTCACAAAGTAAGGCGACACGTAGCCAGATTCAAACTGCATGCCTTCAACGACATCAAGTGTTGTTTTTACACTCTTGGCTGGCTCAATCGTAATGATGCCATCGGGGCCTACTTTTGATATGGCTTCTGACAGTAGCTCGCCGATTGATCGATCACCATTTGCCGACACAGTGCCGACGTTAATGATGTCATCCGTATTGCTAACCGGTGTCGCATGATCCTTGACGAGACAGACGATCTGATTGGCAGCGACATCCATGCCGCGTTTGATGCCAATAGATGAACGTCCAGTGGCAATCATCTTGACACCCTGCGCCAGCATTGAGTGTCCAAGCACCACGGAAGTTGTTGTACCATCCCCAGCCAGTTCGTTCGTCTTGGCGGCAATTTCTTTCAACAGCTCTGCACCGATTGATGGCAGCCGATCCTTGAGATTAATTGCTTTCGCAACCGTGACGCCGTCCTTTGTGATCAGCGGTGCGGTCACGCCATTGTCGATGATGACGTTATGGCCAGATGGCCCCATTGTTGACTTTACAGCCTTGAAGAGTATCTCAGCACCCCTCAGCAGGCCGCTGTGGGCTTCTTCGTCGAATACCACATCATCGTGCCTGTCTGTTGTTGCAGTGCTGGAAAGACCCTTACCATTATTGTTGTCTGACATGCCGCGGCCGTGCTTCCTTATTGTGGCTGACCTGTGAGATTGAATGTGACTTTTCTGATTGTTCCGTCCGGCATCACGACTTCATTGGAATTCGCGGCCTCTTGGAAGCGGCTTGGAGCGTTACCGGTACCGAGACCAGCGGCGTTTCCACTGTGCATGCCAACTTCACTGAGAAGCGCTCCTGGGTCAATTCTTTCAGTGTTTGGAGCGGTGCCTTGGCCGTTTAATGGCGTGTTTTGATCTCCGTACCACAAGTTGACACGCTGAGACGTTTCCTCAAGAAGATTGTCAAGGAAACCTGTGAGCCTTGCGCTGATTACTTCACGTATTTCACCAAGGCTGCCATACACTTCACCATCGACCCTGGAGAGATCAACGATCTTTTGCCTACCGGCCGGGCCAATGGCAATCTTATAGGTGGTCATCTCACCGTTGAGGCTTTTGTGACGCGTCTCCTCCGTCACAATTCCAGGCAACACCGTAGTAGCGTTGCTGCTTAAAACGTAGATTATCTGGCCGATTGTATATTGCATGGCGAGATCACCGTGCGACAAACGTCTTGATGGCGTTGTTTTGGTTGAGTGTCTTGGCGTAGTCTTCTGTCAGAACCAGAACAGTTTCGCTGCCATTGATCTTGCGTTGGTAAGGCGTAAAGTCCATGGTGTTCAAGCAATTACGCAGCTTGCCTTCGCTGTCATAACCAGCGTACAAGTCGAAATAGTACATGAGCCGCTCAAAGGCAGACACATGCAATGACATCGGAATGATGTTGGATGTGGGCATATGTCTGGCGACGGCCTCAGCGATATATTGTTCGGCATCAACCAGGACCATGTCCTGGCGATCACCCACGTAGACCGCGTAACGCTTGGCCAGCAGCTTCTCACGAAGTTTACGTTCTGATGCGTGGCCACCAAAGTTGCGGCAGTCGCGAATGATCGCCTCAACGACAGACGGATGAAATCTCACTGTACGTCGCCTTTCTTATCGGTGCCCTGTACGGCCCCCATCTTGACAAGTTGTTCGTAGATCTTTGCGCGTTCTTCTTGCGTTTTAAGGGCATCTGCCGCCATCTTGTTGGCATTTTCTACAACACGATTCAGCATGTCCGTACCGTCCTTGCGCGCCTTGTCAATTGGTTTCAGCCCAAGCCCTTCACGGATCTTGTCAACCGCGACCTTCATGTCGAGCTCTGGGAATTGTTCGGCAAGTACCTCCTCGATGTACTTGAAGTCGACGTACATGTGAGGATGTGGACCATCCATTATCTCCTCTGGTCTACCACGGTCCCCGACCTCGTATTCCCCAGTCGACTTGTATTCCATCAAGAACAGACCAACTGGCATATCCTTGTCCTTTGGAATGTTGACGTATGGAATCGGAGACACACGTTCACCCGGATAGTTTGGTGACTCGTAAAGGATTTCAGGAATTGACGATAGCTTCCTGTTTGCTTTCACTTTTGCGTTGACTGTCATGTTGTATCCTGCGTATCCTTCTTATCTTGTTTAGTCGTTGCCCAGGTTGATCACTGTGGATTTAATGCTTGTTGGAATACCGCGCACTGGGATAAACCATCGTCGTTCTACCACGTGCGGTGGCAAGGCTTGCTTGTCTGTTTCGGTAATACCAAGAGCCTGTCGCACGCTAGCGATATACTCGCCTACATCTTGCGTTGGGATGCCATCAACGTTGACATAAAACGTTGTTTGCAAGAGCCTCACATGTCCTCGCTTACGTCACCTTCAAGGACGCGAAGAAACAGGTCGAAGTAGTGCTTGTGCTGGACTTTCTTTTTGAGATCGACCAGTTTAAGCGCCAGCTTCAGGGTCTTGGTGTCGAGCTTTTTTGAGTATTCGTCGACCAGCTCCTTCTTTTGCTCACGAAGCTCGGCCTCTTCGTTTTCGAGCTGCCTCATCCTGTCAACAAACTCAACCACGATTGGTTTAAGGTCGTTGATGTTCTCCGGCATTGCGTCGGCATCGTCGAGTTCCGCTTGCTTCTTGTTGTACCTTGCCATGATGTGCTCCGTGTTGCTTTGTGCTGTTCCTCTCTTCGTAGTTGATCGAAGTGAGAAAACACAGCTAGCAGCATGGTCTGTGGGGCAACGGTATATTGTATAGCATCACACAGCCGAACGGCTGGTCGTGATTGTCGTTAAAGTCTACTGTAGCTTGGCAGCCGACGCTGTTGCCACAGATGAAATCTTGGCTTGTGCGGTCTTGCTTGCCGAACTGGTCGCGAGCTTTTTGGTACGCATGATCTGGTTCATGCTCGCCGATGCCATCTTACCAGCGTTCGTCCTGTAAGCCGCCAACTCTTGTTGTGTAACTGGCAGTTTTCCAGTCTTAACACCGCTGGCAATGTCATTGTTGATGCGTGTAAAGATCGACGCCGCCGCTGGTAGTGACCTCTCCATAAAAGACTTTTCACCAGCAAGGCCGTCGTCGGATGAAGCGGCGCCAACCATGATCTCACGAGCAGCAGAGGCGAAGTCGTTGCCATACTTTTGCTGCAACCTGTCGATCAGTTCCTTGTCGAGCTTCGGAACGCCGCCGCCAAGGCCCTCCATAATCGATTTTGGGGCGGTGCTGCGATAGATGGCAGAAAACCCAGGAACACCACCAACACGCCTTAGATAATCCTTATGGCGAACATAGTCACCAAGAGTGCCTGGGTCTCTTATGTCTGGTTCTTCAATCAGCCGGTTGATGACGTGTCCAACGACGCCGCCAGATATAACGTTGGCAATAGACAAGGCTGCATCAATTCCACGCCCGGCCGCAATTGAGTTTGTTAGCACACTATAAGGAGCCAAGAAGAACCCAAACCCCATCAGGTCTGGCTTGATCGCGTTCCACCCGGAATCAAACCCTGACAGCTCGGCTTCAAACTGTTGGTTGATAGCCTTCATCGCCGTCTGTTCCCAGTGCAACATCTTCTTGCCGATGTACTCGACGGCAACCGGGTTGTTAAACGGCAGCATGGCTGCGAACGTGCCACCAATCAGTGTGCCAACGGTGGATACCAGCTGGGTACCGAGCTTCGCTGCGCCGCGCTTTAAGATGTTCCAGATGTCCCGCATTGCGGTAAATCCCATTGCACCGAACAGGCCCTTGCGATCCCACATGCTGCCAGTCGGTCCAGTGTTATAGCCACCACCGCCTGACCCATAGTTCGGATCAACGCCGTAGCCATCCTCATATCCAGGATCGCCACCAAACTGTTCAACCAACGCCATGTCAATCTCTTCCGAGATCAGTGCTTTGAGCACGTTGGCGCGGGCCTCTCTTAGCTTTTCGGCGTTACTTCTTGTCATTTGGCAGCCATTGTCTTCTTTTGTGCTTCAAGCTCTTGCTGTACGCGCTGTTTACCGCCGTTGAGCCCCCAGCCACGTGGTCTGTGAACCCACTCCGGGTTGTGCAGTTTCTTCGGGTCAACGGTCAGCCGTACTCCAGTTATTGAGTACCAATAGTTCATCACCTCATTGTCAAACGCGTTGATTATGATTTTTAGTGTATGACTGTGTCGTCTGCCAAGGCCAACGTTGTTTTTGCCAACTGGTAGTGTACGAAGGATCTCCATCTTGACACGAAGCCAATCATTGGTGGCTGTACCAACATATTCAGCAACATAGTCTATGCGTTCCTTCATAAAATCAGGGATCGCCATGATTGCTAAGTATCCAAGAGAGAAGCGCTGACAGATATATGGCTGACCTACCGGACAATCGTGAACGTACGTTTTATCAGAGACTCAATCGACTGTTCAGGTCTGGCCCGGCAATTAGGCGAAAGATCAAAGGGCAAGACTACAAGAACTTCTATGACAATCAGGTAGTCCAGAACAACCTTGGTTATTATGGGGCCTCCGCGTTCAAGCGCGAAGCGTCGCCATTCTCCACGATGGGCGCGTATGGAATGCTCGATAGAATGAGCAGGTACGCAGAGTTTTCCGAGATGGACTCAAGCTGTGCTGAAGTCGCCTCAGCACTGAACGTCTACGCTGACGAGAGCTGTGCGTCGGACGAGAACGGCAAAGTGTTTCATGTCTTCTCAGAGAACCCACAGGTCCAGAAGGCGCTTGAAGAACTGTTTTTTGATGTTCTGGACATCGAGTTCAATGGCAGGAGGATGATCCGGAACCTTGTCAAGAATGGTGATTATTTCTGTTACGTTGAGGTTGTTCCTGATTATGGAGTGATCAACGTTGAGCCTCTACCCGTCAATGAAGTTGAACGCGAGGAAGGGTTCGATAAACACGACCCTTACGCTGTGAGGTTCAGGCTCATGAGTCGCGGCGGCAAGTACCTTGAGAACTGGCAAATGATGCACATGCGGATCTTGGGCAACGACATGTTCCTACCGTATGGAATGTCGTTCCTTGAGTCTGCCAGGAGACCATGGAGACAACTATGTCATCTTTCTGGTACACGTGTGTTAATGGCAGATGGCAGCCATAAAAATATCGAAGATGTCGTAGCTGGAGATACCGTGTGGACCCACATACCGGATCTGGCTCATTCTATTACAACGACAGTAAAACGTGTGTTGCCAATGGGAGTTCAGCCGATCGTCGAGGTAAGAGCTGGCAGTCGCTCGATCAAGGTAACACCAAATCACGGCCTGCTTGTCAAGACACCGGAAGGCAAGTTCATATACAAACAGGCAAGCAAGATTGTTGTCGGTTCTGATTGTCTGGTAGCACCGATCATTGATATACCACGACCTTTTATCATGATTGATTGTATGCGCAACTGCGCCGAATACCCGGTGGTTGATTCTATCACAGAATCAGATCGCGGTCAGACGTGGGATCTTGAGGTCGAACACACCGAACACAACTTTGTTGCGAATGGCATTGTGACACACAACACAATGCTCGAAGACTCCATGCTCGTTTATCGTCTTGTAAGGTCGCCGGAGCGTCGTGTGTTCTATGTTGACGTTTCAGCCGTGCACCCAAACGATATTCCATCTTATATGGAAGCCGTCAAGGAGTCGATGAGAGGCACATCGATTATCGAGCAACAAACAGGGCGGCAAGACTACCGGTATAACCCCATGGCCGTTCTCGATGACTACTTCATCCCGTCCAGGCCCAACGGTCAAACAAAGATCGAGTCACTGGCCGGTGGTCAAAACATAACAGCCACAGAAGATGTTGAGTATATTCTCCGGAAGTTGATTGCCGCCTTGATGGTACCCAAGGCTTACCTGACATACGACGAGGCCATCAGCTCAAAGTCTACGCTAGCCCAGGAAGACATCAGGTTCTCAAGAACAATTGCCACCGTGCAGAAGATTGTCGTGGCAGAGCTTAACAAGCTGGCCATGATTCACCTGTTTGCTTTGGGATTCTCAGGAGAAGACCTGATCAACTTCAACTTGTCGTTCTCAAACCCCTCGACCGTAGCGGTGCAGCAAAAACTGGCGCTGATCTCATCCAAGATTGAAATAGCTGGTAAGGCATGGGATCTGGGCAAGGAGACAGGAATGGTTTCTATGCCTTACATCCAAAAGGAGATTCTTGGGTTCAGGCCAGAACAGATTGCTCAGATAAGAAGCGAAGCTCGACAAGACCAGATTGACATTGCAGAGCTGGCAGCCTTGGCCGAGAACCCGCCGTACGACAATTCACAAGACTCGGCCGTGGACATATTCGACAAGTCAAACTACCAAGTACCGACGTCTCCGTATGCGCCTGATCCAAAGGGACTAGCCGACGTTGAAAGACAGAACCAGGACTCTGAACGTTCCATCATGGCCGCAAGAGCCAAAGAACGCGCTGAGCGCGAAGGTAGAACGAGCAAGTCACCGGCAACTTTGGGTGGTAGAACGACTCCTATCAAGTTCAACGCAACGCCATCACGTAATCGGTCCAAAGAGTTTACTGGGGCACGCGCTTTGGCTATGCCAGACTTCAAGGCAATGCTTGATCCTGCCAACAAGTACAACCGTGACGTGTTTGGTGGTGTCGGCGGCAAGATCCTTGAAGAGAAGGACATTGCAGCTGGGCTTGGTGTTGCTGTGAGTGATGGTGTTAGCAACGGTGTTATTCCGTATGGAATAAACAGGTCAATGCAGTCGACTTTCAAGAGAATGCACGAGTCTTTCCGCAGGCAGTCTGATGCGGCAAAAGTCACGGCACTGACCAGCGAGAAACAAAGGATGGTCCTTGAGCAGTTCGACGTGACCGAAGAAGAAGGTGCCGACAGCGTTGCCGGTGTTGATGTCGACTTGTCGAACGATGATGACTCATCGATCGTGTCTGTTGACTTGATCGCCGAATCTATCCTGGGCGATGACTGATACTTAAAAATCAGGCCGTGCGCAGGCAGATATCTTGAATATAGCTGTGATGCGGGTAGCAAAGTCAAAGTCAGTCAAACACCATGCACCAGTACACGACTACAGTTCCGAAGCAACACCAGCTCAAACACAACAAGAAGAGGAACGTTGGGCTCTTATATGAGTTCTTTGCCAGATATATCGGCAAAGCCATATTGGACAGCAACGACTCTGATATCGTTAAAAGCAAGGCGTTGCTTCGCAAGCACTTCAACAAGAGCACTGACATCTACAAGGAATTGAGGTTGTTCAAGGCCCTGTCGGAAGCTCGTGTGTCAAGTCGCGACCAAGCCGTTCACTTGATTAATCGTGTCCGTGAGGCCGTTAAGACGCAAAGCCAAGCGCGTCTTGACATGGAAAAGACATCACTAATCAGAGAAGTGTCCGAGACGCTGAATGCCGAGCGGTTCTTCTCGGAAAACATCCAGGACTACAAGAGACTGGCCACAATCCAGTGCCTGCTCAACACGTGGAGAGATGAGGCTTTAAAGGAGTCCGTCGCGGAAACGGTGTTTCTTGAAGAGAGACTGATTGAGTCGATGATGGTTGGCTCTGGTGCAAATATCGACGGCAAGCACTCAACGGCTCTGATGTCCTCTGACACGGCCATGTCAATGACCACAGAAGACGTAGACAGATTGGTGGTCAACATCATGACTGAGAAAGTGAACGAGCGCTATGCCGACCTATCTCGTGAACAAAAAGACCTGATACGCCTGTACGTGTTCAGTCAAAACAACGATAACACAACCGGTAACTCCGAGCTGTCCAACAAGCTCCAAGAGATCAGGGACAGAGTCAACACGAACATCAAGAGACGGTCTTATGAGTTCAGCGAAGACAAGGCGCTGACAGGCAAACTGGACGAGGTCAAATCACTTATCTCATCGCCAGACGCAGAGTATTACGACACCTCTTCTGTTAACGACGAGAAGATTGGTTTCTATCTTGGTCTGCTCAAGCTCAACGAGGAGATAACAGCACCGTCGCACAATGCTCATCAACGGAACAGCAACAGCAGGCAGTGAGGCTAGCACAAACATTATGTCAGACGATAACACCAACAACAAGAAGCTGCTCCTGCTTAAAGAGTTTGCCACGTTCGAGTACGACGAGGACGACGTAAAGAAGTTGGAGCCAGACAAGCCAATGATCCTCAAAGGGATCTTGCAGCGCGCCGACGCTCTCAATCAGAACGGCAGGGTATACCCAAAGCACATCCTTGAGAGAGAAGTTCGGAACTACGAGAAGTTGATCAGGGAACGCCGTGCGTTCGGAGAGCTTGACCATGCCAACGAGGCCATTGTAAACATGAAGAACGTGTGCCACATGGTCGAAGAGATATGGATGGATGGCGACACGGTATACGGCAAAGTTCAGATTCTTGATACGCCATGTGGCAACATCATCAAAGCGATCATCAAGGCCGGTGGCAAGCCTGGGATTTCGTCACGGGCACTCGGGTCGCTCCGTGAGGAAAGGGGCGTAAAAGTAGTGCAAGACGACCTACAGATTGTCTGTTGGGATTTTGTCTCTGAGCCCTCAACAAGCCTGGCTTTTATGCAATTAGAATCTAAACAGGTTAACGCAAGCCAGATCCGGTCGACAATGTCGAAAAGTGACCTTGTAGACAGGGCTACGAACGATTTGCTTTGGCTCGTGAGACAAGCGCGAACCAGAGCTGCATAGTTACATCTGTACCAACTACCACCCCGCTACCACCCCTGGCGCACCCTGGCAGTTGATGCAGAAAGAACAAACGCGGCAATTCATGCAATTCTTCTATCAAGGCTTCTCAAACACGCCAGCAATCTACGAAATTCGCAACACAGTCACCAATCGTCGGTACGTTGGCCAAGCCAAGCAACCGAAAAACAGATGGGTGCGTGGCCACAAGCAATCGCTCTTGAACGGCAGACACTACAATCGATATTTGCAGAACGACTTTAACAAGTGTTTCATTGAAGAAGGGCATACTGATTTCCTTGAGTTTCATATCATTGAGCCACTCCCTGGCGCCACAAGAGCATTGATGAATGAGAGGGAGTGTTACTGGATCAAGGAGAGAGCCAAGGAATTTGCTCTTTACAATGGAGTTGGCGGTGGATCGGCGCATGAAGTCGGCAGGGAGACCAGGGCAAAGATCAGTGAAGCCAAGAAGTCGTACTACAAAACATCCGAAGGCAAAGCCTTGATTGACAAGCTGGCAAGCGCCAAGGCCGGTAAAACCTACGAGCAACTATACGGCGATGACAAGGCCGCTGAGATCCGTCAGAAGATATCAGAGAACAAGCTCGTCGAGATGAACAGACCAGAGGTAAAAGCGAACCTCTCAAAGCTGCTCAAGGGAAAGACAGACGTTGAGCGGTTTGGTGCCGAGAAGGCTGCTATTGTTGCTGCGAAGAGGAGCCTGAAGCGGAAGGGCAAGTACACCGGTAAGGACAACTCCAGGTTTGTTGTGATCGAGAACGTGCGGCTCGTGTCACCTGACGGCACCGTATATACCAAGATCGAAGGTATCAAGGAGTTTGCACTGGAGCATGGGCTCAGACCGAACCACCTTTGCGAGCTGCTTCACCACAAGAGGAAAACCCACGCAGGATGGGCGGTGTGTACGTCGGAAAACGAACAGGAACAGCAACACACAAAGGACCCGGTCGCCGTCGCCTGCTGACCGCACTGCGTTGGTATATTATTTCGTGACTGATTTCAATCGCCGGGCGGCTTACCTATAATCATCGTTGTCCTCACACAAAGTCAGTAGTTGAAGAAAGCCATCATGAAAGTTACCAAGTCTGACCTGAAAAACATCATCAAGGAATGCCTGACAGAGATGATCTCTGATGGCTCTTTGAACTCCGCAATCTCTGCCGTGATCACTGAACAGGTCGCCATGCAAAACCCAGTGATTCGTTCGGCTGCCATGGCCGCTGGCGGTGGTAACCCACAACAGACGAGCATCATGGGTCAGATCTTCGCTGATACGGCGATGAATCATGGCAACGATGAAGCTGTTGCAATGTCACGCCTCTCAAACACCATGGCAATTCAACAGCAGATGGCGTTCCCAGCCCAGCAGCAGGTAATGATGGGCATGCCACAACAGCAAATGCTAATGCAAGAAGGCATGCCCGGCTTTGGTCTGAGTATGCCGAGAAATCAACTGCCGCCAGCGGACCCAAACGCCATGGCACAGTTCCAAGCACAACAAAACATGGCGGTTCAACACCACCAGCAGCAGAGCCCGTTTGTTAGCAACTGGGCTAGACTGGCGTTCAACTCACCAATTTCCAATCGTCCCAAGTCTGGTGCCGCTGGCGGGTCTGGTGGGTTCTTGCCGGGACAACGTACCGGTGGCCAGTTTGGCAATCTCTGAACCCGATACACACACGTTCTTCACGACATAATGGTGGCTTCTAGTTATACCGCAGAGGTATAGCTGATATGTCTTCCACTGTCACGTACGAGATTTTTTCAAACAACGGCGAGGCGTTTGGTGACCGCGCCTACTCAAGCAACCGAGAAGGTGGCATGGGGAGGGCAAACACTCCAAGCCTTAACCGAGCTTATAGCACATCTCCTATCTACAGCGGCCAGTACACGATCGACGCGGCTCGTCGCGTGTTTGCTGCCTATAACGGTGAGAACGTCCAGTACGGTATGCAGATGTATCGCAGGAACTTTATCCCGTCAGGTGACAGCAGACCGGAGTACCAGGACCCGCGCAACAAACTAGCTACACCAACCGGTGCCGGTGGTCTGCCCGCAACACCATACTCTCCTAACGTCGTATCTCCAGGTGAAGGCAACGGCAACGAGGCATCCCTTATCGCCACCGTCGATACCGGTACGCGTCCAGTAGGCGCCAGGACAAACGAACAGCTTAACCCCGCCTTGCCGCTTTACGAGAACCATGGTTCGGACGGCATAGGCAGTCAGGGTACTGGGGCGGTAACCGGCACAGTCCGGACGTTCAGGCTCGGTGTTGGGTCTGCATACCCACGTGACAACAGCAATCCCTGATTTTGGCGTCCTATATAAATTCAACACAAGAAGAGACGCGGAGAAACATGTCCACACCCATTTACCAGGAAGCTCTGATTGAGGCCAAGAAGCTGCGTGAAGCAGCAACAGCAGAAGCAAAGAACGCTGTCCTTGAGGCTGTGTCTCCAATCATCAAGCAAATGATCGACAGGGAGATTGCTAGCGTTGATGTGATCCTGGAGCAGCAAGAGCCCACAGCTGATGGTGTTGATATGTCAGCACCCCCGACAGCGCCAGCGACTCCAAGCCCCGATGCGGGAACTGTTCCTCCGATCCAACCGGCACCAGCACCCGGAGCAGAGGTTGCGCCATCACAACAACCAGCCGCTCCTGCCGTTGCTGCCGCTTCACCGCCCATTGTTCCTGCCGGTGGCCAAGTGCTCGGGAAGATCGAGACGAGCCCAACAGGCGAACAGGAGTTGGTGGTCCCGATCGCATCACTGTTTCAGCCAGCATCGCCTGCGGTTGACACGGCGATTGCTGGGGATCCACTCCAGGCCCAGGGCGAGCCACCCGTTCCACCATCGGACGTTGCACCGCCTTCGGCCGCTCCTGGCACGCCCGACCTCACGCCTCCTCCTCCGGCCGAAGAGGAGCCAGCGCCTGCGCAACCGGCAGGTCTTGCTGAGGTTTACAGGCTTGTGAGCAAGTTGCTAGCCGAGCAGACTATTGTGCCCGGTTCAACGGACAGTGCAAACGTACCCGGTCCTGGTGAAGTGACCAAGTCCGTAGCGTCAATGGTGTCACCAGCCACCGTGGCCGAGTCTTACGGTGCGTTCAAGGCAGAGCTTGAACTGTGTGAGAACGCCGTCAGGTCGGCACGTGACAACCGGAAAGTCGATGCGCTACCAGCAAAAGACAAGGTGGTCGCGCTGTATGAAAACCTGCTCGATCTCAAGGCGAACAAAGGTATCACCGACAGGCTCTTTACGCTCAACGAAAGCCGTTTGGAGCTGTTGCATGAAAATCTGGCCGCAGTGTATAGTTATCTCGGAAATTCAGCAGAAACAAGGGTTAAGGATATTCAAGTCATGAAGAAGCAGCGCAAGGATTCACTCAAGGAGTTTGCTCTCGCACTTTTCGAGGGTGCAGAGGGTTTCGAGAAGCAGGTTGGTAAAGTCGAACCTGCCGGTGATTCTAAGGGCATTAAAGATGAGCATGCCAAGAGCACGTCTGGTAATCCGAAGGGCGTAAAGGCAGAAGCCGAGAAGGCTCCTTTTGCAACCAAGAAGGAAGAGGGCGATCAGGGCAAGGCGCTTCTTGAGCAGCTTGAGGAAGAGATCAACGAGCTCATGTCTCAGGTGTCGGCTGATGAAGGTGACGACCTTGTGCTCGAACTCAGTGGTTCTGAAGATGAGTCATCTGAGTCGGACGAGAGCGAGGATGTCCTGGTTGATGACACGGACTCCGAAGACGTTGGTGCTTCCGATGGGGTTGGTGAGATTGATGACAATCTCACGCTCACCATCGATCTTGAGGGCGTGTCCGGTGACAGCGTCGAAAATGTCAATGTGTCAATCGATGGCACGGACATGAGCGCTGGCGCGGCACCCGAAGAGGAGATGCCTGTTGATGACATGGTCGGCGCAGGCGGTGGCGAGGACGATGCTGATGCGGCTCTCCAAGAGGTACGCAAGCTCGTTCGTGAGCAGCTTGAGCAGCTTGGCTTCAAGCCCAAGGCAGCTGTCGCCAACAAGCCACAAGCCAAAGCCACTCCAAAGGCACCAGCGCAGACAAAGCCTGCCGTGGTGGCCGAGAGCGTGCTTGTCAAGGAGAACCAGAACCTCGCGAAGCAGCTTGATGAAACACGGCTGCTCACAGCAAGGTCTCTGTACCTTAACAAGATCTTTGTATCCGAAGCGAAATTGTCAGAGGTCCAAAAGCGGAAAGTCGTTGAGTACCTGGACACAGCTAAGACTGTTTCTGAAGCCAAGGAGATCTTCAACCGAATCGTGCGTGTTCTGAACAACGCACAAAAGAAGGGTGTTGTCTCCGAATCAGCCAATCAGCCCGTAGTGATTGCGGAATCGGCTGAGCCGAGTTTTGACACCTCAAGATGGTCGAAGCTCGCTGGTATCAAGAAATCTGGCTGATGCGAGAATAGTTAACGATCAATCAAGTCTGAAGAAACAACAAACATACAGGAATTCAGGAGACAAACGACAATGTCCAGGACTCTAACACTCTCACAGCTCGCGGAAGGTATTCAGCGTACAACCGCTACCGCAGGCAACGACCGGCTCGTCAACAAGTGGACGAAGACCCAGCTGCTTGATGGGCTCTCTCCCCTTGGGAAAGAGAAGATGGCTCGCCTTCTCGAAAACCAGGCCGTGGAAGTTCTCCGCGGTGGTACTTCGATGCTTAACGAGTCTCTCTCACTGTCGACAGGCGGTGCAGGGCTTGCATCTTCGGGTCAGGTTGCCGGGTTTACGAACGTCGCGTTTCCAATCGTGCGTCGGGTCTTTGCGGGCCTGATCGCGAACGAGATCGTCAGCGTTCAACCAATGAGCCTCCCATCGGGACTCTTGTTCTATCTCGATTACACGTACGGCTCGTACGTGGGTGGTGATGCGGGCACCGCTGCGAACAAGTTCGCGACCGGCACAGACCCCGGCGCAGCGACCTACGGCCGTTCACAGTCTGTGTACACGAACCCACCAGGTTCGGCAATCCGTACATCGGGTTCTCTGATGGCCGGTGGTCAGTACAACCTGATCGGGTCTGGTTACTCGAAGGTGCACGTGCAGGGCCAGCTCGCTGCTGAGGCAGTGGTTGTTGGTGCTTGGACCGACGGTACAACTTGGCTTACTGGTTCTAGCGTCTCTGCCTCGGCAGGGTTCTCTGGCTATAACGCACGGTTCGTCGATTACAACCCAACACTCTCGACTGACGTTGAGACTGGCGTGATTGACTACTGCTTCCTCGTTGTGTCCGCTTCGGCACTGTCGACAGCGATCAACGGCGCAGACCTCAACTCACTTGACCAGATCGCGGTGACCGGCCTCGGCGTGTCCGGGTCGATCTTCACGTCGGTTCCTGCGACCTACCAGCAGGGCGAGGCAGTGCTGAACTTCCGTCAGTTCACCAAGCGTGGCAACTGGCTGGACTCCGGCACAAGCTCGACCTTCACGGTCAAGCCCTTTGACGGCACTCACCTGATGTTTGCGATGGCGCTCCCGAACGGCTCGTCCGGTCCAAGCACCGCGCAGCTTCCAGGCACCGGTATCGGCGCCGCTGTGTCAAGAGTGACCGCGTCTACCGTGATCGCAGACCAGCTCTCCGTGAACGCTGATGGTAGCGTTCTTACGATTCCATCGTTCGAGTCGAACTCCGACGTTGATTCGTCTCCGCGGATCCCAGACGTTGACATCAAGATCGACAGCGTTGCCGTGACAGCAACAACCCGCAAGCTGCGCGCCCGGTGGTCACCTGAGATGGCTCAGGACCTTACGGCGTACTACTCGATGGACGTTGAGGCTGAGCTCACAAACATCCTGTCTGAGATGATCACGCTCGATATCGACCGTGAGATCCTCAACGACCTGCTTACCCAGGCAGGCGCTGCGAACTACTTCTGGAGCCGTGCTCCAGGTAGGTTCGTGAACAAGCTCACCGGTACCGAAGTGGCACGGACAAGCACCGCTTATCCTGGCCCCAACTTCACCGGGACTGTTCGGGAGTGGTACGAGACGCTCATTGAGACGATCACTGATGCGGCAAACATCATCCACAAGAAGACCCTTCGTGGGTCCGGTAACTTCATCGTCTGCTCGCCAGAGGTGGGGACCATCCTTGAGGCCACTGTTGCGTACCGCGCAAATTACAAGGTTGACTCGGATGGTCAAGTCCGGGATAACATGAGCATCGGCGCTGAGGCTGTTGGCACTGTCAACGGTCGCTACTCGGTGTTCGTCGATCCCTACTTCCCTGGGAACAAGATCCTGATCGGGCTCAAGGGCTCGACCTTCCTTGAGAGCGGGTACATCTACGCGCCATACGTGCCGCTGATCCTCACTCCCGTCATCTACGGCCAGGAGGATTTCACTCCACGCAAGGGTATCATGACCCGGTACGGCAAGAAGCTCGTGAGAGCTGACTTCTATGCCACGATCACAGTGCTCGACATGTCAATTATATAAATGACTAACTTCCACTAAAAAGGAAGTAATCATTTAACCAACAACAAAAGGAGGAACAGTGACTGTTCCTCCTTTTGCTTTTGATGTGAAGCGCACCAAATAACCCGATCGGAACATTGGACAAATTTGTCTGTTGCATGAGATACTTTATGGTGGCCATCGTGACGCCGCTTAAAAATGAAAGGTATGTCAGCAATGGAAATGAATGTGCCGGGTCCGGGTGTTGGCAATTGCGGCGGTGTTTACCGCATATTGAATAAGCTAAACGGTCGCATTTACATTGGATCTACCAGCAGGTTCAAGGAGCGCGTAAGGCAACACACAAACGATCTCAAAGCCAACAGACATCAGAATGCGTTTATGCAGAACGACTTCAACAAGTGTGGCGAAGACTCTTTTGTGTTTGAGGTTGTCGAAGTTGTTGCTAGTGGTATTAAAGAAGATCGTTTGCTCTGCGAACAACAGTTGATTGATCAGTTCTACGACGGTCAGAAGAACTGCTACAATATCGCTCCCTGCGCCAACGACACTAGAGGCCCACGCAACCACAAGCTCATCAACCCTGAAACAGATCGCCGTTGCAGACCAAAATCAGAAGCACACAAACAAGCTATTGGCGAAGGTAGCAAAGCGGCCTGGGAAGACCCGACGTATCGTGCAACCGTTGTTGAAAAGATCAAGAGGTCATGGTCAGAGCGGTTGGAAGTTGTCGAGCGAGGCCCAGTCACTGTGACCAACATAAAGACCGGCGAGAGCGTAACCATCGAAGGCAGTTTTAGGGGCTTCTGCACCGAGAGAAACTTGTCATATAAGGCGTTTCATCAGATGATCGGTGGAAAGATCAAAACGTCCGGTGGTTGGTATGTCGGTACTGCCGACAACAGGCCGGAGTACGTCAGCCAAGTGGGCCAGAAGCGCAAGCCGTTGTCTGCTGAGCATCGAAACAAGATAGCCGGTGGCAAGTTTCGTGGTGTTGAGCTGCTGCACGAGCCAACGGGTGAAGTTTGCAAGCTCGGGGACAACGTAAAGGCGCGGGCGTTGTCAAAGGGGCTGCACTATACCACAGTGATCAAGGTTCTTGGTGGCAAGTGTAAGTCATGTGGTGGATGGGTCAGACGAGCCGTTGGTTGACAATAAAAGCAGTGGCCATGTAAGCTGTTCACAACCAGTCATGGTATCACCTACCAACCACAACATAAAAAAGTCAATCGTGTCAATCGACCCAAAAGTCACCGACAAAGCAGCGGTTGTCGTGACAGGAACGTGGCCGTCAAAGCAGACGGCAATCGAGGCAGGATATGTCGGTGTCAAGAGGTCGATCACAGACCTTCAAGAACGGTCCAGATTGACTTATACGGGCGGCAAACTGTTTGTTGAGACAGAGTGGCTTGCGAACAATTCGGATCGACTGCTCGGCATTCTGGGAGCTTCTGTGCCGTGTCTTGTGTGTGGTTTGAGGTTCGACAACGACAAGCGCAAGCTCGCAGCACATATCCAGGTAAGTCATGCGATGACAAGCCAGGACTACACGGTCAGGTATGTACTTGGCGGCGTAAAGCCAGTGTGTGCGTTCGATGGATGTGACAATACTCCCAGGTACGCATCATTTGAGTTCAATCAGTATTGCAAAGAGCATGCAACCGTTGCAATGGCGAATGGCGGTTCTGTTGGAGGAAAAGCCGCCTCGTGGAACAAGGGCAAGACCAAAGCCACCGACGACAGGATTATGCGGCATGCCATGTCGGTGACGGGCATAGGTAACCCATTCTATGGAAAGAAACACACGCCAAAGGTCGTAGAACAGCTCTCAGCCAAGAGAAGGCTAACCGAACAAGAGGTTAGATTTAGGTTGTCTGCTCGCGGTAATGACTTTACCTACCCAGGCTTTTCATATGAGGAGTACGCGTCTAGACAGTTCGACAAGGTCCTTGTTGAATGCGTTGTGTGTCATAACCAAGAGTTTAAGACTCTACAAGTGATCGAGAGAGGGTCGCTGTGTAAGGTATGTCATCCGTTCTTTGTATCACAAGATGAGATAAAGATTGGTGACTACATTCAGAACGAGCTAATGCTAACAGTGGTAAGGAATGACAGGTCTGTCATCTCTCCACTGGAACTAGACGTATATGTTCCAGACAAGGCGTTTGCTGTTGAGTTTAACGGCTTATACTGGCATTCACAAACCCAAACTGACAAGAACACACACAAGACCAAGACTGACAGGTGCAAGGCCAAAGGCATATCGCTGTTTCATGTGTTCTCTGACGAGTGGGACAAGAACCAGTCGTTGATTAAATCGATGATTGCCGCCAAACTCGGCTTGACACCAAACCGGATTGGCGCCAGAGAGCTTGATGTTTCTGATGTTGCTTTTCCTGTCAAGCTGCGAGAGTTTTTTGATGCGTCTCACATATCCGGCTATGTCAAGTCGACTCATGGGTTCGCTTTGACAGACCCAAACAACAACAATGATGTGGTGTGCGCCTTGATGTTGCGCAAGCCCATCATTGGAAAGAAGTACAATGGGCTCGTTGAGATCTCAAGGTTTGCCACCAAGCCTTTCACTCACGTATCCGGTGGGTTCGGAAAGCTGCTCAAGGCGGCAGAGCAGTGGTGCAAGCAGCAAGGGTTTGATGGGCTCTTGTCCTACTGCGACCTGAGGTTCGGTGGCGAAGGTTCCTTGTATGAGAAGACAGGGTTCGACAGGGAACGTGATACTGGCTTGAACTACTGGTACACGGACGGACGTGTCAGGTACGACCGCTTTAAGTTCCGTGCCAGAGATGGAAAGTCTGAGAACGAAGTTGCCACGGAAGCCGGTGTGCGCCGCGTATACGGGTGCGGCAATGCAGTGTATATCAAGAGGCTCGCCGTCTAGCCTAGCAGCCCGTTTTAAGCCCGCAAATAAACCGGACGCACGATCCTACGTCCAAACCATTTACGGGCACAGGACGGCCTTATAGGAGCTCTATGAGCCTGTCCACGAACGCGCCTTGTGACGGGTTCAGCTTTTGCTTGGCAACGTCCGGGCTGCACCAAGCGATCCGATCAATTTCAGGGTATTGACGCACGATCCCTGAATTCGGCGGGTACTCAAGCTCGAACATGTTGCTTCTGAACACGTCCGTATCGATGTCACCCTCAGCAGCCCAGGCATGAATGGTCTTGCCAGACTTCAACACTACGGTCCCAAGCGGCAGCATGACGGAACAGTCGCCGGTATATCCGGTCTCTTCCCTAAGCTCCCTCACCGCAGCGTCAGCAGGCGCTTCGCCGTCGTTCAGTCCACCCTTCGGAATGGACCAGTGCCCGTTATCCTTGTTCGGCCCGTAGAATGGGCCTCCTGGATGAGCGACCAGGACTTCCACCTCACCATTGCACGTGCGACGGTACAGGAGAACCCCAGCAGACGTCTTGCCTTTGTTTCTGGATCCCATAAAACCCTAGTTACCACGTAACATGCGGATAGTCAAGGAACTAGCTCACCGGCCGTTCAACCATCGGCAACAAAGGGCACTGCTGACGGTTTTGCTGGAGGGTGGTCTGGCTGGTCACCTCCAGCACCTGTACGAGAACACGTCCCTTACCTTTGGCGAGCTCAAGGCCGTCTTGTCCGACGCCGCGGCTGGGCGTTTGGAGCACGTGTCTGAGAAGCTCGACGGCCAGAACATCTTCTTTGGGTTTGACCCGACTGCAAAGGTCACCAAGTTCGCCAGAAACAAGGGAGATATCAAGCGTGGTGGAATGGCAAGGGATGAAGTGTCAAGAAAGTGGCTTGACAAACCGGCCGTTCAGAACGCGTTTCTTGGTGCTTATGACGTTATCCATCACGCAATCTCTTCACTGACCAATGAGCAACAGTCCGTTGTCTTTGGAGAGCAAGGAGATGTTTGGTATTCTGCCGAGATCATATCAACCGACAATCCGAACGTCATCAACTACGACCAGAACGTCATCAGCCCTCACGCGTTTGGAGCTCATCGGTTTGATGCGGTGACTGGTAGCTCAGACGAGTCTTTTGACAGTGAGGCCGCGCTAGACAAACTAAAGCAAGTCGTCAACCAACTACAAACCAAGGCGTCGGAGAAGGGCTGGAAGTTTATCGCACCACAGATCTATCCGCTGGTTCGCATGAACAAGCAGCTTCCGCTAAAGACTGCGCTTGGATCTATCGATGCCATCCTGGCGGAGTCCGGCTTAACTGATAGCAGCACCATCGGAGATTTCATCAAGGTCAAGCTCACGTCGTTCATGGACCGCTATGGCATTCCAAGCGGCGTAGCGGACTTGCTTGGTAAACGAATGCTGGATGCACCGGACAAGCCAGCACGGATCAGCTCTCTTCGTGCCTTGCTGCCAACAGAAGCTGACTATGTGAAGGTGGTGGCCCTTGATCGCAACAAGGCAAAGATCTTCAAATCGATTGTCAAGCCGATTGAGCTCCTTATCTCCGAGTTTGCCACCGAGCTCTTGGCCGAAGCACAGAGTCTTATTGCTGTTAACCCCGGCAAAGCAATCCAGTCCATGCGACGTGAGGTTCAAGCGGCGATCGACAAGATCAAGACGAACCCAAGCAGCTTGGAGTTTTTGGAGTCTCAGCTGGAAAAGCTCAGAGGCGTTGACAAGATCACTTCCTCAATGGAAGGCATTGTGTTTCGGTTCAAGGGCCAAAGCTACAAGTTCACTGGCCAGTTTGCTCCGGTTAACCAGCTCATTGGGGCTTTGAGGTACGGTGGACGTGGGTTTGATGACGAGGAAGGATTTGTTCTAGGGGGCGGCAATGTACCGGAAGGCGATAGCAAGGTTGCTATCTTCCCTGGTGCATTTAAGCCGTACCACCGCGGACATGACCGGGTCATACGCTTAGCCGCCGCACAAGTTGAGAAGCTATACCTGTTGATCTCCACCGGTGACCGTATAAAGCCTGGGGAGGTGCCGCTGCTTGGTTCAACCATGCAAGAGGTCTGGCAGAGGTATATCCTCCAGACGCTGCCGAGCAACGTTGAGGCTTCGTTCGTAGAGAACCCGGTCACTGCTGCGTTTGTGAGGCTGCACGAGATCGATGCGTCTGGTCAGAACGTCAACGTGTACATGATTGCCGGTGAAGAAGACGTTGGCAGGTTCAGCCAAGCTGGGCTGTCACAAGAAGCCCCGAGACTAACGGCGCAAGGAATGGTTACGGTTGCAACCGTGCCGCGGTTTGGAAACGTTTCTGGCACTGACATGAGATCGTTTATTGCAATAAACGACAAGGAACAGTTTCGAGGCGGCTTACCAAAAGAGCTTAACGCCGTGTCAGACCAAATCTTTGATATAATTTACAACAGCGGCATGAATGCAATTGCGTCTTCCACGCCTCAAAAGCCAAAGAAGATTAACAAGAAGCAAGAACAACTAAGTGAGACGGCGATGAAAACGAAAGAAACAACAGACAAATTCGCTATGTCGACCACCGGTCGCGACCTTTTGAGACAACTCATCAAAGAGGCCGTGGTTGATGCAATGATGGAGATGTTAAGCCCGGAGGAGGTGGAATGGCACCAGTCGATGAATGGGGATGCTGACAAGCCTAAGGCTGCTAGAAGTGGATCCGCTGGTGTTGGCGCCAAACCACAGCAACCTCCAATGGGCTTGCCACTGGCAAAACAACTGGTTCAGCTAGCCGTTCAACGCCTCAGTAGACACCCTGCGCTTGGCAGACATGTCGGCATCCTGGCCAACCAGTTTAACGATGCCATCAAGTTGCCGCAGACCGAAGAGAACACAAAGAGAGCGCTGGCACTGGCTTCGCAAATAATATCACTCTCAAGATCTGTCTGCTGAAGCAGTAGTTAATGTGACTGGCGCCATGACTGTTGGCACAAAACGCAACAAACAGAGAGAGAAGAAGCCCGACAAATGAAGATTACAGTAAGAGAGCTCAAGCAACTGATTCGCGAGTCTGTAGAAGAGACGATGGCAGAGCTTGAAGGGGCGCCTGAAGTTGAGGTGCAAGCTGAAGAGAAGGCCATGGAGGAGCAGCTCCAAGAGGCGGTCGTGGCTGCTTACCGGGCTGGTATGAAGCGTGGATTGGCCAGGAATAAAGCCCAGCTGATTGGATGTGACCCATGAAAATAACCATCACGCAACTCACACATCTCGTTTCCGAAGCGGTGCTCGATATTTTGGAGCAGGCACCACAGGCACCACAGGCAGCCAGCGCGCACACAACCACGCTGTCTGGCTTAACTGGTGGTACATATCGCGGCGACGGCGCCGGTGGCGGCGCGATAGACTCACCCATCAACAGATCGCTAAAGCCACTACAGGAGTACCTGAATTTACTGAACCAGCTGGCGCACGTAGCGGGCATTAGTGTTCGCGAATATACCGGCATAGAAAACGCCCTCGCAGCGGCTGATTTAGCAGACGAAATGGACGATCCTGGCGCCGGGGCGATTGTGCATGCAGTCACCGAGCAGTACAGGCGGTTACAGCCGTTTCAGAACGACTACCAAGTTCACCTAGACAGTATTACAACCAAGTCGCTGCAAGATATCATTAATAACCACAAGCAGATGATAGCTGCGGTGGAGACCAAGATACGGAGACTACAGCCATCAATCGATGAACAAGTAGCCAGGCTAAACACGCTAAAGACACACCATAATAAAAATGTGGCGCAAAAGGCTACCAAGCTATTATCCGCCCAGTTCAACGCCATGATCGGACAGTTGAAGAAATCGTTGCAGCAGATTACTGATCTTTTCAACACCGCAAAACCTAAGCTGGAATTGGCAATCAACAACTTTGTTGGCACACTACGCCAAGGCGCCACCAGCAAACAGACAACACTTAACGTGGTGCAGCCAAGTGGCGATATCACAAATCGTGCATTGCGCGGAACGGTCGGAAGATTGCCAGAACAACTTCAGGAGACTATCGTAGCGGCTTACCGGGCTGGCATGAAGCGTGGACAAGAGCGCGCCAAGGCCAAGCGCTGATCGCGATCAGCCAGAGACGGCTGAACCAACACTGTCAAAGTGAACAGTATCCACCGCACCGTGCTTTCTAACCACATCTAACATGAACGGCACCGGGTTCTTACCGCTTGGCCGGTCAAACCGTGCATAGACCAACTTCTCTGCCAACATGGGGCCTGCCGTGAGAATTTCCTTCTGGTAGTTTCTCGCGCCAACGTTCAGATATTTGGCGGCAGCATCCATGTTGAACACTATCGCATCTCTGTTGGGCTCTATATCACAGATGCAAACAACACAATATCCCAGCACACCATCGCCCTCAAAACGAGCCTGTTCAAACAATCTCTCTAGTGCCGCGATGTCATAAGTCCAACCGGTAAACGAGTCCTTTTGGAGAGGACGCACCTCAATGTTGCTGGCGATTCCTATCTTAGATGGTTTGGCTCCGATGAGGTTAGCCGCCGCTGACTCGTTCAGTCCTATGAGAATTCTGTATAGTTTGGTTGCTTCTGCCGGTGCTGCTGTGAACCGCTTGTACCAACCATTGCGACCAACCGTTATGAGGTCTGGTATTAGGTCGTTCATCTCTACTTTTCTGTTGAACATCAAGTAGTTGGCCAGCGCCGCGTAGAGGTGCTTCTCCTCTTTGGTGTCCGGTTCGCGTGGGATTGGCTCACTAAACACGTCATGCCGTATCTCACCAAACAGGTAAGAGCCATACGGTGCGTCCGGTGGTGCTTCGACGGTTGTTGAATCCGACTCGTATAGCAGCTGAAAAATATCGATCATGCCGAAAGATACCTATAGCAGACATGCCGACACCCTCAGCCACATTCAATACCACGCTAAGGCCAACACCGTTTGGTTTTTATGACCGATATACGCTGTTCCAGCAAGATGCTGACAACATGACGACATTCGTCCTTAGAATGCTCGGCGAAGACGTGCTTGGTGTCGAGTTAACGAAGCCCATGATCTGGTCTTGTTTTGAATCGGCCACCCGTGAGTTCAACGGGATGATGATCGAGTATCAAAACAAGTCAAACCTTGCTTCGCTACTGGGCATGCCAACCGGCAGCCTTGATGCAAACGGCAACAACAGCATCAACGTCACCAACATGTACGTGCAGCAGAACCTTGAGTTTCTCAGTGCGCTCGCCGCACCATATGCTGGTATTGTCGGTTATTCCCAAGCGGAGCAAACGTATACTGGCTACATCTCACTAACCTCAGGCCAACAAGAGTACGACATCTACGACAGCCTCGTCGATGTTAGTGGCTCAAACCTGTTCGCCCAACAGCCTAGCGGCTCTGTGGGCGGGATGGAGGTTGTCGAGGTGTTTCACTCGGCCCCCGCACAATATCTCTTCAACAGCAACCTTGCTTCAAACTTTGTGGCCACAGGGCTGCCTGTCGAGTCGTATATCCCTGATACGCGATTTTACGTTCTGCCGTTGTTTGAGGATGTTCTGCGTGGAGAGATGCTGAAGGAGGCGCAGAAGGTCAGGCGCTCACACTTCAGCTACAAGATCTCCGGTAGGAAGATACGGATCTACCCGACGCCGAACAACCTGAGGCCAGGGTACAACGACCGACTGTGGCTCAGGGTCAGGTTTGCTTCGTCACCGTTTCCTTCTATTGCCTCAACGATTGTCAATTCGGGATCGTCGTATAGCCCATCTGGGACAGGGTCTGGCGCGTCGTATCAGGAAGATAAGATATATGGCGCCAACAGCCCATTCAACACCCCATATGGGCCTCTGAACTACAATTCATTGAACATGTGGAGCCGTAACTGGATAGCTCAATACACACTGGCCCTAAGCACGGAATTGCTTGGCAAGGTGCGAAGCAAGTTTACCAACATTCCGATCCCGAATGCTGAGTTGCAGCTTGATGGTGACAACCTGCGAACTCAAGGCCGAGAAGACAAGGAAAAGCTGATCACGGCGCTACGAGAAACACTGGAGGGTTTGACATATGACAAACTGGCCGAGATGGAGGCATCAAAAGCCGAGCAGATGGTCAAACAGCTGTCATACGTACCGATTCCGCCGAAATACAGTATTGGCATATTCTGATTGCCGAGATGAGGTAACCAAATGGCTAGACTGTTCATAGGACGACGTGAAATTCAGTTCATCAACGACCTGACAAAAGAGTTTATCAAGGATGTTGTCGGGCAAGTGATTCATTATTTCCCTGTGTCCGTTATCAAAAGCAGGGTGCACGGGCTGTACAACGAGTCAACAGAGAAGGTGTTTGACAACCCAATCAAAGTGCCAGCTTTGGTAGGACAACCGGAATGGTCAAGCAAGACAACGTCATTTGGCCCAGACCTGGAATCCCGTCTTGAGGTTATGATTCAAGCAAGAGACCTTGCCGATAAAGGCATCAAGCTATCGGAAGGCGACATGTTCACGTTCGACGATGTGCTGTATGAGATTTTGACGTACGTCAACATGAACAACATATTCGGCATGGCCGAGTACGACGTGTCATGGAAGATAACGGCCAAGTCTGCACGCCTCGGTCAGATGGATCCAGCATCGATTCCACTACCCAGAAAAGCACCAGATGGCGAACAGGTCGTGTTCGAGCAACAGAGAGGGTTGCCCATCACGAGTGATGGGGAAGCCACTGGCGATATCAGAGAAATGCGCCAACGTCTATCAAAAGACATGGCGCCCGTTGCTCTTGGTACCGGCGCTAGAAGGGTTGAGCCAAACACCGGCGATGATGGTGACTTCATCCAGGGCTCTGATGCATCTTCATTTAACAATGACCCTCCTCCTCCAAAGAAGGGCATATATGACGACGAGTAGTATGTTTGCTAGTTAACACATGACAAAACGCCATGCCTGATAGCAACTCCAACAATTCTACGAGGCAAAGCGTACCACTACAACCAGAAGGCGTCGAGCAGCTACCCACCGGATATGCCGTTGATGGCAACGACCCGTCAACGTTCTATATTCCTGCTTGTGGTTTAGAAGATGTCGACACGGCAGTTCGTGACTTGTTCGACAAGGACATGAAGTTTCGTGATTACCAGTCAGTAGCTGGAGCCCAAAAACAGATCAACCTCAAAAAGCCACCGGTGATCTTCGCGGCCGGTGAGAGGTTTGCTCTTGCTAAGGCATTGAAGCCGTTCCGTGATAGAAACGGCGTGCTGACTCCACCGATAATCTCTATTCGACGCACCGGGCTCGAACAGCAATCGTCTGACACCTTCCTTGGAGAACTTACTATCAAGAAGCGATTAGATGGCGGCGACAAGGATTACCAACAGCTGCTTAATCGTCTTCTATTGAAACACGGGCCTACTCCTGTGCCAAGCAGTCTAAGGACATCTGTGGGCGCCAGTGCCGGGTTACCATCAATTCGCGCCGGTATGCTTCTTGATGACACCGACCCACGACTCATGTCAGACCACGTTTACGAGGTCATCAAGATACCATTTCCTCAATTTTTTACAGCAACGTACGAGATAACCTATTGGACCAGCTATACGTCGCACATGAACTATCTCGTGCAGACAACCCTGGCCAACCAGATGGCTCCTGGCAAGGGGTTCTATCTCAAATCTGATAAGGGATACTGGTTTACAGGCATTTTGGACGAGGCAATCAACTACAACGACAACTTTGATGATATGACCGACGAGGAGCGCATCATCAAAAACACGTTCACTATGAAGGTGCGAGGTTTCCTTTTGGCTTCTCAAGGGCCTGGGCAACGTGTGCCATTCAAACGATACCTTTCGGCCGTAAACATATCATTTGAGACTGTGTCATACGATGGTGATGTGCAGGAGCTGGCCGATTCCGAACGGTATCAAGGTACCAAATCGGGCAAAACTAGCACAAGCGCGTTTGTCCTGTCAGATATTGAACAGGCATCGACCAAACAGAAACCAACCGTGAAAGACAGGTTCTTGTTTCGTCGTGAGACGATCGACCGTACCACAGGTGCGCGCAGTACCCAATATGTTCGTCAGACGGATTCAAACGAGAAACAGGGCGAGACCGTATACACGGCCTCCGATGAGATAGCTCTGGCCCAGTTCTTCCTCGATCGAAAATAGACCGGTCGAGTAAGTATAGCGTCGCACAAATCCGACGACTTTGGATTACGGGTCCTTTCCTCTACTTAATCCGTAGACCTTTCTACGGCTATAAGCAAGGAAACCCATCATGCCAGAAACAGTTCTGAAGGCCCCGAATTACTTTGACCGCGAGTTCGATCTGACAGAGAGGACCACGCCAGTTGGTGGAGTTCCAATTACCATCATTGGCGCTGCACAGAAGGGGCCTGCATTCGTTCCCGTGACTGTCGGCAGCTATTCTGACTTTGAGGACAAGTTCGGCCCAGTGGATCCTAAAATGGCCGGAACTTACGGCGTCCAAAAGTTCCTAGAGGCCAAAGGCCAGGAGATCGCGTCGGTCAACTATATTCGCGTACTCGGCTGTGGTGCGAACAGTAGCTCTGTCGAAATTTCCGATGCAAAGCAATATGGCATTGTCACAAATGCTGGTATGCTCGTTAACTGGCCGCGCACAGGAGCCACCACGTTCCTATCCGGTGCGCGTCAAGGTACGGTACAGTTCCTCGTTGCCAAACATGAGGTCGCGACAAACGAGGCGTTTGGTTACCCAGACTTCACAAACAACAACAGCTATCAAGTCGGCGGTGTGGCTTCTGATCAGGTCAACTTGGTTCGCGCTGTGCTGTTCACCACATCGGATGCCCGATTCATGGTGCTGAGTGGTGCGGTTGGTTCAATCTTCGATCGTGCCACATTTGACGCAGGCACGGAGAACTATGAGTCGGCCAAGGTCGGTACGGAAGGCTTACTGGTAAACAAGTTCAAGCTGATCTTGTCGTCATCGGACGGTTCTAGCTTTGCGTCGGACGACGGTCTTGCTGGACTCAAGGTCTTCACGGCCAGCCTCGATCCAAGCTCCAACCAGTACATCAGCAAGATCCTGAACACAAACCCAGAGAACTTTGCCAGCAAGAAGCACCTCTTGTACTTGCATTACCCAGTTGACAATGAGGTGGCAGCGCTGAGTGCCAGCAACTCTACTCCTACTGTGGCCGTGCTGTCTGGTTCAGCCAACACGAACAGCCTGGACGTGACGTGGAGCGACGCGTTTGGCTGGTATAACACGAGGTATACCGCGGCCAAGAGCCCTTACTTTATTTCGCAGCCGTTTGGTAATGTAGAGTATGACCTGTTCTACGCGGAAGCACTTGATGATGGTGAGTATGCAAACTCTCGGTACAAGCTGAGCATCTCAAACCTGCTGGCGTCGACTAACCCGAACACAAAGTACGGCACGTTTAGCCTGCTTGTAAGGGCGTTCAACGACAGCGATACGGACCCGCAAGTCCTTGAAGTGTTCAACAACCTGAGCTTGGATCCGACCAGCGACAACTATGTCATCAAGGTGGTCGGCGACAAGAAGGCCGTGTTTAACTTCGACGCAACCGACAGCTCTGACCGCGGTATACGTGTCACTGGCCGGTACAACAACAGGTCCCGGTTCATTCGACTTGTGCCGAGCGCACAACTGGAATCTGGCGAAGTTCCAGAGAAGGCGTTGCCTTTCGGTTTCCGTGGGCCTCGCGTACCGCTGACCAACGTCGCGCTAACAGACAAGACCGGCAGCGTTGCCTTGACACTTTCGCGCATCACTGGTGTGTCGTCAAGCGCTGCTGGCGGCGGTGCTGCTATGTCTGGTGCAATTGTACCACCAGTTCCATTCCGATTCACCGTCACGCGCAACAGCTTGGCAACGGCTGGTATGGCCGGTGCGCCAGGAACGCAAACCATCACAGATGGCAGGCTGTACTGGGGTGTTAAGTTTGAGCGCAATGACAATAGCGTTCTGAACGTTAACGCGAATGAGGAAATCAACCAGATCGTTGAGAACTTTGCTAAGTTCTCCGGAATTGAGTCCTTTGATGTGTTGGCTACCGGCTCTAACGCCGACTCACTCAACAACAACAAGTTCTCACTCGGCAATGTTGCCTTGTCGGTGACTAGCTTGGCCAACATCACAGGCTCCGTTTCGCAGCATATGCGTGAGGCCGCATACCTTCGTAATGCCACACTCGATCCAACCTCATATGTTGCGACAAACTACAGCAACCGCATTACATTTGCTACGCTCCTGAACTCTGGCAGCGTTACGCAGTTCAATGGATTCTCACCATTTGCCAAGTTCACAACCTTCATGCAAGGCGGTTGGGATGGCACAAACATCTTCGACAAGAACGCGGCCAAGTTCACCGACCGGTCAACTTCTACAGAGACCGGTGATTCTGGCTATGGCGTTGCCAACACAAGCTACTCATCTCCCGGTGCAGTAACCGGTACCAACTATACCGGCACAGGAGAGTCTAACAGCAACGTGGTTGCATATCGAACAGCAGTTGATATTGCCACGAACCCCTCCATCGCCAACTGCAACATCTTGGCAATTCCAGGTCAGCGCGATCCGCTGGTCACAGATTATGCCTTGGAAAAGAACCTTGAGTACGGCCTGTCTTTCTATCTGATGGACATTCAACAGTATACGTCAGACGGAACCGCAACTGGTCGTATATTCGACGGCGACACGTCCCTAGTGCCATCGATCACACAGACCGCAAACGCGTTCACAAACCGTGCACTTGACAACAATGCCGCGGCGGCCTACTTCCCAAACTTCAGCATGGAAGATACAGTCAACACGCGTCGCGTAACGGTTCCAGCATCGATCGCGGCGATCTCGGCGTTGTCGTATAACGATCGCGTCAAGTTCCCTTCGTGGGCGCCTGCCGGGTTTGACCGTGGATCTCTTGGGTTTGTCGCCCAGACGGCCGTGAAGATCAACCAGACAGAGCGTAACGCCCTGTTTGACGCAAACATCAACCCGATCGTCAAGTTCCCAGGCGCCAGCTACGTGTTTATGTCGCAGAACACGCTACAGCAAGCCGAAACAGCGCTTGAGTCGATCAATGTGAAGCGCATGGTTCTCGATATCAAGCGGCAGATTGTTGAAATTGGTAACCGGTTGATGTTCGACCAGAACACACCGGCAGCCAGGAAGCGGTTTGTCGATGAGGCAAGCCTTGTGTTGGCAGCGGTTCAGACACAACAGGGTATTGAGAAGTTTGCGGTGATTTGCGATGAGCGCAACAACACTGCGAACGATGTCAACAGCAACAGACTCAACGCACAGATACGCGTTCTGCCGACGCGTGCAATCGAATACGTGATCATGGACTTCGTGGTCCTACCTTCCGGTGTTCTCATTCCCTGACCATATAGCAGTTTTCAGCTCCGGTTCTACTTAATGGTAATCTTGCGACCCCCGCTAGGTTAGCCGGAGCTAGAAAACACAAATGCCTATCTTCCAAAGCCCAGGCGTCAACGCCAGCGAAATCGATTCGAGTGCTCCAGCCGTAAGGACACCTTCTGGTGTGCCATCATGTGTTATTTCGCCAACAGCCAAAGGGCCTGCGTTTATCCCGACACAAGTCACAACACTGTCTGATTACGCGTCCGTGTTTGGTGGCATTAATAGCAACACACCACACGGATACCTTACGGCCAGGGAATGGTTCACCAACACGGCTGTACCTTTGGTTCAGGTAAGAGTGCTCGGCGCCGGTGATGGTAAGACGCGCAATGCCGATGGGACAGTAACAAACGCTGGGTTTGTTGTTGGTTCGCAGCAGCCGGTCGAGAGCAGCGATGGCATTCTCGGCAACAACCAATACGCAAACTCTACCGGCGTAACCGGCAGCGTTTATTTCCTTGGCTGTTTCATGTCGCAATCTGCTGGGTCTACGGTGTTTTCTGACGCCGGTCTGCAAAGTTCAACTACCGCAGTACCGATCGTTCGTGGTGTTCTATTTGCCCCTTCTGGTGTTGTGATTCGCCTTTCGTCTGCGGCGCAGCTAAGCCATGCGCCAGATGCCGACTTCGTTGCAACAGAAACAGCGTTTTCTGGTGGTTTTACCGGCTCTGTAGACCTCGGCACCGGCAACCAGACGTTCGTGCTCATATTGAACGGTCACAAGGGAACTGATTCACGCTATCCAAACACTGTCACAGCCAGCTTTGACCCACAAGCGGCCAACTACTTCAGCTCCGTGTTCAACACTGACCCGCTTAAGACTCAAGAGGCTGGTCACTTGCTCTATGGGCACTTTGACATCTTCTCGTCGTTCGCAGTGCCAACTGGCTCTGGCGTTGTTGTAGCTGCTTCCGGGTCCACGTACGGCAACAAACAAAACATTGCGTTCGTTGTTCCGGGATCCGGATCCGGTGGTGTTCACACGTCCAATACGGGTTCAACCATTACGCCGAACTACGAGGGCTTCCGTGATCGTTACGCCACGGCTGTTTCGCCCTGGGTGATATCGCAAGGGTTTGGTGGTTCGTACAGCAACCTGTTTAGGTTCCATCACCTGTCGGATGGTGAGTCTGGCAACATGGCCGTCAAGATATCCATCCTGAACATTCAGCCGGGAACAGCAACTCAGCCATATGGCGTGTTTGATGTTCTCATTCGTGATGCGAATGACCGGGACGAGTCCGGCACAATGAAGATCCTTGAGGCGTTCACGAACTGTTCGTTGAACCCATCAAACCCGAACTACATTGGCAAGAAGATCGGCACGACTCACAACCGATTTGAGTTTGATGCATCCGAGGCCGAACAGAAGATTCAAACGACGGGTGATTATCCGAACCGTTCGCGGTATGTGCGCGTTGAGATAGCCGCCGATGTAGACGCAGCCGAGCTAGATTCGAGTGCGGTACCGTTCGGCTTCAGAGGTCCGCAGCACCTCGTCACCGCAGGCTCATCGTCACTATACAACATCAAGCATGGGGACTTGCTGAACCCGTCATTCCCATACTTTGACACCGGTTTGGGCAACGTACCTCTGTACAAGGCCGTACAACCACCTGTGCCGATGAGACTGAACCTTAAGAAGTCCGCGGCGTCGTCTGGCGTAGACACGAACCTGTTTTGGGGCGTTCAGTTCCAGAACCAAGTCACGGTTTCAGACCCCAACGGCAGCTCGACCGCGAACGACAGCCTGAGTGGTTATACCAAGTTCTATCCTAACTTCGACCTGTCATCGAACGTGCAGTTTGCTGTTTTTGATAACACGGGGGTCGTTGACACCACAAGCTCCTGGGTTCTTGATAGTGATCGATTCAACAACAACCTGTTCTCGCTAGAGAAGGTAAAGGTTGTCACAGGCAGCAACGCACTCCCGTCCGTCACCAGCACGGCACTGCTTAGCTGGTCTTACGTACGCAGCGGTAGCATCCCAAGTGACGAGGCCACGAAGACACGAGCGCTGGCTGTTTCAGACCTTGACGGCAACGCATCGGTCCAAGCACTTGCCAAGTTCTCGTTCTATCTGGAGCGTGGGTTTGATGGTGTCAACGTCTTTGATGCCAACACACGGTACATGAAGAATGCCGCGGCGGCACAAGAGATTGCGCAAGCAACTCGCGGCCTCACAGACGGCCCGACCGTGCAAGGGTACATGAAGTCGCTTGGCTTGATTGCAGATGTCAATGATGTCGACGTGCAACTCCTCAGTGTGCCTGGGATTCGAGTGCCATATATCACGGACAACGCGATATCAACCGTTGAGCAATCACGGTTTGACTGCTTCTACGTCATGGACTCAGAGCAGTATGACACTCTTGGGAACAACATCACGGGTTCTTATAGTGATGTAAGCGTTACACAGACGGCACTGAACTTCGTTACTCGTGGTGTAAACAGCAGCTTTGCCGCAACGTACTTTCCGGACGTCAACATCCGGATGGACAACGGCGTTGTATACGAGAAAATGCCGCCATCCGTGGCCGTGTTTGGGGCATATGGGAGGAACGATGCGGTGGCCCAGCCGTTTAATGCGCCAGCCGGTTATACGCGTGGCAGACTTGGGAACGTTACGGACTTCGCCGTCAACCTCGACAAGAGGGCAGCAGACACGCTCTACGTGGCACGAATCAACCCTCTGATGAGCAAAGCCGGGGTTGGTCCTGTCGTGTGGGGTCAAAAGACACTTCTCAACAAGGAGTCACTGCTCAACCGCGTCAACGTTCGTCGTCTCCTCATAGCAGTCCGTAGGGAAGTGAGGAAGGTTGGCAACAAGTTCATCTTCGAGCCTGCAAGGGAAGCGACGCTCAAGTCGTTCAATGCAGCCGTGCAGCCGATCCTACAACGTTATCAGGCTGCTGGTGGTGTCGAGAAATACAAGATTGCAATCGACACATCAACAACATCCCAGGCAGACCTCGATAACAAGACGATCCGTGGGAAGATTTTCATCGTCCCAACGACAACGATCGAGTTCGTTGGTATCGACTTCGTCGTGACCAACCGCGATAACTTCGTAACAGGTTGATGACTTAACGGTTGTTCCTAGTTAATCAGCACAAGGAGACTAAGAAAGAAACGTCATGGCCCAAACACTAACAGTACCCGAAATGCTACCGGCCAACTTCATGCCGAACATGAAGAACCGGTTCATTTTTGCTATTGAAGGCATCGATGCCTTCATGATCAAAACCGCCGCACGGCCGGAGATTACGACTGAAGAGGTCGTGCTTAACTGGCTGAACTCGACCCGGTACGTGGCCGGAAAGACGACCTTCAACCCGATCTCTGTTACGCTCTACGACCCAATCTCACCATCTGGTGCGCAACAGGTCATGGAGTGGTCACGCCTCAAGTTCGAGCCAGTGTCTGGCAGGTCTGGTTACCCAGACTTCTACAAACGGGACATCCAGCTAAAGATGGTCGACCCGGTGGGCACAGTGGTCCAGCTGTGGGATATCAAGGGTGCTTGGTGCACAAGCGAGAACTTTGGTGACTTGTCCATGGACGATGGTGCCGCTGCCGCCGAGATCTCATTGACAATCAGGTTTGATATAGCTGTGCTACAGTATTGAAGTATTTATTAAATAAAATCTTCTACTGTTGACTCTCCAAGGCCCATGTGCTAGCGACAGACACATGAGCAATCACAATCACCACCTCCATCCACAAGCCGTTACCATCGACCTGAACGAGTTTCAGTTTGAGTCCTTCTCCACGTACGAGATCGTCCTGGAAAAGATTGTCAGACTGGCACGCAAAGCCGCCTGCTTGGCTTTTAACTGCCACTCCTGGGCCTTGACGATAATTCCCCGCGACGAGTGGGGAGCGGGCTCAATTCGGGCGTATAGGAGCTTTTGTGCCAGGGAATTAACATGCAGCTGTTGTGGCGTTGTTTCGCACGTGTCAGATGCGCGCATGAGCCAACACGAGCTAGAACAGTACAACTGGTCGACGCTGGTGGCCTACGAGAACCAGTGAAGCACGAAACGATCGATGTGCGATAGTTATCCTCGCGCAAAACCATCAACAGGAGAGGATAACTTTCATCAATGTCGACAACAAAACCTTCCAAGTCGAGTACCACAGCTGCTAGCGGCAACAAGGTAAGCCTTGCAGAGATCAGCCGTCGCAACGTCATCAAGCAGCTTAACGAGTCCCTCAGCGAACTTGAAGCTGTATCAAAGTCATTGAATGAGTCAGCTAGTCCAATTGGCTCACATGTCAGGGCGTTGACCATTCTGGAACGTTGCAACGGCCTTCTAAACAGGCACACGGGGCATGTTGTGCTCCTGGAGTTTGTGTCGCGCGAAGACCAGACAAAGTTCAAGGCGTTTAGGAACGCGATCGGCGCGGTCTTGAGTGCTAACAAGGGCAACGAAATTGAACGCTGGATGAAGGAAGATCTACAAATCGGTCTTGTTGCCTCTGCGATCGATCGGCTCCAGAAGCTGATGGTCGGTCAGACCGGTGCCAAGCAACAGCCCGGAGTTGCTCTTACAGGTGATGAACGGACGCGCCGAGCTGTAACAGGTGGTACGATGGCCAGCCGCTCCAGGGCTGGTGGGATGTTCCTTGAGGAACAACTCGGACATATTGATAATACCGAGCAACTGATCAACGTTGTCTCGGACCGACTCGGTCAGGCCACTGCGTTCTTTCAGGCGTACCAAGAACTGTTCGGGAGTGAAGACAAGGTTGCAAGCCTCAAGTCCATGATTCAATCAAAGCCGGGGCTTCTTGGTAGGGCTTTTGGTAAAACAGCGCTGTCAACACTCGCTGCAAGACTTAAGAAGTTGTTCCGGCCCGTTCGCGGCTTTGACGCGGACGTGTTTGCCGCAGAGCTGACGCCGGAAGTGATCGCCGCAAACGAGCGGGTGCAGGCGAACGTGTTTAGCGCGCTCGGTGACGTACCAGAGATTGCACGCACCGCACAGAAAAACCTCAAGGCCAGCTTGGGCCAACGGCTTTCCGGCTTCTTTGCTGGCCAGAGCGCAGGCGGTGGACCGCTTGGCGCCCCACCTCGCGGCTGAGCGCGCCTTCGCATTAAATCACTTTACACTTCAAGTCTGACGTGTTATGGATCATTATAGCAATGAGGTCGTAACATGCCATCTCCGCCATCAATAGCAAACAACACACCAAAGCTGCCGGTCTTTTACAACGACAACCAGACAGTACGAGACAACGTCTCATTTTCTCAGAGTGCCAGGAAGCCAGAGCAGTTCGTAGCTCGTCACCGAGACAACTCCAAGGTGGAGATCATCAGTGACTGGCAACCGTTAACACCTGATGAATTGGCGTCAGTGCATGACCCTGCGCACGTCAATGCCGTCTTGGCTGGCACGGCCAGGAATGGGTTTGGCAACACGCTGGCCTCGGTCGCCGCTAGTCTGCCTTGGACAAACGGCAGCTTCTACCGCGCAGCCCAGCATGCCTTCAAGCATCGCACAGTGGCCATGTCTCCAACGTCCGGCTTTCATCACGCCGGATATAGGACATCGGAGGGTTTCTGCACGTTCAACGGGCTCATGGTTGCCGCGGCACTGTTGCATAAGAACGAGGGCGTCAGACGCGTCGGTATCATCGATTTCGATGCGCATTATGGCAATGGCACCGACGACATCATCGACACGCTCAAGATCGACTACATCGAACATGAGTCTTTTGGTGCGTATGCCGGGCCTAAGATGGTGTTTTATTTCTGGCTCGTCGAGCTGGAGAACCGACTGATGGACAAGTTTAAGAACTGCGACATCTTGTTCTATCAGGCTGGTGCCGACCCACACATCAACGATATTCTTGGTGGGTTTCTGACCACCTTACAGATGGAACTCAGAGACCGGATCGTGTTTATGGTCGCCAAGCGGCTGAACCTCCCGATCGTCTGGAACTTGGCCGGTGGTTACCAGAGCCCGTTCGAGGATACCATGCGCCTGCATGATAACACGATGGACGCTTGCCTCATGACGTTCTATCGCTGATATTGTTCCGTATCGACAAGGGCCTAGTTAATCCAAACACTGGATTGCACTAGAGCCATGTCGATAACCAAAAATTCCAACAACAAGTCAAAGCCTATCACCAGAGCACGGCAGCTTGGTCAGGTCAAACAGGCAATTAAAGAGGCCGTTGACCTGAACGCTGTCATGCTAACCGCTGGTGACCGCGGCGAACTCAGTGAGTACAACAAGAAAATTGAGACCTTCCTGAATGAAACGTTCAAGCAGGCAGATGAGCTAGCCGAGGAGGGCGAAACACTTTTGCGGGAAAACTTCCTGCATAGCCCGGTAGCCGAGGAGCGCAAGCGCATCGTCACCGTGATGATCGGATACTTGCGCGAAACAAGGAACAGCATCGGCAATGTCCTGCGCCTCAGGTACCTGATTGGCTAATTGTCACCGGTCGACAACTATTAACTGTTGTGCTATGTTGTTGATGTATTATGTCGGACGACCACAACATACAATTCGAGGACGACGACGTCGTCATACGAAGCTGTCTAGGAAAGCTGTATCAAAAATCGAACAGCCCTGTCTGGGGCGACAGCCCAGATGACCGCCTTTACATGTTCGTCGCATATGAACTCACCCGTGATGCTTATCACTACCAACAGGATAAACCGGGGCGAATGTACATAACAACGAGCATATGCAGCGATGGTATGCTGTATCGGTGGGCTCTGTCAGCCAAATCATTCATTAATGGCTATCTCGTAGAGGTCAGGCAGCCATGATTCATCCATCGCTTGTGATTGTGCCAGCACTCATGTCACTGGCGCTGTTAGTCGGTACGCTCTCAATTGGACGTGTGCGCAACAAACGCTAGTTAACAGCAATCCTATGTCCACAATGAATAAACGGTTCGCTAGCGGGTACGGCAACTCAAACGAAATGAGTGACGCGTCAGTGTCAGAGCTGCGTCAGATGTACGTGAAGAGATATCCGAACTTCTTCAAGCGCGATGACGTGCGCGATGACTTTGTGGCCATCCAGCGTGAGCTACGTTCGCTTGTACCGACAGCTCGTGTCATCAAGGAAGACCTGGATACTCTTGATGCGCGGGTGCAGTTTGACGTACCAAAGGTCGATGAGGTCTTGCTGGAGAAGGTACTGGCCAAACGCGGCTATGTTCCGATGATCCGTCGCCAATAAGCACTAACGTAGTTACAATGTGGAGCAGTAGCATCCACATGTCAAATTTTCAATCAGACGACGGCAGCCAGCAGTTCTTTGATACGTTGCTAGAACAACGTATGCGCGTAGCCAAGGCTCACCAGCAACGGCGCAGCCCAGCGCCACAACAACACCAGCAACGCGGCAGGCCCGGTTATGACCCGTACCTAGACCGCCGCGTCACCACCCCGGCCCAGCACCAACAACAGACCATCTCGGAAGTACACGACCCTTACGCTAAGAGCGTGATCGAAAAGTACCAGTCGCAGCCGCATTACGGTCCGGCCCACGCTGGCCTGTCAACCAACAGGGAAGTGGCATCGAATTACGAGGTCGAAGTTGACATGGCCGCGATGCAACGGCAAATACTTCAACGCCAAATGGAGATGCAACGATCAAACGGGAACGTCGGTATGTCGGTAGACGAGGAGCTCGCCAAGCTCCCAGCACATCTCCGCGCACAGTTCGCCTCGTTGGCTGGCGGTGAGATACCAGCGTTCATGCAACCACAACGGCAACAGCCACAGCAGCAGTTCCTACCAGGGCAGCAACAACAGCCTCAATACCAACAGCCACAGCAGCAAATGACGCAAGGCCACGTCACGTTGATGGAAGGCCACCCGGTCTATAGGGCGATCGAAGCGAATGGTTTTGGTGGGACGGTTATTTTGGCCAGGGAGATTGGCGTTGTCAACGCCAACATTGCGCAGGTGCCAATGGTCCTAGGATCGCAAGCCGCGGTTGGTGTCTATGTGATCCCGCAACATCAAACAACGGTTAATCTCCAGGAGATCCAAAGTAACCCGTCAATGCTTAAACGATTGGTAATCGTCAAGCCACCTCCAATGGCTGGTATTGGTGCCAGCTTGCTTGTTATGCCAGAATCGATCAGGGCAAGCGGTGTCAATGGTGGTCGACAGGTAATAACTGATGCAAGACAGCGCATGGTTCCGCAACACTACAACAACCAAACACCACCCGGCGCGCGCACAATCCTCAGAGGATGACCGCCGTAGTATTAAAAACTGACAGCTCGAACACGATCGATCTCGATAACAGCATATCGCTGTCGGCTGATATGACTGTGCGCGTGTTATTGTCAGATGAAGCTGGTTACGGTACGTGTTTGCCAGCGGCCGTTGTCGGTGAACGGTCGATCTCGGTTATGTTACCGGACGCGCTAGCGCCGTTTGTACCAGACTTGCCGTACGTGTGTAGGGTCGAGGTTGTGAGTGATGACCAGCTCTCAGCCCAGGCCATACATGCATGCACAGTAACCGTTGTGCGCGATAGTGTCGTTGAGGAGCACAAGGCCCAGGAGTTAGCTCGGGAAGAAGACCCGGCAATTGCACTGATCGATCTGGTTATTATGAAGGAAGGCACTCAGTCGAGTGCCACCAGGAAGACTTCAACCGGGCCGAGTGTTGCTGTCACTCAGCCAACGGTGTCTATAGATGACTTGGTCAGGGAAATTGATAGCTTGTTTGCGACGGTCAGACGTCGTTGACGATGTCAACCTCACGCACTTGTTGAGCGTGAGCAGCTGCGTTGAACGTGAACGTTCGGGTTGGGTTGTCGATGTCAGTGAGCTCCATGATCAGCTTCTCGTTGTCAGTGAACCGGTACTCGTTCACAACCCAGTCTCCGTTCATGTGTGAGTTGGCCGAGAAAGCCTGAAGCCTGATGACAGTCGCTGAACCGGTCGCTAGCGGGCCTTTGAGGCTATCAGCCAGCTTCTCGGCCGGGGTGGCCAAGCCGCGTCGAGCCCTGTTTGCAGCGATTGTGCGCTTGCCTGGGTTTGTCGCAGACTTGCCGACAAGGGCGCGAACGGGCGCAAGCTCCGTGGCAAGGGATCGGATGGTGCTGCCCCTGGTAGCCTTTTGACCGGCCTTGGTGTCATCCGCTTCGCTGGCTGTGCGTTTGTTGTCGCGGCCTGCGATATCGGCGTACGTCACACTATCAATCTCGATCGAGTCGAAGTATTCGCTGACCGCTGTGCCAATCAGCTTGTCCTTCCCGTCCACGTAGAAGGAAGTGAGACGCAGGCCGCTGTCCGCGGCTTGAAGCTCAATCACGCGGCTACCACCTCGACCACGACCGGTCTTGGACTCATTGACAAGATACTTGCCACTGTACGAAGCGAACGGCTCGCAAAACTTGATGTTTACGATCGAACCCTTGGCTACCTTGTCTTGAAGAAGTGAATGAAGAATGTACTTGTCCATGCTGTGTTGTTGTCCTCTCGTCGTTTAGCTTGCCTGTAGTACAGGCTCAACTCGCGGCGTATACCTTCTGGTAAGACCGCGATGTAAGTCGTGGATGGCCGACATTGATGTTCGTTGCCATTGTGGCCTCATGGCTACTAACCCACACGGGGCTGCCAAGTACCTTGTAGTACGTCAGGCCGGTAGGCGAGAGCATGACCTTTGAGACTGCAAGCTCGGTGCCAGCCGCAAACGCAACGTTGTGATAGTTGGACGTTACGTCCAGCTTGATCATGACCTTGCCGATCTCTTGGTCCGGCTCACGTGGGACCTGGAATCTCTTTGGGCGCTGGTATGCCATGTGCTTGTAGCTGCTCCTGCGCGGTGATGTCTTCGCCGCGATACAAAACACAAGCTAACAGGCTGTCGTCGCGAAGTCAAGGAATTATGACGTAGTAGTCGTCGCTACCCGGAGGCATGACCGGTGTCAGTGTAACGCTGCCGGTAATTTCATCAAAAGTCAATTGGAAATTGAGATACCATACAGGATCTCCACTAATGTATTTCATATCTTCGACTATTGATTTGAGATGTGCCAGCATTGAATGTTCAAGGCATTGAGTCATGTGTTCATAAACATATACTTCTGACAATTTATCGATAAGATATGTTGCTGCAATTGTAATATCATCTTCTTTAAGAAATACTTTTCTGCTCATTTGTCACTCTACTTTGCCATGGTGAAATCTTAGACCGATCGGGTCGTCAAGTCAACGTCGGGCGCCGGTGGCTATTACAACCGTGCCCAGCAAGGCGCCTAGGAGTTTATCCTGTGCCACCAAACACGCCGGGTGCGTAATGACACGTTCGGGCAATTTGCTGCCCCGTATAAGGCGCCTATTGGATCGTCACATGAAGTGCTGGTAAACTGTTGACTCGACAATAACCTACCAGTCGGTATGTCATATGGTTGAGCTAGTGGAACATAACCAAGAAGAGGGGGAAGGGCAAGGATTAAAACCAAGCAGGTTACTTAATCTCCAACACATGCACACACATGCTTTAAGCGAAGGTATCTTCGATTCAATTGTGTCCAGACTTAGCACCAAGCAGGCCATTACCATTCCACGTGGTAATCAGCAAGCAATAAAGACACCGATTCCCGGTAGCAGGCAAGACCGAGCCATGTCGATGCAGCGGATGGCAGGGAGCGTTGGTCAAGATACGACTGATTCGATTGCACACAGGCAGGCCATGAGCGGCGTTATCGCGGTCGTGTTGGAGCGCCCGGAGATCATAAAGCGAGTCTGGGGTATCTCGGACCCGGCACAGCAAAAACAGTTGTTCGTTGGTGCGTACGACCCAACTACAAGACAACAATCAATCGCGCGAATACTCAGAGGATTTAGGTCGCTGTTTTGTGGTGAAAGCAATCTACAGGCTAGCGAATGGATCAAAGTGTTAAACATTGCCGACCAGCTTTCCAGAGACGGTTTAATCAATAGCTCTGTTGTTGATAGCCTATCAAAACTGTACAAGTTTCATATCAATGGCCAGAGCACACCAGAGATCCGGCAGTCTATTCAGCGATACTGTGTTTCAGAGGGGGCGATCACCATTGAAGGCTTGTTGTATGGTTGGCCACTAAAAGAGTCCGGGCCTTCTGGCCAGGGCCTTGGGTCGTATGACGAGAGGATGGACGTACCAACTTCACTAGACTCGCTAGATGATGGCAATACAACTGGCATCCCCGATCGCAGCTAATTACCGTAGAACACCATGGCTACACCTCATATAAACACAGACGGTTTCGAGAAACTGATCAGAGAGTCTGTTTCTGCCGTTATTGGTCATAGGCAACCAAAGGCAAGCGATGCTAGCGGCGGCGCCAACAAAGGCGCTGCATCGACGGCGCTATCCGCGGTGAAGAAGATCATCAACGAAGCCGTGGTGCTGATGCCAAAAGCGTTCACGTTCCGGTCCGAGGCCCAATCACCGACCACCAAAGAAAACCACGAAAACCTGTACAACAGGTACGTTGAGAGCTTCAACAAGATCAGCGCGAAGCTAGACACCGTGTCCAGGGATGAGGCTGATAATCCAAACAACTCCGAGTTCAGGCGTTTGAAGATTGACGAAAATCACAACATGAACGGCGTGAAGTTTCATGAGTTGTATTTCGCGAACTCCGGAGATACCAACTCGCAGATCCGCGCTGACAGTATTCCGTTCATGCGTCTCAACCGGGACTGGGGGACGTTTGACGCTTGGCAGCTGGATTTTCGTGCCTGTGCGATGAGCGCCACGGAAGGCTGGGCGGTTTGCTATTTTGACCCATTCAAACAGCGATACTTCAACTGCTTCGTCGAGAAGCACGACATGTACCTGCCGCTGCTTGGTATCCCCGTGGTTGTGTTGGACACATGGCATCACGCATGGTTCTATGATTTCCCGGAAGAAAAGATCAGTTACGTCAACCGGTCAATGGTTGAGTTAAACTGGTCCGTAATCGAAATGCGTATGCTTGCCGCAGAAATGGCCAAGCTGCATCAGATCTACTCCATCCAGCCAGTGCCGCAAGCAACGGACAACAACGGCGACCGGTCAAGCATGGTCCAGTCGTTGCCACCAGTAACCGCGGTGATGTGATGAGACAAGGAATTGTGCCAATGCGAGCAGAACGATCGCCAAAGCTGACAGTCGTTGGACGACGCAGAGGGGTGGTTCCGGCAACGCGAAACGACTTTGTTCGGCTGCTGACAGAACAAGAAGGCGAGAGTGGCGAGTATACACCGCCACAACAGCGTACGCTTTCCATACCAGATGCCGCTGGATCTGTCACCGAGCAAGACGCGTCCGTCGATCAGAAGATAGACGGGTATCTTTTGCAGTTTGAGCGCGAAGCTGTGAATGTCAATGATCATGAGGCGGCAATCGAAGATGGCGCGTCCCCGGTCGTTGCTGAAGGGAAAAGCCTGTACCGTTGGCTGTTTGAGCAGGCGGCCGAACCGCCTGCTGGTGATGCTGGCGGACCGGAAGGCGCGGACCTAGCAGGTGATAGCGGTGACATGGGACTTGGTGACCTAGGTGGTGATCTGAGCGCCGATGGTGGTGGAGATGATAGTGATGGTGCGCCTAAGGCAGCACAGGTCGCCCCAGTTCCAAAGATCAACATCCGTCGGTTCGCAGAGGGCGTAGCCAGACTGGTGATCAACTACAGAGCTTTGATTGATCCAAGGTCAGTCATAATCAACCGCGCAATGTATTACATCTCCAGGAACTATTCGCCAAAGCTGGCAAAAGAGCTGGTTTCCATATTGGAGCGTGACTTCAAGCTGTCCGCAAAGACAATCTCTCAAAAGGAGGCTGAGGTTCCTTCGGCGCCAACGGCGGCAAACGCTGGGCCAGAGAGCGGCGGTGTTCCTTCGGGTGGCGCGTCTTCTGTCCCGGTATAATCAAAGGTTAGAGTCAAAGGCGGGTCAACATGTACAGGGAATCTATAGAGCGCACCGGTCTGATGCTGTACTTCAGGCTGCCAAGAGCTGCATTTATCTCATGTAAGAAAACCTTGTTTGAGCATGCGATAAGCATGCAAGAGTTGTTCTCTCAGATACTTGACCTGCTCGACAAGCGCGACCCTAGGGTTATGTCGATCCTTGAGCACGCGAAGTCGAACCCGATCGCCAACAATCGCAAGCCGCTTGTGTTTACCAACCCGAATGCGATATACTCAGCCCTTAAGCGGCTCAGTCCACTGAAGAATAAAGCGGATGACACCAACTGAGCGGCGGATGACACAACAGTCGGATACAAAGGAGAGCTAGCTGCACATGTCAGAAGACGATATCGCGGTCACGGCCAAAAACAAGTCACGTCGATCGGGCAACGCCAATAAACAGCGCTCAGCGCTGTTTGTAGCGAAGGGCAAGTTTGACGCGGCCGAGCTTGCCAACGTTCTGGCACAGTTTGAGAATAAACTTCTGCTTGACAGAATAAAAAACCTCGACCAGAAAGTTAACGCGCTATCACGTGACATAGCAGTTTTGACGCGATGCTTTATGGAACAGATGCATGCTGTGGCATGTCTCAGCCTGTCAATTGATGAGCTCGTCAACACATTGTCATCTGCCACATCCGATATGGCACACGCCGAGGATAGCAACGATGAGGTCTCGTTGTCGTTTGACGACAGCAACACACAGTCAGACAATGAAGGCAATACCACGAATGAAGGACCGGCAACACCGGCCATCAATGTGTTTGTCAACATCCCGAAAGATTGGAACTGAGGCAATTCATGTCGGCCAACACCAGCGGAAGCATGTGGTTTGTGCGCGCAAAAGCGTGGGCGCTTAAGGCTTATGAGATATGCAAGAACTATGCGGCATTGGCGCTGATGTTTGTCCTTCTTGCGTTTGCAATCTTGGCTGCGAAGAACAAGCAAAAGACAATCGAGCTGCTAGCCACTGAAAGACAAAGGCTCGCGGAGACCCATAGGCAGCAGCTGGAAAGCATTCAAGCCACGGTCGATCGCGAGCAGGCACGCCGAAGGCAAATCGAGCAGCAGTATAATGATCTGATGGCCAAAATTGAGCGCGAACACGACGAAGGCGTACGAAGGATTGCGGCCCAACATCGTTCGGAGTTGCGCGCCGCAATTACCAGAAACCAAGACGACCCGGACAAGATGGCCGTTGCTATAAACGGTATATTCGGACTACCGGTCGTAGAGATCAAACCTGTGAGCGCGCCATGACACTACCACGAAAACAACGTGGCTGTCTGCTACTCGGCGTTGCTTTGGCTACTGCAATGAGTTGTGCTACGACCACAAGCACAGCCCCAAGAGCAGAGTCGACTACACCATCGGCAGCCGAGGAGGCCAGCAGCATTGATGTTCGACGGTACGAAACTCCTCCTATGCCTGACATTACCGGCCCAGTAGAAATCAATGTACGTAATGTGTTGGCTGATGCTGGTGTCGGTACAGACGCAGCGGTTGTTGTACTGCGGCAAGGCAATCGATATGAGTTGCCTTTCAACGCAGTATGCCTAAATGGACCTGCGGAAGCTGCGATGGAGACGGCGTTTACCGAACAGGCTCGTACTTGCAGAAACGATATGCGTAGGGCCGTAGCCGAAGTCAATGCGCAAGCTCTTAGAGATATTGGGCTTTTGCAGTCCGACGCCCGCACCACCAGGGAGTTGCTGACAGCCAGGGTTGCGGAGCGAACCTCAGCATTGCAGTCGGCCGAGCGAGTTATTGCATCATTGCAATCAAGCGCCAGAGGATCGGTTTGGGTTAACGTTGCATTGGCAACGGCTGGAATTGTTCTCGGTGCTGGCCTTAGTGCACTGTACTTACTGTTGACAACGAGGTAACAGTAATGAGGTTGATGCTAAAGAACAGTACTGGCAAAGTCAGTGTATCGTACACCATGATGGTGTATACATTTGCCGTCAGTCTATTGTGGTACGCCGTTTCGATTATCAACGTCCCACATATCAGGCCATTTGACGCGGCTACTGCAACCGGGTTTCTATCGCCTCTCCTGGCGCTGTACTTCTCAAGGAAGTGGTCTGATGGGAAAACGGCAGCCGGTGCGGTGAGCACCACTCCGACGGATCAATAAGACTGAAACCGCAGCGGCTCATCATGCAGCATCATGCACAAGTCCGGATGAGAGAACACGCTTTCTATCTTTGTCTTCTGACCATCCAGCTCAACATCCGCACTAACACATCTGATTCCATGTGAATAATCGACATACTGGACCGAGTGACTTTTTGGGTTGAAGCCCTGAACAGGCTTACCGTCGCTGCCAAACCATCCATATATCGCCACATTTCCACGATATTCTCTTGTTAGCGCGTTTGACAAGACAACGTCTTTCTTGTGTCCGGATACGAAGTCGCCTGGTTTGGCGCCCGCTGCACCATATGCGGTTTGCAACCTGTGTGAGTGATCGATAAAGCAGCGCATTGAGTCGCGATTGAACTTCTGTGGCTTGCGATCATAAAGCCCGTTCCATGTGATCACCGGCAACCTTGTCGTAGCTGCCGCGTGGATCTGATCAACCATGGTCTTAGTTGGCAGGCAAAATCCGCGCGATGCCATCCACTCCTTACATGCCAGTGGTGTCATTGGCATATGCAGCCAGTCGTCGTCTGCACCAAGACAAAGATAATCCGGCGACACCTTGTACGTTAGCACATGTTCGCCACGCCTTACCGTAACGGTGTGCATCCGTTCCAGGAACAATGGCGTCTTGCCGTTCATCAAGTATCCGGCTATCAGGTCATTCCTAGACCTCCCACCGGTGTTGCTCAACGCGTCGATGATTTTAGCCAAGCACATACTTCCATATTCTCCCTGGTTTGTCGTAGTTATTGTGGACCATTAGGTGGTCAGAAAGCCAAGTCCATCATCATGTCAATTCGTACCATTATCAACTCGGTCTTTGGACTGTATGCCGTTCCAAGCGGCAGCGGCGTGCAGATCGTCAATGACGTTAACAACGAAGGCTTCGGGCCATTCAAGGTCAACAAGGTCGGTGCTCTGACGTCAGCTACTACACTCGTCCCAGGCGACGCCGGTGTTAACACGATCTCCGGGTCTGGCGCTCTTACCATGGTAATGCCTCTCGCTGCTTCATGTGCGGGCGCTTCGTTCATCTTCCGTTCGCTGTCAGCACACGGGCATGCCGTCACTGCTTCTCAAGAGACTGCCGGGACTACGCCGTTTATTGCTCAGAACGGCGCGGTTGGTTCTAAGGCCACTATGGCTGCGTCCGTCGGGGCATCGATGATGCTCGTTTCAGACGGCAAGAACTTTATCATCTGCGGCCCATCCGCATCTGTTGCCGTCAGCGGTACCTGATACAACCTAAACCTAAACAGTCGTTCGTCGATGCCTCCATAGTTGTATGTGGAGGTATTCGTACATGTCTCTTATTATCAATGAATCAAAAGTCACTGTCCCAGGTGTTGCTACAACATCGTGGCACGATAGCAATCAGCTTAAGCAGGTAACAGACAAGAACGCCCGATCAGCATGGATTCGAGGCATTGTTTGCCATTCCGTGCATGGGAAACTAGGCCGACTGTTGCCTGGAACGGGGCAGGCAGGGCTTGCTAAGCGTTATGCGAACTATCAGACCAACACAGACCGCTATGTCTCCTGGGACTACACGTGCGATCTCGACGGATCGTGGCTTGTTCAGAATGACCCGCTAAAGTATTACACGTGGCATGCGACGGCTGTAAATCCAATCACCGTTGGATTCGAGTTGGCTCAGCTTGATAACGGTGACATGTACGATGAACAGATAAAGAAGGCTGTACTGTTTGTCGACGCGCTTACGGCACTGCTTGGAGTACAGAGACAAATCCCATGGGACTTCAAGAACGACAAGCCGTGGCTTGGGCAGGTCAACAGGATAGCTGGCAGTCAGGCCGGTAGGGACGTTGTTGGTATCTACGCGCACGTCAATCAGACAAACAACCGCGGTCCAGGCGACCCCGGCCCATGGTTGTTTTACGCCCTCCGCGATGCTGGGTATAAGTTGTTTGACTATGACAAAGGCGAGGACAAACTGTTCTGGGAAGAACAACAGCGAAAACTTGGGTTTGTAGATTGCGATGGCGTTGCCGGACCACGAACCGTAAGCGCCTTAAAGGCAAGTGGGTATGCACATGGTATGATTGTGCATAGACCCATCGACGATCAACTAGTTGTTGGCGGGTAGAACTGACGGAGATGTTATGATATGGGTATCCATTGAAAAGGTGTATGTTAAACGCAAGGACGGCTATTACCAGGAGATCATCAATCACTTGGTTCATATCCGGGATGCTGCCGGTAACGTGCAGACCAAGCTAGACAGATCGGTCGTCGGTGACGTGTATACGGAGAACACCACTCATAACAGTTTTGGTGGTGTTGTGGTGATTCAAGACGAAAACGGAAACGATAAGAGGCTGGTCGCCACTAGGCTAGGGTGACTGTCAGCCGTTACCAATCAACAGCTTTTTTGCACCGTTCATGGTTCCTTCGGTCACGATGACCTTGGTTTGCTGAGTGTTAACCACAGTGCTAGCCTCTCCCACCGCTTTGGCTACTCCAATCATTGCTTCTCTGTTTTCCAGCTCAAGCGCCAGAAGATAGATCAGGTATAGTTTTTGGCGTTGACTCACACCAAACTCGTTGATCGTTTTCACGATCCCGCGGCATTCATTGCGTTTGTCTTTTGACAGCTGTGTCTCGATATAGTTTGGCTTGACATACGACTCGCCCTCAACAGGCTCGTCTGTTAGCATGCCATTATCGCTGCTATTGGTGTCACTCATTTTCCATTACTCCATCACAAGTCCCTTGAAGACATAGTCGTTAGCTTCCACAGTGTCTTTCCATACAACACCAAAGCCTTGACGTGCACATCATCACCATCGGTTTCTTTTTCTAGTATGATTGCCTGACCCCACTGGTCATTGTCATACAGGAACCGCACCTCTTGCCACGTTACGAGGTCTGGATTGTATGGCATCAATGCTTCAACCAGCCTGTTCGGCAGCTGGCTCTTGACTTCGTCGACCGTTTCAAGCAGCGCTGTCGATTCCTTCTTTAGCTTTTGCGAAACGCCTACCTCGGTGATGCTGTGCAGGCCGCGACAGTTGTTGCAGCTTGCCACGGACGGCTTCACAACACCATCGTCGTCTATTACGGAAAACACCACAAACTTGTGAAACACCGGTGGATATCGATCCAGGAACTGAGGCAGGATGCAGTTACATTCGATCAGGTGCTTAGCGTACGTAGGCATATGAGATACTCGCTATTGCTAGTAAAGCTGCGAACAGCATCGCGGCTGTTTTGACGCCTTTGCCCGTAACGGTTGTTGTCAGGCGACCGTAACCGCTACGGCTTTTGGGCGACGAGCTGTCTGCGCCATACTGGATCCTGGATCGCCACCGACCCGGACCTGCTCTGTAGGGTTTTCCTCACCTACATACGCATCGAGCTCTGACTTGATGTTGGCGTGAAATGCGTCAATGTTGTTCATCTCAATCTCTGAGATGATCACTTGCATGGTCTTTAGGAGTTGATCGAGCACGTGCGGCTCTACCGGGAGCTGCTGTTTACGTGCGATCAGCTGCAACCGGTCATACGTCTTCTCTGAGATTGAGTTGACGAGGCGGTGGACTTCCATTTCGATCTTTGTGTCAAGTTTTACGCGATTGTTGCTCATGGTTTCCTGGTTGGTGATACGTGTCGATCTTCGATCATCTCGTCATCACTTCGCAACTTACATTATGCCATTACGCTGACTTTGTGTTTGGTGCTGCGCTCAGCCATGGCCGATATTAAATCATCACCAAGCCACCAGGAGTCGATTCTAGGCGCTGAAATGGTTTGGACGATGATTCCCGCCACAGCGCATTTGGCGCCACGCAATGGCTTGTTTTATTCGACTGTGGCCATGAATAGTTAGACACACAACAGCCATGTCAACACCGAGACAGACAGTCGCCACCAAGCACAACAACCACAAGTCGTCACTCATCAGAGCGACGCAGGCTTTGATGGAGCATGGCATATATCCGATCGAAGCACTCACGATTGACAACAGGCTCGCAGTGAGGATTGCGTCCGATCTGGTCAAGCTGGAAGAGGCATTGGCGCCTTATGCAGACACATGTAATACGCTAACAACGTTTGCACGGCTGAACAGCGATCGGCTGATCAATGAAAGTATTGCTAGCAAAGAAGTCAATGCCAACAAGATCAACCTCTCAATGATCAACTGTGTGATCTTGTCGGAGGGTATTGGTAAGTTCATATACCCTGCCGTAAGCAAGATTGTTGCGGCTTCCAAGAACGCGGCCTCAGAAACTATCGAATGCCGCTATGGGGCCGACGGAGTAAAGCTGTTGGAGTTTTGTCTGTGGCAAAGCCCAGCGATCAAGCTGCTTAACGAGTCCGAAGACATGAAGGTCGTGTTCAGGTCGATCGCTGAGGAGTTGAGCCGCCTGCCCATCAGCAAGTTGCAATCGTTGGCAGAGTCTGTGCCGGATATCGACCTGTTTGTGAGTTCGGAACTTCACCGCAGGCTTGCTAATTCACTGCGCGCATAACAGCTACGCGGCCACCACAGAACCACCGGCAGTAAAGTAAATGGCAGCTAGTTTGGCTGCGTGTGCCGCTGCAATAGGCAGCATCTGCGATGGTACATAAGCCAGGGCCGTGAGGTCATCGGTCATTGATCGATGCATTGACTGCCAAAGCGCAGACAACCCATGAATCTGCCGGTGATCGCAGGCAAACTCCGACGACAGAAGACCATAGGTCAACACTGATCGGTAGCTGCGAATACCATTATCCAGTTCAGCACTGACCGCCTTCATCATACCGTGTGGTATCCCAACCCTGACCGTGTGACTCAGGAGGTTCTGAATGCGTTTTGTCGTCAGGTCAGCGATATCTGAGATGCAAGCATCACTTGCCTGCTCTCTGCGTCGCTCATTCAAGTAAGCCAGGTGAGTCATGACTGATTTTCGTGTCCTGTCATTCCTGACCGTCATGACATTCTTGGTGATGCTCAGCTGTTCAACCAGCGGAAACGCATCAAAGTCTGCGTATATGAGGAGATCACCTTTGAGTGTGTTTATCACATCACCACCACACACGACAGCAATATCGTTAAGCATGTTTAGAGATTCTAGTGACTGCTCAAGCCTCAGAGGCATGATGTCAAAGCTGTTGCGTGAGTTGTTTGCGTGTATGGTGCCAATGACCTCCTCGGAGAATCCCTGTGCAATCAGCACGAGCGGGATTTTAGTATCGAAAGCCCTTCGCAGAACACGGTCAAGCTCTGACACCTTCTCAATCATGCCATCCACCAACATAACTTTGCTGTTCGTCCTAGACCAGCTGCTTGTTCCTGTGATGCCGCTTCCAACTAGACCTTTGAATGGGTTAACCTTGAAGTTATAGCCAAATCCCAGCTCAACACTCATGACCTGCGAATGCTGCTCCTCCTCAAGTCTTATCACACCATCTAGTCCAGCCAGATAAACCGCTTCCTTTACGGCGGTACGTACAAGTGGAGATGTTTCTGGCGGTATGAACAGGTCGCCCTTGGCCAGTTCATCGCTTGTCGCTGGTCGCGCGTAGTTCATTAGCAGGTTGTTATACCTCCGCTCCTCTTCTTGGTTATGTTCCACAAGCTCACCATATCCCATGTTGTGCTTGCTCTTGAGCAACTCACTGGCGTAGCCATGGAATCCTCGAATAAAACAGTAACCGGCACCATGGCACTGGATCTCCAGCTTGTAACTCGTCTGAATAAGCTCATCAAAGAGCATTTTCATATGTCTGTCCGACTTGTCGCCGTCTGATACGGCTCGCACCATGTTGGTTAGTAGTTGATAGGAGCCGCGACACAGGTACGACCCGTTTTCGTTTATCGCAGATTCGACCGCTTCAAGCGATTGATTTAGTAGCTTTATTGCCGTGTATAGCCGCTTCCGAGTCGAATCTTCGTCCACAAATATAGTGATCATCGTCATCCCACTGAACCAAATGTAATACTTACGGACAGCGATGTTGTTGCTGAGGTTGAACGATGGCTACGGTTGGTGATCGCGAACTGCTGGAACTGATTGCAAAGAAACTAAGTGACCTCGGATCGTTCCATGGCGGGTTCGAGAAGATGTTGATCATGATCGAGCACATCGGTCAGGACCAGAAAGAAACCAAGGAGACGATGAAAAAAGTCTCCGATGCCATGTACGACCCAGACAGTGGTTTGTTTATGCGAGTTAGGGGCATCGAACAAAAGCTGGAGATCGATACCAATATCGCAGATCTCGAAAAAGAGATTCAGAAGTCCGCTGCGAAAGTCGAGCTCAATGAGCTTCGCAACTTTAAGGCTTCAATTGAAAAAATCTGTGGCGGTGAGACACTTGATGAGTTGACACAGCTCATCAAGCTCAGGCGCAACCTTTCCAAGATCTATTGGAGTGTCTTGCTTACCCTTGTTGTGTCTGTTGGAAAGTTGCTGTTTGACCTATCAAAACACACCTAAGCATCATACAAGACGCGTTTTGTACGTGAATATTGTTGCTTAGTTGGTGATGATATGTCACCGGCCACAACACCAGCACCTGGAGAAACGATAACACAACATGAGCACTGAAGCAGAAATGGCCGCAGCGATTGAGATTGCCACCGCACCCGACGTACTTTCCGTTTGGGAGCAATTTCGGATTGAGGTCGAAGCTCTTGAGGAGGACGTCGCCAAGAACACCGGCAAAGGCAACATGACCGCTGGCGTACGGGTTCGCAAGACCGTTCGTCGGCTTCGGAAGCTCGGCGCAGATCTGATCAAGGCTACTGAGGCCGCCGACAAGGTGCGCAAGGAGCAGCGCAAGGCTGCCAAGGCAGCGAAGAAGGCTGCGGCGTCTACGCCAGCAGAGTGAAAGAAACAATGTCCCGTCGTCACCGATCGAGGAGTGACCACTGACACGACTTGTTGAAAAGGGCAGTTGTAAACCAGCTGCCCTTTTCAGTTTCCACGGCAGTCAAACGGCCGTCAAGAAGGAACAACCGCAAATGACCACGAAAAAGACATACATTCTGGATACGAACGTTCTCTTGTCTGACTCAAACTCACTGTTTGGATTTGCGGAACATGATTTGGTCATACCACTGATCGTTCTTGAGGAACTTGACCGCCACAAAGATAGACAAGACGAGGTCGGCAGAAATGCACGTGACTTCGTGCGCAAGCTCCATGCGCTTACCAAGGACGTTAAAGACTTCAAGGTTGGCTTTTCGCGCGGTCCTAGACTTGGCACGCTGAAGATTTTGTCCGTTGAAGACGTGTGCTTTGCATCAAGTCGACACCTTGTCCCGCTCGAACTACGAGAGAAGAAGTCCGGCGACAACACGATCGTCGAGTTCTGCAAAAACTATGCCGCCACATATGACGAGGAAAAGGTCGTCCTTGTAACCAGAGACACGATCCTACGCCTCAAGGCACATGCCATCGGAATTGACTGCGAAGACTACAAAAAGTTTAACGTTGCGACATCCGCCAATGCGCTATACTCTGGCGTGCTGACACTCGACGCGCACCCGGACATTTCCATTGCAGAGTTCTACGCAAACTCTGGATATGTCCTGCCGCCGACCGTCGAAGCCGACCTGTTCCCAAACCAGTTTGTTGTTATCAAGGAAGGCCAACAGTCTGCCATGGCTCGGTTCATTGCGCCTGGGAAGCCGCTCAAGAGACTGTCTGAGCTGCCAAAGAGCAAGATCAAGCCAAGGAACAAAGAACAGGAGCTGGCCATGGAGCTCCTGTATGACGACAACGTGAAGCTCGTGACCATGACTGGCAAGGCAGGCACTGGGAAGAACGTTGTGTCACTTGATGCTGGGCTTGAACAGGTTCTGAACTCGAAGGACCGCAAATATCACTCGCTGGTTATCTGCCGCCCGATCATGCCAGTTGGTAAGGACCTGGGCTTTCTTCCGGGTGACTTGAATGAAAAGTTGGAGCCATGGCTGGCTCCGATCAAGGATAACCTGCGGTTTCTGCTGGCCGACAAGCACAGCAACAACAACTCAGAAAGTAGCCAGAAAGGCTCAAAAAAGGCAAGCCAAGCTGGTAACAGCCATGGGTTCCTTCACAGCGAACAGGTGCTCCAAAGTTACTTCGACAACGGAGTTATCGAGGTTCAGCCACTCACCTACATTCGCGGTAGGTCGATCGCAAACGCTTTCGTGATTGTTGATGAGGCCCAGAACACAAACCTGCACGAAATCAAGACGATCCTAACACGCGTTGGCGAGAACACCAAGATTGTGCTAATTGGTGACGTTGAGCAAATGGACAGGTTTGACCTTGATAGCACAAACAACGGTCTGGCTATCATTGTTGAGCGGTTCAAGCAGCAAAGCATTGCTGGGCACGTGTCTCTTATCAAGGGCGAACGCTCAGAGCTCGCCACCGTAGCTTCAAACCTCCTGTAAACAACGGCCGCGCCCTATACAGGCCAATCCCGTACTTATCGGTCGTTACCAATATGGCCGGTATTGCCAATCGAAACCAACGCAAAAAGGTCTATCAGGTTGGCAGGTCACAAACCGCTAGACCTTTTCAGGTACGGTTCGACAACCACGTTGAATACTTTGATAGAACTCTAGTCATTTACGACCAGTCACCATTTACTGTACTATCGCCGTTCTCATATGACCCGGCAACAATCATATACGGCGAGTACGGCGAGTACGACGAGGATACTGTAGAGTTCTCGACGTTCACTTCTATTGGCACGAAAACATTCAACAGGGTCTTTACCTCTACGCCCACGGTGGTATTGAGTGTTGTTGATGCCAACACAGGCTTTGAAAACATCAATGTGTTTCTTGGAACCGTGACATCGACCTCAATAGAGGTCCATACGTCCGCTCCGTTCTCTGGCCAAATCACATATCGTGCCATCTACGCGTCGTCATATCCAATTTTCGTATCGCGCTCTGTCGCGTCAACGTCTTACTTTTACACGGCCTCGGCCGGATATGTTGATGTCGTAAACAACAACTCTGTTAACGTTGATTACGCGATGCTAGCAACCGGCAGTCTGCCAACTATGTTGTTTTTTACAACGCAGGACATCAGTAGTAGTGGCGACGCGAACGTTGGCGTGGCAGAGACCGGTTCATATGGTTTGTCTGGTTCGACCGTTGAGCTCACGGCTCCAATAACAAACCGCCTTCATTACTTAGCAGTAAGGTAAAATCTGCTGTGAGTTACGATTATAGGGCCGATCAAGTTCGTACCGGCAGAGTGATCTCGTCCGGGTCAGAGCCGTTGCTGGTATACCCGTCAAGCTCTGCCGCAAACCTACAGGGAGGAATCAGCTTCAGCACGGCCAGTATCGGTGCTGATGTCTTTGTGTTTATCTCTGGGGCGTTGGGTTCACGAGACTCCAGCACCAGAGGCGTAGCACTGTTTGGCGGCGATGTTGTTGTATCAGGCAACATCAAGCTGTTTGGTGAGTCGGTGTTCGGCGTAGTCAGCGCCACTCAGCTAACGTCATCGAATGGTATTGTCACAACCGAGATCAGCGCGTCGCAGCTTGTTACTGCAAATGGTGGTATAACTGCAACGTTTGTTACTACCAGCATCGGTATCAGTTCCAGCGGCCAAGTGCAAGCACAACAAGTCACGGCTGGAACTGTTAGCGCTACGGGTCTGATATCTGGCTCGGCCGGTGTTTCAACTACGGCCGTTAGCGCGTCGGCCGGTGTTTACTCGGCCGAACCATTCCAAGGCAGACATTTCGTAACAGAGACCGGTCAGCCGTTTTTCCAGGCAGGACCAGGGATTACGATCAGCTCCGGGTCAAACGTCGTAGTTGCGATCTCCAACTCATTTTCAAAGGTTGCATCATTTGGACTGTGTGATTATGCAACAACCGCTGACTATGCGTTTTCTGGAGTTGGCATGATTATGTTTGATCCTACCGACTATTCCGGATCATCTGTCAACATGCGGTTTGCCATGGCGTCAAGCACCGGATCATTGTCGGCATCCGTTAAGTTATGGAGTCACACTGCCAATGATTACGTGCTGATTAATGGCGTGTCAAGCATACTATCAACATCAAACACGACAATGACGTTTTTCGAGACGGGCGACCTTAGGTCGGCCACCAACTTCACAACGGCCAGCCTCGGAATATACGAGCTACAGCTAGCAGCACAGTCAAGCAGTATTGCAACTGTCGGCGGCGCCGTGTTTCGTGTGACGATGTCAGCGTAGCCCCTAGTTACAGCACAGTAGTAGAACCGACAACATGGCCGTACAGACAGACGTTTCTAGCCCGGCAAACGGATCAGCAGCCGTCTTCTCGTTGATCACGAGACTGTGCGCCGCTGGGTGGCTGGTGAAAAGGTGGAGTGACGCGACAACGCTTACGGATAGTGCGAGCTTGTCAACGAACCCCTACGCCGGAAGCGGATCCGGCGCCGGTAACTTAGGCAACAACTCAGCGTGGTTCTGTATTGCCGCGGCAGACGGCTCCAGGGAGTGGCTGTTTCAACGTGGAACCGGGGATGCTACGTGGACAGTTAGCCGATCGAAAGCCGGGTTTACTGGTGGATCACCAACAGCCACCACTGTTTCAACGGCAACGGACGCCACGGCGCTCTTCACCGCGGCGACGCTCTTCAGCGCGACGCCGGGGCGCATGTTCATCAGCACCGACGACTCAGCGCCCTACGGCTTCTGGATGTCGTGCATCACGCTCGGCGGCGGGAACGTGCTCACGTTCCTCTGCGACGAGCCGCTCCTCGCGAACTCCTACGACCCGGCGGACACGGACCCCTACCTCTGGTGGGGCTACTACCACGCGACGGGGCTCGCGGCGGCGGACAGCTCGATCGCCTACGTCTCCGCGACGCTGCTCTACAAGAGGTTCACCGGCGCCGGGTCGAATCAGGTCTGCTCGATGTGCCGCATGACCACGTGGGGGCAGGTTGGCACGATCTTCGCCGCAGCCCCTCCGACGGATGCGACCGGGCAGGCCGGCATGACGCCGTTGTCACTCACCGAAGTGCCACTGCGCATCCCGGTGGTGCGCGTCGGCGCCTCATCGTCGACGACGGGATGGGTGGGGCTCACGTCTCGGCTGCGATGGGCAACGGCCCACGGCCGCCTCAACGGCCAGACCCTCGCGCATGGGGCGTCGGCCTACTGGATCTTCATGGCGGGCGTGTGGGTCCCGTGGGACTCGTCCACTCCGGCGCTGGGCTGAGGTCGCGATGGCCGACTACGCCGCCATGCTAGCCGATGATGACACCGTGATCGCAGCGCGCCCGCGCACCCTCGCCATGCTGGGTGGCGACGG